TGGGTCGAACAAGTCTTTATTGGAGTTAAGTTCGTACTTATCACGCCGTGCTACGCCTAATCCACCAATCATGTTGATTTGGAAGATGCCGTATGAATTATCTCCTGTTTTAACATTGCCATTAAAGGCTAGGGGGCGTCCATTTGACTCTTTCTTGACAACTGCCCACGCTACTTTGAGTGCCTTACCTTCAAACCCAACGGTGCTTAGCATCTTGGCTAACTCTTCATCGGTAAAGGGAGTTCTTTGTTCAGCGAACTTCTTCAACTCTAGGTCCCTAATTTTTACTTTATGCGCCTCGATTTCTTCTTCAATCTGGGCTCTTACATCTTCTTTACTTTCCATTGTCTGTTGTGCGTTTGATGCTTGGATATATGTAGAGAAAGCGGATACGAATACCACCGCAATTAAGACACTTACTATTTTTTCGACAACTCTATTGTTTGATTTGTGCATTTATTTTCCTTTGTTAGGGGACAGAGACAAGGTTGCTCAATTAGCCAACCCGTGCCACCCGCTCTGGGGAGACAGGTATTACAACTACCTTTCTAATGCGTCTTTAGGTCGTAAGTCATTTGGTCGTTCATTGGTACTAGGTTACCACAATTAGTGCAGGAAAGTAGAGTTTTGGCTCAGCAATCCTCGCAAATAAGCCCATTTCTGTAGTCTCTCTCGTCTACAGCCATAGATTTACCGCATTTCCAACAAGAAATATAAATGATTTGTTTTTTGATGGTTTTCATCTAAATACCCCCCTTTAGGTTAAATAGTACCACCTTCCTGACAAATAGTCAAAGACACGCCGAGACAGCAAAAAGCCCCCTAGTCCCAAACAAAGTTTCAGGCAACAAACAAAGTTTTTAGGGGGCTTCTTGCCAAACCTATCTTTTCGGCTTACTTCTCTCTGCTAGCCAGAGTAGCCGTAGCAATGGATGTAAGACCAAACGCTACCGTGTAAGTCATATTGTCCTGCCAAGCCGAGACTAGGGTTGCAAAACCTAGTACCAGAGTTCCAACAGCAGTCCAGACTATGTTTAAGTTATTCATTTGTTGCCCTTCTTTTTAGGTTTAGTCCTACCCCTCAGGCGAGAAGAAGGATCTCTTAGTTGCGCTCCACCATTACGGATAGCCTTCCTAGCAGTTCTATAACAAACTCCTAGTTCAACCGCAACACTATCTATAGCCAGACCAGAAGTATAAAGTTCTGCAGCCCGACCCTCAAGTTTTTTACTTTTTGCCATTGAATCCAGAACCCTTTTTTCTCTTAACGGCTCTGTAAATTAAAACTCCAAACAAAACCGCGAGTGCCGCAGGCGTGTAGACGGAGATGTCAAAGAAGTTACTAGACAACTCAATCCACTCAAACCTACAAGCAAAATCACAGTCAAGCAGTATTTCTGTTTCTTCCATTAGATTCCTTCTTTCACTTTGTTGTAATGAAGTTCAGCCAGTTCCTTGCGTAGTCTGTTGTTCTCCTGTAATAACTTACCCTGAGCCCTAATACCAACCACCATGACAAAGCATGAGCCGGCGAGCGCAATCATAATTCCAATAAGTGTTCCCGTGTCAAGAACCATTTTTTACTTTTTCCTACCTTTCCTGTTTTTCCAGTTTGATAAACATTTCATTGGTTCTCATCTGAGGCATTGGTATCGCTTCCATAAATGCTCTTGCTTCAGCACTTGTTTTTAGTTCAGACCATTTCTCAAACTGTTCATCACTCATAGACGCAAACTTAATCAGAAACTCGGCGCGAGGTATGTCAATACTCTGCCTGTCTTTGATAAGAAAGCCTTCTTTTTTTGCTAAAGCATTTGCTTTTTTAGTTCTCCAACCTGACATTATTTACTACCCCCTTTTTTCGTTTTTATGGATAAAGCAAGTCTAAGCAGAATTGGTTCATCTGCTCTGTTGGCACTTTGCACTCGGCAGGTGTTGTCGCGTTATTAGCCCAAGCAACAAGTCCAAGAAAAACAAGTGCTACCGCTACTCTGCGTCTAATGTACTTTGCCTTCGTTTTCATATAATCCCCCTTTAACCATATTGACAATTTGCCAATAAGATAATTATACAGACTTTCCTGACAAAATCAACTTACCTGACTTTCGGCGTGTCGCTCTTTTGCTCATATATACGATTAACTACCCAGCCATCTACTTCCATTTTGCTTGCTCTTTCTTCAGCGATTTCCAGCGAAGATGCTCGTATAACTTTTGTCTTGTTCTTCTCCAAGATAATCTCGTATCTAGGCATTAGTTTCTCCAAGCCTCGACGCTTGCCTCTTTAAGCCACTTCTCAAAGCGACCATTGAACAAGGCGTGCTTGCTTCTATTGGCTCTAATCAAGTTAATGGCATCTTCAGCCGTGTAACCCTCACGAATAAGAACCAAAGCCATAATTAGTCCCGAGCGGTTCATACCTGCTTGACAACGAATTAAGACACGCTGACCGCGCTTCCACTCGGCATGTGCCATGCGAACAATCGGTTGTAAGTCACTAGGGTCAAAGTCCCTCATATCGCTATCGTAAAATCCAAAGCGTAGTTCTTTCACAAACCAATCAACAGGGTTTGCTAATGAGTAAGCGGTAACCACTAGGTCAAAATCTTTCTTAGTAATCATTGGCTTTTCTAATTGGTCAAAGACATCATTATCATCAGTTCCACCCTGCCATAAGCCCGGAAGAACCTCTGACCACAAGTCTTTTGGATAGTCAATCGTGTAAGAGCGTGGTGCTATTTTTGTTTCTAATAGTTCTAATGCTTCGTCTTGCGAGGAAATTGTCATTTGGTTTCCCCCTCTCTTTTTGTATTTTAGTAAGTAATTAAACATTTGTCAAATTACTTTTCTTATCTAGTTGTTTTTGTATTGCCTTGTTTATCATGTGATTTAAGAAGTCCGCAGTTGCTTGATAGTCTTTAACACTACGACGCTTTTTGTTTTTCATGTGCTTCATGCGACCATAAGTTCCTAGTATCGCACTATCAGGTAACCCTTTCATTTAATCCCCCTTTTTCTTACCTTGTTCCATAAGGATAGCACTTTCCTGACTTTTTGTCAAGAAGGCAACAATTTTTACAGTTACCAAGCGCTGACTTCCTACGCTCAATTTGAGCCCGCTTTGAAATCTACAAACAACTTACGCAGCCAGACAGCCAGGCTGCTGCAATTTTTTTACTTTTTGCTATGGGCCCTGGTGGAAAGGATCATGATCTAAAAACAACTTTTGGTTCTGCCTTCCGCCTTGATGAAAAAAATGTTAAGTTTTTTCCAATAAAAAACTCCCTGCCGTATAAAGACAAGGAGTTTTTTGTTTTATTTAATTATCTATCTAACCTAAGTATGCGTACGAGTTCACTAGCAGTTATTTCCCAGCCAGCATCTGTTTTAACGGCAGTAGCAGGGTGGGGTTCTATGTCAGAAGGTAATACAACTACCTCGTCATAGTTTTCATCTTGATAGAGTTCCCAAGCCTTGATAGCAGGTTCTGCATAGTCAAGTGGTAGCGGTGGATAAAAGTTTCCCCGTAAGTGGTAACTCATGTTAATTGTGTCCATTGTTTCCCCTTTTTGTTAGGTTCGGTAGGGAGTCGTATTGTTTCCCACCCTCTAGAGTTAAAGTGGTTCAGGTGACCAGCGACTTCCCCCTACCGAATAACTTTAGTATAGCAATTGTCCAAAGGAAAGTCAAGTATCTATAAACAACTCATTTACCAAGATCCTTAGTAAGCAGCGACAGCAGCACTAGCAAAAAGTAAAAAATATATCTTCAGCAGCCAGATGGCCTAACTACAAACAACTTTTAGGATCCGAAGTGCTGCACCGAGATGTTAATCGGCAGCCCCGTGCTTGGATCTAACTTGGCTGCAATAGTTATTGCTTGTCTAATAACATTCTTGGCTGTGCCTAAGGTTTTCTTTTTGTTATCTAGGCTTGCCAGCATCGCTCCCATAGCGTAGCCACTACCTGAGCCTATGGCGTATACGCCTGTTTCGTCATGTGCCCAGGAAAAGTCATCACCAATCTCGTAGACAGTCCCATTAACCGCAACCATTATCTGAGAGTCATGCTCTCCGTCTTTACTGTAAGAGTTCTCCTCGAAGCAACGCTTCATATCTTGGATAAAAACAGAAGATATAAACTTGTCTAACTTTGCCCCGTAAAGGTTTGGATTTATCGCAGGTGGCTTAAAAACATGTGTAAGTATGTTAATAGCACGCATATCTCCTGCCGCACCAATTAAGTATGGACCGTTTTTATTTACTTTTCCGTTGTCTTTGGGTAGCGTATATATTTTGCTGTTGTCTTCAGTTAGCCTTGAGTCATAGCCTATGGCAACCCAGTTCTCCCCCTGTATGGCTGCAATAGTTGTCATGATTTTTCCCCAATTGTTTTTTTACTTTTTGCTTAGTTTAGAAAGCCGTCCCACAAATCTTCTCTGAGTTTTTCATACTTATCTCCGTGGTATCCGTTGTTTCTCGCAGAAACATCCTCATCCCGAAGTAGAGAGTCTAGCGAAAGGACAGCCGTAAAGTCCTTCTCATCAAACATAATAACAATCTTCGTGTCGCCGTCGGCAGGATCATCAACAAGGGCTGCAATAAAAGGAACGGCTGACCCGTTGGCGTGATAATACTTATCTACGATTTCCATGGTTAAAAAATACCCTACTCTCGGAAGGGTGATTTTGAGTTATTAAACACCAAACCCCCCAGATCGGTGGGGGGTTGGCGGAGCATGAAGGGGTAGTCCCTGCTCTCAACTTGGGGCGGAAAAGGGGATTAACCGCTACCCAAGGTGAGAATTAGTTTAGCCTGATTTTTTACTTTTTATTTCCCAAAAGGCGTTTAGATTTTATCAACTATTGCCACTGGGACGACCACATTGGCAGAGTAAATCTCTCCTTTAGAGTTTGTTCTAGAGAATCTTCCCTTAGGTTTATCAAAAGAAATACTGATTTTACTTCTCCTGATAGCAACCACAGTTGCTTCTTCTCCTATCAAATACTTTGTTCCGCACTTATCGTTTAGGACAACTTTGTCCCCAACTACGAAATCCTTTATATCCGCATCTACTCTTAGGGTGCTAAGTCTTTCCTCTATGAGTTTTTTAAGTGGGATTAGTTGTCTATCCAGTTCTCCACCAGCAATAGCATTACAGGTTTCGTCAAACAAATCTATGGAAGTTTTAATCATTTTCTTCTACCATCCCGTCTTCATTTACAACCCCGATACTATTAGAAACTGACGCTACATCAAATCCGTAGTATTCGTTCATAAATACAGAAGCAACACGAACAGCAAAATCGTTATCTGCTTCGTTTTCTTCTCTGAGTTTCTCATCTAAGACTATTGTTGTCATTAGCGTAAAGTAGTCACCAACGAACATTACTGTTCGACTCGGTAGGATATTGTCCATTATTAGTCCGCGTCCTTTAGGTGTTCGGCAATATCTTCAGGATCTGCCCCCATAGATATTAGAACCTTGCGCCATAAACTAGCGACTCCAACCTTCGTGTCCATAAGAAAAAATAACTTATCCACAGAAGAATCTTTCTTGTTCTCCCACTTCTCAATATCACTTCTCAACATCTCCAGTAGTAGTGCCAATCCCATATTTAGGAAAGCACCTTCTTCGGAATCTACTTCCAACATCATTGTTTCTTTGTCACTCATTTGAGTAACCCCCTTTTCTTAACATAAGTATCTCATGTAATTTGTTTTTTGTCAAGCACCTTGTGGCGCATACTCGACAACGCGAACAATCGCTTCTCGTTCTATTGAGCCAAGATGAACCCATGAAGTTGCATTTCCAAAAAACTTAGGGTTGTGGTCTGTTCCAACTTCCCATTTGGTTTTGCCAGTAATTTCTGTATCTATCTGATACACAAGCAAAGTGTCATGCTCTACATATACGGGGTCGTTGCCTTCTTTAACAAAGTGGAAGTGTGACATCAACCTAAAACCCATAAAGGTTAAACAATCGTTTTCACTTTCGCTTGCATAGACTTCGCCAAAACTTGAGATAAGTCCGCGTTCATCTATGCTCTCTCGATTACAGACCGCACTCGCATGGTAAAGATAGCGTGGCAGATTTTTACTTTTTGTTACCACTCAGACCCCTGTTCTATCAGTTGCTCAAACCCGTCATTAGGATTTTCGTGATTAGTGGTGACTGCTTGTATAAATCTAAGACCGCAAGAATCCTCGAACCACTCCTGTAGGGTGGCTAGCATTTCTTCAGGTGTTGCTTCCACATTTGTTATTAGTGGGTCGTACTCGTACTCGCGCATTAGTTCTACCTGCTCGTCGTCCATTAAGACATAAATCTTGTGGCAGGTGTCCCAAGCGATAGCCTTTGCTTCGCTCACTCTTTCTTTTATTAGTTCCAAGTTATTCATTACCCAACCTCGCAATCATGTCCGTAGGCATACATCTCTGAGTCTGTTGGATCTGCTAAATTAAAAACTCTTTCACATTCAACGCACTTTACTTTCATTATTGCCCCTTTATTCAGTATTGGTTTAAGTATAGCAATTTTTATAAAAAAGTCAAGTTTATTTAGGAAGAATCTTTTTGTGTCTTAAATCACACAACTAATCCTCCAAAAAAACTGACATTTTTTTCGCTAAGGTTTTTGGCGTATTTAACTAAATAAGTTGTTTGTAGTTTTACCTAGTCACTAGCGATCTTGGTAATTTTTTACTTTTTGCTAGGACCAGAAAAAAAGAAACCCGGCGTCTAGCCGGGCTTCTCTTTTTGTTTTAGATTTCTACTTCTGAGTTTTCCTTTGTACGAACAATCACCTTACTGTGTATTTCGTTTCTTGTTTCAGCGAAGTCGCTTGACTTCCAGCACTCATGTTCGTAGGCGCGAACTAGAAGTTTTGCTAATGAGTGTTCGCTATCTATTTCTAACGCTTTATTTAGGTTGTTAATAGATAGTTCTTTTTCCCCGTTCTCGTATAGGAACGCAGATGAAACTGAATAGAGATTAAGAAGTTCGGACTGATTGACTTCCTCTATCATTTTTTTACATAGAGAAATCATAAAAGTTAATCCGAAATCGTTCGGCATACCCATAAAGTAATCACGAACAAGTAGATTTTTACTTATTGCTCTACTAGATACCTCTAACGCTTCTTTATCTAACTCTTTTGTTTCCATAAAGTTAGTAGCAAGAAAGTTAAGGGATTTTATTGCTTCACCTATTGTTATTGTCTTTGTTGTCATTTTTACCCCTTTGTTTTTTAAGAAACCCCCCGCCTTGTGCGGGGGGCTTCCCTTTTAATTATTACCGAGTTGTTTTTAGAACTGTGTTGGTGCTTTCTGAACTGAAAGCCTCAACTAGCGGTAGGAGTTCAGGATTTTCCTGTAAGAACTTTTCTTTATCAAAGTTTGTACGAGTTTGTGTTCCTACTTTGATAACGGAAACTCCGTCAATAGTGCCTTCGTTTGCGACACCAATCCACTTATCGCCAACCTTCTTGTATCCAAGAAGTGAATAGATTTCGGCTTGTAGTGATTTGTATTGGGCTTCTAAGGTTGCCTTATCTGCCTTGTTTGCCTCAAACTTCTCTAGAAGTTCTTTGGCATTAGTTTCGTCAAGAGCGACTACTTTTGTATCGTTCTTGATAGTTGTAGTAGTAGTGCGAACTGCGACTACTGTGTCTACAACACCTTTAACTGTGTTTGTCATTTGTGTCTTTTTCCTTTCGGTAAGAGAGAGTTTCTCACTTACATAACGGACAATACACGACTATTTCAGGGAAGTCAAGTCTAAAAGGCAGGAAAGTCTAAAATACTTTTATACCCCCGCAGCGGCAGCCTAGTGCTTTTTTTACTTTTTGCTATGCCAGATTTCCTGGAGCCGCAGACTTCCAAACAACTTTTACAAAAAAAAAGAAGACCTAGCGTTAGCCAGATCTTCTTTTTTCGGGAAGTTTTTAGATATACATACCGCTCAGTAGGAAAGAAGCAGGTATAACTTTTTTATCGTAGTTCAGCCAATAAGCGACTTGTTCATCAGTAAGACCTAAAGTCTCACCCTCATCATCACAACTGCCAGTAATAATCACATTACCGAGAATTGGATTACTAGCGTTAAAGGCATCTGAGTAGATAGCCGAAGCAATCATATTTAAGGGAAGACCCTCAGCGATGCCGTTTTCGTTGCACCACAAGTCTGCGCCTTCTAAACCAACACACTCAATCATGCCACCAACGGCATCACTTAGTAGTTGGTAAGACTTACCAAAATCAAACTCAACAACGGATTTGTCTCCGTCTGTTGTAATGATTACTGCTTTTTGCTTTTCCATTTTTCCCCCTTTACTTGTTGTTGGCTCAATAGTAACAACTAAAAACAAAGAAGTCAAGTACTGACCGCAAGTCTTTAATTTTTACTTTTTGCTTTTACGCCGATACTAGTACTCGTGGGTAGTGTGGTTTTTCTACGCCTCTATCCCAGAAGCACACCGCACCGCCCATGTTGTCTACCCACAAATCAAAGTCGGCTGTGATATCCCAACCGCAACTTTTGCAAGTTACCATTATTCGTTCTCCAATCCTGCCACCATACTCTCCCAGCATTTGGGATGAGTTCCTGAAATAATCTGTTCCCTTAAAGACATATCCAGTTCAGAGAAAGCCTCTTGTACCGACGCACCCTTTTTGCGTGCCATATACCCTTCAGAAGAAACTTCTACGAAGCCTCCCTTACCGCACATAGCGCAGGTTGGTGTCCGCATTAAAACTGTTGTGTTGCTTGCCATAACTACCCCTTTCCCTTTAGACATATTATTTCAGAATAATCTTTATTTGTCAAGCATATCAAGAAGCGTCTCCGCATCAAAATACTCCTGATAGACATAATTTTGTGCCGCACAAATAGCATCATCTAAAGTGTGGGTTACCGCATCAAGGTGTTCTCCGTAGCAATAAAGGTCGAACCAAGAGTTCATATCCATAATTAAAGTTTCGTTCTCTACTGCTTCATTAAACTTACTGTCCGTATCAAAGCCACCTCGTATTAAATCCGAACCACCCATGTAGTACTCGTCTGTCTTTCGGTTGTGTATCTTTGTATCTCCGTCACAATAAATATCAACGGCAAAGCCTTCGTATGAAACCGTTCCTATTAAACCTTCTCCAGCATAAAAACAAGCATCATATCTTTCGGTAACTGAAGGAACAAGATGAGATGCGTATTTGATAACAAACTTGCTTTCGTCCCGCATCTGATATTTTTTCATTTTTACTTTTTGCTTTCGCCGCGGCCGCAAAGGGGAAGCAAAGTGGAACTCCAAAGGGGTAGGAGTTCCACTTGCTCTTTTTGATTAAGCACTTTCGCGCTCACCAATTCTTGTCATAACCGCTTGTGCCGATCTACCAATAACTTCGGCAGTTTCCGCAGGTTGATTTATGTCTAGAACAATCTCGGCATAATCTCCACCAATATCTTTCGCGCCTCTGCCGTTATCAAATGGCAACCACAAAATCGCAACGCCTGACGCTTTACATTTTTCTACAACTTCTCTCGCTCTCTTAGTTTCTTCAGGAGTGTATTCTCCGTCCGAAACAATTACGAGAAGTCTTGCGCCATTTCCATTGAGTAGATTTAGTGAGCCGTCCAACGCTTGGAAGGCTTTCTGAAACTTTTCAGTTCCGTCGGAAGCGGAATAAACATTTACTTTATCTAATCTTTGTCCAACAGATAAAGTTGGGAATACATCATTTCCGTAATAAACCATAGCGCAGTTGCCCTGAATACGATTTACTGCTTCGCTCATTACCCACGCAGTTGTTGCCATTGGGTTCATAGCACTTCCCATAGAACCTGAAATATCAACCATTACACCAACATTAAGAGTTGGTTCGTCTGTGTGTTTGCGAACTGTTCTACGGAAAGGTTTGGCTTGTGCCATTTGTCCCCTTGCACGATAGGCAGTATTTTGGACAATAGCGCGAGCGCGAAGTCTTCCGGGTGGCACGATACTAGAAACCTGTATCTCATCTCTTTCGCGATACTTGGCTTTTTCTAGTGCTTCGCCAATAATTAAAGAAGCACGAAGTTCCTCAAAGGTAGGTTCTCTACTTTCAGTTAGAGTGCTTCGTGTACCTGAATTGCCCGGACCTGAAGTTTTACTAAATACTTTCTTAGCAACTTCTTCATTTTCTTTCTGCTCTTCAGCCTCAGAAGCCTTAGCCTTAACTTCATCTTTCCAATCTTCAGATTGTTCTTGGTCGGCAAGTTCACCAAAGTTATTTAGTTCTACTGAACTACTTGCTTCTCCAAGTGCGCCCAAGATTGCTTTAAGAAGTTCCTTAGGTATATTCGCACCTTCTTGATTACTTTCGTCTCCACGCTCTTTAGCAGTATCACGAACAATCTTCGCCCACTCTTTTGCTAGTGGATAAAGTTCTGTGGCATCTCTGTGATTGTCATGAAGTTGTGCTTTGCGAACTATTTCTCTCAACTTAGAAACAACATCAAGACCAAGTTGGTTCTCAACAAGTGTAGTTACATCTTTAACTTCATGTGCATCTAAAATACCAGCGTCAATACGAGCATGAACAAGACCAACAAGATTGCTTAAAGATTGTGTCTGTGTTTCATTTTCCATATCTTTTGTATCGCCAATAACAATTTCCATAGCGCAAGCGCGAAGAAAAGCGCGAGCCTTTGGGTGAGAAACGCTACCCTGATACTCAATACGACTTTCCTCTAATAAAATTAAGGCTTTGTATTCATCTTTTTCTAATTCTTCATACGCCTTAGGCATAGACCAACCTGAGAAGCGAGCATGAAACGCTTCGTGAATAATTGCGCCAGTTGCTTTAGGAAACTCATACTGAGTAGCGCGATTAGAAATATCGCCAATCTCTAGTGGACTAATTCCTTTTCCGAAAGCCACATCAACATTTACTTCTATTTCTGCGGTGCTTGGGTTGTAACAAGCAGGCGCAGGACCGCCAGCACCAGGTCCAACATAGGCAACAAGGTCGTCACGAAGCGACCACTTGTTTGCTAACTGACCAATATCTCTACCAACTCCTAACCACTCTTTAGGTGTGGCTTCGGCGCGAGTTTCACTCATTTTAATATGAGCCATTTTTACTACCCCCTTTGTTAATCTAATTATTGCATACTAGGTATCTATTGTCAAGTTAATAAGGGGGGCGCATTTCACCTAGAGAAATACGCCCCACCCCCCAGCCAAACTAATTTAATAAATTAGATTTTGGCAGGCTTGGCTTCTAACCCATAAGCGCGAGTTAGAACATCTGCGACTACCGCCCTATCGTCATTTGGGGCTGACGCGATTAAGTTTGCGATAGCGAACTCAGTTCCGAAAGTTGTTGCTATGTCACGGAAGGCGAGAAGTTCTCGCATCTGTGGCGACCAACTTATTCTTTCTTTATTCAAAACCTTGCGATATAAGTTTTGTGCGCAAGTAACCATTTGTGTTGGAACTCCTAAAGTACGAGCCAAGTTCCAATCAGTTGTCATTTCTGCTTGGACAACAAAGCGAGATAGTAACGCTTCGCTAAGTCTTACGCCCGGAGCCTTTGGATTTGTCGCTGCGACAACATAGAAGTCAGGGTGAGATTTTACTGTTCCTCTTTCAGGATTAGCAGTAATTGTGATTTCTCTTTTTCCGTCCATGAGATTGTAAATAACTGAAAGAACCTTAGGGTCAATCAGACCAATCTCATCTATGAAATAAACTTCGCCATTTTCCGCAGCCTTAACTAAATCTCCGTCCACCCACTCAAAGTTTCCACTAGGAGTTTGGACATAAGAACCAATCAAGTCAGCAACTTCTACATCACCATTACCAAGTAGTGTGCGAACACCTTCACCGAAAGAAGCCTCAATCAACGCAGTTTTACCTGTGCCGGGAACTCCATAAAGCATGGCGAACATTGGTTGTCCAACACCAGTTAGAACTGATTGCTTTGTTGCTTCTCTTGCTTTGCGTAGAACTTCTACATCTTTGTTTTGACCCCATACGCGAGCATGGTAGGCAGAACCATTTGGACGCAAGTAGACACTTTCGCCACCTAAAGCATCAACACTCATTAGAGCATCTGCCTTTGGTTTGCGTGACTTTCTATCAGCACCAATCGCTCTTTCAACATAGCGACCTTGTGGAAGCACATTGGTAGACAACTGCTTTGACGCATTATCATTTACTCCTTGCGTTGCCACATCTATAATCATTTCCCAGTAAGTTGGAGAAAGATTAGGACTTAATTCTTTATATCTCTCTTTTAGAGTATTCATAGTTTATCCCCTTTTCCCTTATACCAATTCAGGAAAGCCAAGTGCTTTCCTAGAAATGTGAATACGATAAATTACCTTGTTAGGTGTTTTGCTCTTTCCAATATCATCAGCATCATGGCGAGATATTTCTGTAAGGATAGGAGTTTTCTCCATAGCCCAACCATTGGAAATAAGAGTGTCAAAGTAAGAAGTTGTATAGCGCATACGATTTTCCGTAAAGGTATCTTTATCGCTATCAGGAAGAAGTTGATTGTTGTCAATCAAATCTTTTACTTCTTTAGAGTTAATGGAAGTAGTTCTCCATTGTCTTTTAGGTGTAGCAGGTGTAACCACTCTTCGGTGGAAAGACATTGGAACTAGACTTCCCGAAGTGTTGTATGCGTCAGGTGTTACAAGTATCTGCATGACTTGTCCCGGCTTTCGGAACTCGGCATACACCGCAACTCCCTGCACTTTCTTTTCTTTATCCAGCATTTCTTTTTCCTTTCTAGGTTAAGGTTTCTTGCTAGGTATAAGTATTATTACATACTTTTGATTATTTTGTCAAATTGCTCTTTTACCAGCGTGTCTGATTGGCAGAAGGTTTCTAGGCTTATCTCGTCTAGAACATTGTCAGGGTTATTGGTTTCACGAATAGAGACTTTCCCTGAGTGCCACTCAACTACCTGAATTGTGTCGTAGTCAGGTGAGCAGAAATGATTTACTGAAATGCCATGTCCCAAAGTATCGTTCCAATTAGCACCCACAATTTGTGAGATACAAATACGAGTTGCGTAGTCAGAGTCGGACCAGCGACTTTCTGCTTTTTGTAAAGCATGAGCCAAGATTTCTTTTTGTGCTTCTCCACCCCATTGGGAGTAGATGTAAATTATTGGGTCGGCAGGTTTTGCCTGAAACCCAATCACCATACGATCACCCATTTTATTTCCCCTTTTCTTTAGGCTTGGCAGAACTCTACCAAATTGTTATTCCTTTGTCAAGACCAAATCCTGCTTGGCGTGAAGTTCTATTGGCTTCAGGTTCTCAGGACAATCGTCGTAAAGGTCGTCGTAATCGCCATCAAAGTTTTCACATCTCCAGCAGTAGTTGTCATTGGCTTCCATCTCTTCTTCATGAGTTGATGGAATATCCCACTCTCTAATAATTTCGGTCGTTGAGCCCTGAAAGTTTATTTCTGCTCCCCAGCCCTGTTCTTCACGAAACTCCAAAGTCATGTTCACATTAGGATTTTGTTGTGCCAGTTTTTCTATGACCTGAGTTGGTGAAGACCACGCAGTATCAAACTTATAGTGAAGAGATGTTTCATCTTCTTCTAGAAGTTCTACCTCGCAGGCATCCCACTTAGTTCCCCACTCACGATTATTAAAGTTATACCAGTTGTATTCGCTATCACCTTGCTTTTTTCCGTCAGCGAACCCATGAGTTCCATAGTATTCATCTAACTTGTCTGCTGGTGGTGGAAGGATATTCATAAAAGAAAAAATAGGTTTTTTCTCTACTTCTTCTTTATCCTCATACCTAGTTGTAATGCTTGCGCCAACCTGCGCTTTTAATTTTGCTATGTCTTCTTTAGAACCATCTACTGATAAATGATTAAACACCCAATTAGGCATTTTTACCCCCTACTAAGTTTTCACGAAACTCGGGTAAAGTAAAATCAGGAAGACCAAACATAAATCCCCCACCATTACCCTCTTCATCTTGCGAGAGAACAAGTTCAACAAGTTCTCCATTTGTAAGTTTTGCTATGAACATTGGAAAACCGCGACCACCAAAATCATCAGGGTCAGTTCCCTTGAACCTAATAATTGTTGCGCCTTCAAGTTGTTTGTAATAGCCCATGTTCCAGCGTTCCTGTGTATCGTCTTTCATATTGCCCCCTTAGTTTTATAGTCCGTGTTCGCAAGTAGCGGACTAACCCACCTTCACAAATCGCTCATACAAGCGGTGCGAAACGCCATCATACAAGAACCGCATCTTTTTGTCAAGTATCCTTGTCCCTCGTTCAGATGACAAACGCCGGAATACCAGACATCACAACAACTTCGGGACCTTCGCTTTTTTTGACAGCGGCAATTTTTTTACTTTTTGCTTGCGTGCCCGCATACAATTTTTACTTTTTGCTAAGGAGTCTTCCAACTTTCGGAGTAGTGTATAAACAATTTTTATAGTTTGATGACTCGGGTATTTGGATGGGAAAATACAAAAGGCGTGCCTTTTCAGACACGCCTAAAGTAAGTTAAAAGTATTACACGGTGGCTCTAGTTTTCCAACCCTCGCCAGTTATTTTTATTCTGAACACAGACTCGAAAGCCGTAGCAACCAAATCTGTTATATCTACCCACTTATCCGTTGCATTAAACAAAAGACTCGCATTAGGGTAGTCAGGCAAATCCGCATCCGATGTGTAGTCACCAAGCACTACAACCCTGTCGCCAGCCCAACGCCCAGAGATACCCGTATCAGGTAAATCCCCGTTGCCTCGGTTAGGACTTGTCATTGTTAAGATATACATGGCGTCGGCAAGCGTGCCGTTGAATTCGCCAAGATGTTCATATTGCTTTAGACCCAAGCCGAGCCCGTGTGGTGATACAACTTCTTCTTTATCTAGATTTACTAGAACATGGTATTGACCCATTAGTTAATCTCCTCAAGTGAGATTGTTAAGTTCGATGTTGAGTACTCCTCGTCATCTCCCTCATGTGTAGCAGGTTCTTCAATCTGCGGTGCAACATGCCCGATTAGATTATCTTCTTCTTCAGACGAAAGTACTTTGTCCGTATCAAAAGAAATCACCATTCGATATCTAGCCATTTGGCTTCCCCTTTCTAGGTATCTTTATCTTAGCAGTTTTTAGTTGTTTGTCAAGTTAAATTGCTTAGGGTAAAAGAGTGTCGTGGTTTTGTAGGCATTGACTAAGGAAGCATTAACGCTAGCCATAACCGTACTTAGGTTCTCGCCACCAGAGAGTCTTTTATTTAGGTAAGTAGCAAAAGCCACAGTTGCGTTAGAAGTTCCTAGAGATAGGGACTTCTTGTCTGATATATCAGTTGTGATGTATTTGCCGTAAGTGTAAAGGTCAAGGTCAGCACCATTGTTAGATGTAGCCATAATTGGGTACACCCAACCTGAGACTCCTCGCATTGAGTATCTGTCCTCGGTTGCGCCCACCGCAATCGCTTGTGGGATACAAGCAGGGTAGTCAATCTTTGTGGCGTTGCCACCATTACCAGCAGAGATAACAACTGCTACATCTGAAGCAATAAGGTTTGAGATTTGAGTTTGAAGTTTTGTCTCTATTGGACATGAAGCCTGTGAGTAGGCTCTACCTAGAGAGATAGATACCGCACCAACATTTAGTCGTGTCTTATTCTTCTCAACATAATCCAAAGCCCAAGATATTGCTTTAGTTGTGTAAGGAGTCGGCACACCTCGTGGAGTCATGCCAGCAACTCGGATAGAAACAATTTTTACATTTGGGTCGATGGCTACTGCTACTGAAGCCATTTGAGTCCCGTGACTAAACGAACCAGCAGTTGTCATAGCAGGAGTAATCTTTGATGCGCCAGCGCCAGTCATTTGTGAAAAGCCATTTGGACATCTGTGAAACTCAAGAAAGCACGCTTCATCTACAACCGCACTTTTAGCCCAAGCCAAATCTGTGTTTATGCCTGAGTCGATAATTACTAAAGTTTTCTCACCAACCGCGCTCGCGGTTTGGGTGGGAATTAAAGTTACCGAAAGGGCAACTACCATAAGTATAATTTTACTTTTTGTCATTTGTTTAACACCAATCTTTGTCCTGCCCCTAACCCCAGCCCAACGCCAAAGTTTTCAAAACAATGTTGGCACATGTTTGCCCATGGTCCAATCTTTGTTCGTGCATCATAATTTGCTACTTCACCGCAGAAATCGCAGTTAGGTAAATTAACTACTTCTACTTGCTTAGACATTTAGTTCCCTTACGCTATCTGCCATTGCTTTAGCATCAACTAGATTGTTCCAGTCTTCTGCTCTAATGTCAAGTAGGAACTGTATTGGTTCGACGTCATTTCCGACGTGAGCCAGGACGAGTGCCCTGTGATGGACAATGTCTTTGTTTGTATGACCTTGGTGGTCGAAGACAACCATTTGTAAAACATGGATGCCATTTGTAGAGAGAAAAGGCGCCCTCTCTGGGTACTGATTAAAATTAAGCACCTGTGCTGTCTTGATTAATTTTTTCAGTGTATTTGAGTTTACTGCTTTGTATTTGTTTGTCATAGAAGTATCTAACCATATGTTTAAACGTTTGTCAAATCAACCTTCGATGCGACATCTCTCATGCTCATTCATACAGCAAACACAGTAATTCTCATGAGCATCGTGACTACAGCATTTATCGGGATCTACTTTATCTAAAAGATTATTTAGCCAGCGATTTATTGTGTCAGCGGTTCTGACATTTAAATCGGATGTCGGTTCTAGTTGTTGCTGAATTTCTTTTAATTTATACGCTATGTAACCTAGAAGTATCATCCGCTTGTTCTCCCGATATCTCTGCTGTGTCAATTGAATTCTTGAATCTGACTATACCCATCCGTTCATCCTGTGTCAATCCACCCCACACACCGTAGTTCTCTGGCACCGCTAATGCGTGCTCTAAGCACTCCGTCTTAACTGGGCATGCCGTGCATATTTTTTTAGCGGCACTCTCCCGTGCCTGCTTCTCAAGTCCTCGGAGCATGTCGTCATTAAAGAAGACGGTTGCATCCACGCCGTCACTTCTACACAAGCCGTCGTCTTGCCATGACCAATGACTGGCAATCGGTATTAATGCATCGTTCATATTAAACACGGGGTCTGGGTTCATGCCGTTATGCTAGCAATGGCTCAAGCCGTTTGTCAAGAACCGCTGTAGCAAGCCGCTTGCCGCTCAAACAACATCTCAATAATTTTAGGTTCTCAACTTTACGCCGCATGCTGCGTAAAGCTATCCTATCAGGCCTGTCAAGCCGTTGAGCACGCCGAGCTAACCAGGTACAACCGTAAACAACTTTTGTAGATGGCAACCTCGACAGCTGCTGTACCAAGCCGCTTTTTTACTTTTTGCTATTAACAGCTCCAGGTACCTGGTCAGATACAAACAACTTTCTCAAGTGCTGTGCCATCTGGTGAAACCTCCGCCACCACCGCCTCCATCACCAGAGCCTCCATCGAGCTGGGAATCTAAAAACAACTTTTGAATGTGCTGCTCTTGTTTAATTTTTGAGCGTCAAGCTGCAGGAGGATTTTTCATTTGCACACTACAAACAACTTCGACATCTACCAGCTCCAGATGGCAAGCCGTTGAATTTATACATACTTAGAATTAAGACTGTACGAATTTAAAGAATCTCTGACGCTTAGCGGTTCTTCCCTAGGAAGGGGGTGATAGGACTGAAGTCGTCCTCGTCGCTCCACTTACCCGTTGAGTATCCGTTATCCGATTCTCTCTTGCATCTGTGTGCACCGTTTAACTTCGCGCTCTCGTAGGACTCACCACAGAAGTAGCAGGCCGTTAGTATCCGTTCCATATCCACGATGTCCCCCTATCTCCCACGCCGTTTTTTATTTTTGTGCTTCATCTGGTCTATACCGTCAACATTGTCGACAAAGTCGGGTACCTCGTACTCGCTCAAACAGTCACCGTCAAATAATCCCATACCCGTCCTTTCCCACGCCGTTTTTTACTTTTTGCTCTAAGCCCCGAGCCGCTCATCCAACATCTTGATATTGTTTAGAAGTTCGACAGCCTCGTTAGCTCGAGCCGTTACCCGTATGTGTTCAGCACGGGTTGAGCATAGAACGATGTCTTCCTCAAGCCGCTTTGCTAGGCGAGCCGCTAGTTCTTCTAAGTTGTTTATACTCACGGGTAGGTTTCCTCCTGGCTTGCCGCTTCATCCGTTTTGTCAACGGGCGCTTCGTACGCACCGTCTTTGTTCATCTCTAACTCCACTAGGTGCTGAGCACCAGCGGCTAAACGGGCAAGCCGTTCTTTAATAATTTCATGTGGGCTACGCACCGTTACGTCCACGCCGACATCTAACTCCACGCCGCCTCGGACTCCAGCTCGGTCAAGGATTTCCGTTGATGCTTTTAGTCTGACGGGTTCGGATTGGGCAGACTCCATTAGTTCTTCTAGGACATCGACAGCGTATGGTGCAGATTGCAATAACTTCTGTCGTGCCCGTTCGACGTCAGCTCCAGGCCGTCTATTGGTACGAAGGTGGACACGACACAAGCCGTCATCTTTCGGACGCCCGCTACTCCAGAGTAGACATCTCAAGCCGTCTTGTTTAATGATTCGACAACGGTGAGGTTGTGAAGCCGGCGCTCGCTTTTCGGACTTGGGCCCGCCGCTCTCTTGTTCTGCTAAATAGGCACGGGTCGCGCCGATAACCCAAGGGGGTGTAATTCGGCAGGCCTTGTCGTCGACGATGAGGTCGAGGCCCGTTAAGAAATCTGAGTTGTTATTTTCTGGTTCCTGTAGAAGCACCCGTTTCTCAGAGAGAGAAAGCAGACGCCGTTCTTTGAGGGACTCCCTAGACCTAGCAACAATGAGGCCCGTTGGCATCCCAAGTTGATCGTAGACTGGGTCCCAGTTCAGGCTGGCCTGCCGTAAGGCGGCACGGTTTTCGTAACTGTCTAAGCAGACGCCGCGTTCGTCTTCGATGATGCCGATTTCTGTTAAGTCAGGCCGCAGGTCGTAAGGGGTCGCAATATCAGGAAGGGAAAGGGAAGTGTCTTCTTTCTCCTCAGGAGAAGAGGAGGAGATATCAGAGGACATTTTTACTTTTTGCCTTTCAAAAAACTAAGAGGCAAGCCGCCCCCAGGAGATTATTTTGGTTATTTTTTATCTGGGAGCGAGCTTGCCAAACTAGATAAGTTGTTTACTTCTTCTTCTTTGAAGCTGCTGCTTTTGAGATTTTCTTTGTGATAGTAGCCGTTGCTGTCTCTGCGAAAGGACCGAATGCTGGGTCTTTCTTATTGACGTAGCGAAGGACTGTTGGGATTGCTGACGCCCAGAGGGAGTTGGCTACTAGAAGCCATTCGCTCTGACCAAAATCTAAAGGACTGCCGATGCCTGTAGTTGATGAGACAACTACAATTCCGCCGACGACCTGACCAAGCAGGTTACGTGCATAGGACTCGAGCATTGCTTTGTTCATGTGTCTTACTCCGTTTCGCGAATCTATAATGGAAGTGACCCGCATTAGACACTAAGTTAGCATGGGTGATGTGAAAAGATTTTGGAGAAAGTTGTGTGAGAAAGCAGCCTATTACATAAACAAATGCCATTTGAGCCTAATTTACTTGCGTGTTTCAATAAATCTATTATAGAGAAAATACTTCCAATAAAACCTTTAAAACTGCTCTTGCATTTTATTAAAAAGCGGTTAGGGAGATTGAGTTTTTCTTTTGTTTTCCCAGTGGGTTATGTCAATGGGGTAATCAAAATCATCAGTCCAGTCATCTATCTCTGTAAAGAAGTCACTCTCGTATTGTGGTTTTAGTTTGTTAAAAAGGTGCCAACCGCCTGCTGTTAGTGGTGCATCAGAGGTCACTATCTCGAGTATGGTTTCTTTAAGTTTTTCTGAAAAGGAGCCATTAAAGGCTATAGAAAATATTTCCCCCCATGGCTTATCAGTTATTTTGGAGCCTTCCATTCTTAGGAAGAAGGTGAACTCTCTACTATCTTTCATAATTGTTTCTACTGCTTCATCTGTGAAGTAGGTGTCTCCGAAGACAAGAATTGTTCTATCCCTTGACCAGACATCCTTTGATGACCAGAATTTACCCATGTCTTTGAAGTTAATAGTTTTTAGCGGAACATAGAGAGTGGTTCCATCTATTCTATAAGATTCATCATTGCCAACAATCACTATGTCGTCTGAGTATTTAGAGAACTGCTTAACAATTCTTTCAAGCAGGACCTCACCTTCTATAACAACTTTATGTTTTTCCGTGCCCCTGTATTTGTTCCAACGCACACCGTCTCCCGCTGCAAGGATAAGAATACGTACTGACATTATGGCTCTTTTCTTTGATTAATTATTTCTAGCCATAGGGAAAGCATCTCTTTTTTGATTGGACCACTGTCGAACCATGCTTCTATCTGCTCTTGGCTTATAGAGTTACTGATTTTTCTTCTCCCTAAAATCTTCTCCTATAGGTTGATATTCATTTTTTGGGACTCCCTTTATGGCATCTATAGAGTGCCTAATCCCTAGGGTGTATAGGCTTTTATCATCATCGCCCATAGCCGTTTCCCAAGCCAAAGCCTTCTGACCTAGTTCATCTACCAAGGACTTTTCCCAGTTGGTGAAGGCTTCATCTATAAACTTAATTAGTTCTGGAACTGCTGAGGCTTCTATAGTTTTTGAGTAAACCATAGACTGGAGGTGTTCTGCATACATTTTTCTGAAGTTTCTTTCTTTATCCATTAGAGGTTCTCTTTACAGGAGACACAGAGGAAGACATCGTATCCAGTTGGCTCTGTTGCATAGAAACCATTTTGGGTAACTAGACAAGGAACTACTTGATCGGTTGAACCGCACTTGGTTCCGTTCTTTTGGTAGTCACATGATGGTGGCTCTATCCAAGAAATATCAGCATCAAGTTCTATGGCTTTTCTAAACCCTTGCATCAAAGCATGAGCAGAACCTGACCCTAGGCTTTTTCTCATAAAGGGTCTCACATTAGAACAAGTCAAAACAGGTCTGACCGCTTTACATGGACAAGCCATTCTAGAAGGCTTACATAGGACATAACCATTTACAGCAGTATGTTTATTCATGCTATGACCGCAGATACATACTCGGCTATCTTTTGGGGCTTCTTTCAATAAAGCAGCACCAACATCTTGTAACTCTTCTAACTCAATACCAGTCATGGCTAGAGCATCTATAGATGATTGCTTCATTGGGTATCCCTTCTCAATCTCTCGATAATCTCATTGAACTCTTCTTCGGTTTTTATCTTGGTATTTACATAGTCAAGGAACTCTTCTATTGCCCTTTTCTTTTTCATGCTCTTTACCAAGGAATCGGTTGCAACCACAAAATAGACTCCCACAACTACCATGAGAAACACGACCAGCAAATCTGTGTATGTCAAAGTCAGGTTCATAGGGCTGTACTCTCTCCTATAAATTTTTTCTCTATTAGGTGGGATATCACAGCAGAAGCATCTGCAACCGCTATCTCAACCCACTGCTCGTAATCATTTTTATCTTTAGGTGGGTGATTTGGAAACCATCTAGCAAGTAAAGCAAGTGATGCTTCTTCAACTAAAAAGTCAAAAGTTTCTGGCGAAACAGCATCTTTTTCCCCTTCACCTTCAATTAATGTAAGGTGTTCTTTATCTTTGTCGTTTGTCATTTTTGTCCTTTTTTCGAAGTTGGTAAGAACCTCTGTCACTATTTCCATTATATAATACTCCCTCTTTTTTCTATAGTCTAATCCACCAGAAACATCTATTGAATATAGACTTTTAACTATTCACTATTAACTATAGCATATAAAAACAACATAATGACTATACTCAACTATTTTTCCCTAACGCGTTATGCATATATTCTGTAAGGTTCCGTATTAATACTTAAGAATACACATTATGTCGTATAGTGTAATAGTCGGATGGACTAAAAAATTCATTTATAAAATGGAAAAAGTTGTCCATAATTCACTGATTTGACAGGAAATCGGACATATAGTAGTGTCACTAAAAATCACAGTTTTTTGCCCATTTTTAGGGCTTTTCATTATAGAATATCGACCTAAAGTCTATACCAATACTTTAGACTTTTAATAGCCCGTTTTGACTTTCACGGGCTATTAACAGGCATTAAAAAAGCCTTACAAACCCCACTTGATGAAGCACTCTAGAATAAACTTATACATCTCTAAATCTAATAAATACCATTGCAACTGCCAATATATGTCAACCATTTGTTCTCCTATTCAACTACGTAGATTGTCTCTTTATGATGCTTTACCTTCACTGTAGGGTCTACCCAAATTTTAAACCCAACATCTTTAGCCCCCTCACACCAGGAGTAATCTTCACCCATATTTACAGAAAAGTCAACATCATCCCACTCGACTTCTCTAATCTTAAACCAAGGTCTCTTCATTTTCTCGAAGACACCATACTTCATCCCTACAAATCCAAAACCAACTCCACCCACCTCGACAGGTTCCCAGTGAAGTAAAAAGTCGACTTTATTAACTTTTGTTGGTCTACCCTTAGGGTCCGTCAGATTTACCGCAACCGTTCCGTTAGGGTGCGTTTGGTATACCCCAGAGACGACATCTAACTCAGAATCATAGATTTTTATAAAGTCTTCAGGGGTCCACTCAATATCTGAATCTATCCAGATTATCTTCTTGTAACTTATCTTCCCCCCACACAACTCCCTACTCTGCCAATCATGCGAGTAGGAATCAGTAGCCGTTAACTCTCTGGCACTTGGAACAAATGAAGAGTACTTGCTCAAAAAGTAGTATGAAATACCCTTTTCATTTAATACCTTAGTTGTCTCTACCAAACTCCTGACATACTCCTGCTTGAACATGGAGCCAGGGGTAGCAATTAAAACGTCATAGTGTGTTTTCACACTCTTACAATATCACCGCTGCTAGTCTTATTCCATGCCTAACGCGCCCCAGAAAATACGTTGCGATTGGGATAACTGCCCCTCACACACAAGAATCAACGTTAGGGGTAAGGACTTCATAACAATTATTTGGGCTAAGCAGGTTAGGTACTTCCACTCCACAGATTGCCTTGCTTTGTGGGCAGCCAGTTTTCCGATAGGATACGTCTCCACGGGAGCAGAGATTGGAGAATCAGATGCCCTTGATTAAAAAGTTAAAAACTTTTTCTTTTACCTATCCAGTATTTGTTAGAGATAGAAGTAGAACTTTAGTTAAATTTACTTGCTCCCACTGCTCAAAAAAATATGCCTCAACTAGGGAAAACATACGTGTAACTAATCTATGTTTGGAGTGCAGATGATGGACAAGAAAACTATAAGAAAGTCCACCCAATACATAAACTTTTTAGTTGAACAACTTTTAGAGATGCGTGGCTACTCTAAAAATGACGAACCTCAACATAAAAAAATAAAAAAAGAATTAGAAGAAGTTTTCTCACTATTAGAGATAGAACTTATTCTCTGCGGAAACTGCGAAGAAGACGATCTTTTTATACCTACACACAGTTGTAGAATAGATGCAGTAGAGTTAAAAACAGAAAGCATAAAATAAGAGTAGGGTTCAACTAAAGGTTTAGGCTGCTATAGGAATAGGAGTTGTTTATGACATATGAAGGTTCTCTATACTGGAGCAATTACGACTCTGTAAAAGATATTATAGAATACGAACTTAGAATGAAAATGTACTCCCTCATTGAAGAAGAGATGAAGAAAGCAGTTGCTTTAGGACTGCCACATACGTACATAGATGGCATGGACTATATAAAAACACTATTGTTAGACACCCATAAGGAAAAAGAGGATACGGTTTCACAACCTACCCTTCTCTAATTTGCTGTAAGATTTGCGTCTAGGGTTTCACTTTAGATAAGTTTAATTATTCGTACATTCACATAGAGGAGTTTTTTCATGTCTGTTGCTTTCTCATTTCATCTTTCAGAAGATTTCGTAAATGGTTATAAAAGCAAAAAAGCGCCATTTGGTTATCGAGATGCAGCAGGAAACTCAGTCGGAGAAATTACATTCTTACGCACATACTCACGCTTAAAAGAAGATGGAACCAAAGAGACATGGGTTGATGTTTGCGAACGAGTTATTAATGGAATGTACTCTTTACAAAAAGACCACGCGAAAACTAATCGACTACCTTGGTCTGATACTAAAGCCGCAGCTTCTGCTAAAGAAGCATTTGAGCGTTTGTTTGAATTGAAGTGGTCACCACCAGGACGCGGACTTTGGGTAATGGGAACTCCTATTGTTATGGCGCAACGTAACTCTGCAGCGTTACAAAACTGCGCTTTCGTTTCAACAAAAGAAATGACAAAAGCAGATCCGTCACGACCATTTACATTTTTAATGGAAGCATCAATGCTTGGCGTTGGCGTTGGCTTTGATGACAAAGGTGCTGACAAAGATTTCCAAATCTATGAACCACAAGGAGAAGAAACATATGTCGTCCCAGATACCAGAGAAGGTTGGGTTAAGTCACTTGAAATCATCATCAATGCCTACCTCAGAGCAGATCAGAAGAATCCAGTATTTGATTACAAAGAAATCCGCCCAGCAGGTACTCCAATTAAAACATTCGGAGGAACAGCAGCAGGACACGAACCGTTAGAGCGTTTACACAAACACATAACTAAATTATTTGCAGGACGCTCTGGAGAAAAAGTAACTCGCAGAGATATTGCTGATATTGGAAACATGATTGGCGTTTGCGTTGTTAGCGGAAACGTTCGACGCTCTGCTGAACTTCTTATTGGTCGCATTGACGATAAAGATTTCCTCAACTTAAAGAATGCAGAGATTTATCCAGAGCGTAACTCTTACGACCCAGCATCTCCTGGTTGGGCGTGGATGTCTAACAACTCAGTTGAAGCATATGTTGGCGCTGACTTAGACCCTATTGTTGAAGGCATTGCTCGTAATGGAGAGCCAGGAGTTGTTTGGCTAGATGTATCTCGTCAATACGGACGTCTGGTTGACCCACCTAACAATAAAGATTATCGCGTTGAAGGTTATAACCCTTGCGCTGAACAATCACTGGAGTCTTACGAAATGTGTACTCTTGTTGAAACATATCTCAACCGTCACGACTCATTAGAAGATTACAAACGCACTCTTAAGTTTGCTTATCTTTACGCAAAAACTGTAACACTTCTACCAACTCACTGGTCGGAGACAAATGGAATTATGCAACGTAATCGCCGTATCGGAACCTCGATGTCAGGCGTTGCTAACTTTGCAGATAACCGTGGTCTTCCAACTTTAAGAGAATGGATGGACGAAGGTTATAAGACAATTAAGTACTATGACACCACCTACTCTGAATGGCTTGGCATACGCGAGTCAATCAAGACAACTACTGTTAAACCGTCTGGAACAGTTTCTATTCTCGCAGGTGAATCACCTGGCGTTCATTGGACTCCTGGTGGTAAGTATTTTATGCGTACTATTCGTTTTGGTAATTCTGACCCTATGTTGCCTTTATTTAAGATGGCTAATTATAAAGTTGAACCAGCGTCGGAGAATCCAGAAACAACTTCGGTTGTTTACTTTCCTATCAAGTCTGAATCAAAGCGGGCTGAGAAAGACGTCTCAATCTACGAAAAGATGGCGCTAGCAGCATATGCACAACGCTACTGGTCTGATAACTCTGTCTCTGTAACTATCTCCTTTAATCCTGAAACAGAGTCCGAAGCAGTAGGAACAGTCTTGCATCTTTATGATGGTCAACTAAAGACAGTCTCATTCCTACCGTCAGGTAATTTTACATATCCACAAATGCCTTATACACAAATTACCGAGAAAGAGTATGAGGACGAGGGAACTTTACGTCTATTTCCTATTGACTTCTCTGGCGTGTATGCTGGTATGGCTGCTGATGCAATTGGTGAGGCTTACTGCACCACAGACGCATGCGAGGTGAAACTAATTAAGGAGAATCAATGAAAAAGGGATTAACACCTTTTGTAATTGTTTTTCTTTTTTTAACTGGTTTTATATTTTTAAATAAACCTAACGACACCTGCGTCAATCTTTATGTTGATTATGGTTCATTAGACAATAAAGCCGTATCAACAGAGTGCATTACTGTTTCTAACAAAACAAATGCTTTAGATATTTTAGATAGAGCCGAATATAAAATAGAAGGCACTCAAAAATATGGAAATGCTATTGTTTGTAGAGTTAATGGGTTTCCAGATAAAACAGTCGAGTCTTGTGAAATTATGCCACCAGAAAAGGCTTTTTGGGCGGTGATTATAAAAAAGAAAGAAATATTTCCACTACTTAGTTCCGATTGGGGTTGGGCGCAAAAAGGTATAAATGAAACATATTTATCACCAGGTGACTCTTTAGGTTTAGTATTTTCAACAAACGGAGAAGTTAGATGGCCTTAAAAACTTTAAATAAAAATACTAAAAATAAAGTCTCTGTTAAAACTCTTTTTCAATTAGCAATAACTTTATTTTCTTTATATGTAGCCAACAAAATTAGTGTCGATGTTTGGCGCTCAATGACTGGACACTAATGGTTCGTCTAACTCGTATTTACACAAAGACAGGTGATGACGGAACTACAGCACTTGGTGACAATTCTCGTACATCTAAAAACGACCCACGCTTAGAAGCATTCGCAACCGTTGATGAAGCAAACTCAAATATTGGTGTAGTAGTTTCTACCGCACTCGAGTCAGAAATAAGTAAACTACTTACAGTAATACAAAACGACTTATTTGATGTTGGTGCTGACCTATGTACTCCAGTTGTTGATAGTCCAGAGTATGAACCTTTAAGAATTACAGAAGAGCAAATAACTTGGTTAGAGTCCATGATTGATAAATACAACGCATCCCTTGCTCCACTTCAATCATTTGTACTTCCATCTGGCACCCCAACGAGTGCTCAGTTGCATGTTGCTAGGACAGTTGTTCGTAGGGCAGAGCGAGAGACTTGGAGAGCAATCAGTCAGTTTGGAGCAGGAGTAAATCCTCTTACAGCCAAATACCTTAATCGCCTATCTGATTTATTATTCGTACTTGCCAGATGGTCTAATCAAGAAGTCGGCGATATTCTTTGGATGCCAGGAAAGAATCGCAACACAGATTCGACACTCTAGAGTTTTTTCACATTACTTACTCACTAAGCATGTATGCTTTTCCAAACGCTAATGCAACCTAGCCCTCACGCAGAGTCACGGCTGCAAGTGAGGTACGACTAATTAAGGAGAATTCAAATGGCTAACAAAGAACAAAAAGAACCTACTAAAAAGAAGAAGCCTGCACAATCAACTCTTAAAGAAAAGCGTGCAGTAAAAGTTAAGAAGAAGACAAAAGTTAAGTAATGTCTGTCGAACACAAACATATACTTATCAACGCTAGAGTAAATAATTCTTTAGCAAGTACAGAAGACGCGGTATCTTTTCTTAAAGATTTGGTTGATAGAGTAGGAATGAAAATTCTTATGGGACCTCACGCGACTTATGTAGACGCACCTGGTAACAGAGGCGTTACAGCAATTGTTGGTATAGAAACCAGTCATATTGCTTTCCACGTCTGGGATGAGGAATCCCCAGCAAGGCTTCAGTTTGACCTCTATACCTGCGGTTCCCTAGATAAAGATGTAGTAATAGGGGCAGTTAAAGAGCGTTTTGAGTTAGTTAGTGCTGACTACAGAATGTATGACAGAGAGCATGGCTTCGTCCTTCTAGAAGAGGGAACTCTTTAAACTTCATAAAATCACTCTTTCCTTCCGCTTGTACAATAGTGTTTTAAGTGGAAGGAAAGACTGATGTCCAAAGTCAAATTTCTAGTAGGCATTGCTTTGAGCGCCCTACTGTTATCTAGTTGTGGGTATCAGGGTTTCTATAGATATCCTTGTCAAAACCCAGAAAATTGGAAAAATGCTGAATGCAATCCTCCAATCTGCGAAGCATCTGGAACATGCACAAAAGACACACTTGAAATAAATCCAAATTCAGACGTAGATACAACAGGGGGAACAAGCAATGGCTAGACAAAAACTAACGCCACAAGATTTAGATGCACGCTTAAAATTTATTTTAGGCATTACATTAGGTTCAATTCTATTCCTTACATCAGTAGGAATTCTGTATGGTCTTTTATTTGTTAGCCAGCCAATCGGAACTCAATCAGAGAACGACAAAATGTTCTTTAACGTTCTTGGCTCAGTTGCAACATTTATTACAGGAACTCTTGCAGGTCTTTTGATTGGCAACTCTGGTGCTAAAGACATTATGTCTGCCCAACTTGCTAACAAAGAGATGGATGCAAAAAACACTCAGGCAGATAAAAAACTTGAAGCAGAAATTGATGCAACCGCTGCACGTCTAGCGGCTAAACCAGATGGCGCAATGCCAGAAGAACAACCAGTTGATACAGATTGGGATAAATAATATGTGTGCAACATGCGGATGTGGACGTGGTATTCCAAAACCAAAACCAACAAAAAAGCCTAAGGGAGGTATGTAGTAATGGCAGAGCAAGGAACAGCAGCTCGTTTAATTGAAGTTGCTACAGCCGAACTAGGAACTATTGAAGGTCCTAAAGATAACGAAACAAAGTATGGCGCTTTTATGAAGGCTAACTTTCAACCATGGTGCGGAAGTTTTGTTAACTGGTGTGCAAACGAAGCAGAGGTAAAAGTTCCTAATACTGTTTACACTCCAGGTGGTGCAGCAGCATTTAAGAAAAAAGGCGCATGGATTGATGGAGACATTGCAGATCCAGAACCAGGAGATATTGCCTATTTTGATTTTCCATCAGATGGTGTTGACCGGATTAGTCACGTTGGAATTGTTGTAAAAGATAATGAAGATGGAACCGTTTGGTGTATTGAAGGAAATACATCTTCAAAAAAATCTGGAAGCCAAAGAAATGGCGGAGAAGTTTGTAAGCAACTTCGTGCTTTTAAAAAGAACAAGGCTGGCGTAATGATTTCAATTGTTGGTTTTGGTCGTCCTAAGTTTAAGGGTGCAGGAGCCGCAGCATCAGCACCAGCATCAGCACCAGTTTCAAAATCAACAAGTAAAAAAGTAACTAAGTGCCCGACTTGTGGTAAATAGTGACGAAGAACGTATTAAGCCTTGGCTATGTGCTTTGTGCAAAAAACGTTACGTTGTCCAAAATTTAGCACGTATGTGTGAACAAAAACATCTAGAGGAAGAGTATTCATAAATTATGTACGAGTATCGCGTAAAAAAAGTTTCTAATGTAGTTGATGGAGACACGATTGATGTTGACATTGATTTAGGTTTTAACATTGCTTACTCTCAGAGAGTACGTCTTGCTGGTATTGATACCCCAGAATCTCGCACTACAGATAAAAAAGAAAAGGCTTTAGGACTTGAATCTAAGCAAAGACTAAAGGATATTCTTGCTAAAGCATCTGTCGTTGTTATTCGTACTCAGAAGCCAGACTCTACTGAAAAGTATGGTCGTGTTCTTGGTTGGCTTTTTGTTGATGGAGCAGAGCAATCTGTCAATGAAGCACTCATTGCTGATGGATACGCTTGGGGCTACATGGGAGAAACTAAAATTAAAGACTTTGCACTACTAGAGTCAAAACGTAAACAATCAGGTAAATAATAAAAAGTAAAGTAAACATTAAATAAATTTATATTATGGCTACATACGAATACGTCTGCGAAACAGGGCATAGAGTCATTCAAGAAAGATCTATGAATGAAGAACAAACAGACTTTTTATGCTCTGCTCCTGAATGTCAAGCGCAGTTAAAAAGAGTTTATTCAACACCTGGAGTTATGTTTAAAGGAAGTGGCTTTTACTCTACTGGAGGACGCTAGAATACTGTTCTTGCGAATGTAGTTCAATGGTAGAACTTCTGCCTTCCAAGCAGATAGTGAGAGTTCGATTCTCTCCATTCGCTCCATTAAATAAGAGATAAACTTTACCTATGAGCGATTCGATGTTTGATACATCCACAGATTCTAAAACTTATAGTGAGAATGGTGATCACGATCGTTTCGCTCACTACGTTGATAAAGAGAGTATTACCGAAGCATTAGTTAATGGATTCCCCTGTATTGCTCTCTGTGGTAAAGTTTGGATTCCTTCCAGAGATCCAGACAAATACCCCGTTTGTCCAGAATGCAAAGACATATTTGAGCAGATGGGTGATTTATGAGCACAGAAACTGGCGTTGTCGATAAAGTAATAACACCTCACGATTATTGCGATCGTTGTGTTGCTAAGGCTTATTTTTTAGTTTCACTTAGCAGTGGAGATTTGTATTTTTGCGGACACCACTTCTCTAAATACGAAGATACATTAGTTGATTTAGCACTTAACATCTATGGTCACTCCGATTCAAAAGAGGAAGAAAAACCTAGACTTTTGGATACGGAATAGTTTTATATTTTAACTTTTTAACTAATTCTTTCTTACGTCTTTTATCACAATTAAAGTATATGTATCTATGTTTACGTGGTCTATCTACAAAAGTAACATTCTCTGCGCCAAACTTCTCAATTACTTGAGCATTAGTTAATCCGTTTGCATATGTAGCGTGGTGCATATTTTCTTTACCTACAACCTTCGGATCTTTAAACTTTGCTGAAAGTCCTGTGTAAATAAAGTTTGCGGCCTGATAAACAACCCCTCTGTGCCCCTGGGATGTATCAGCGAATGAGACAATAATCTGCCTATCTAATAAGCACATGGTGTTAGCAATTAAAAAACTCTCCCCGTTCTTGGCAACCTTGTCATCTACCCATAATCTATTTAACTCATAGACATTCTTAGCCTCTTCAGGTCCACATATACCTTTTAAGAGCGTAGATGAAGGGCTGACCCCATATGTGACCACCCCAACCAACTCACCCCCAACCTTTTCAAATAACCCATACGCATGGCTCACAGGGCACTTACGATGTAAATAATGTTTTTCAACCACAACTTCCATTGCTTGCTGATAAGTAATTTCTTTTACTTCATAACTTTCTCTCAGCCCCATACAGAAAAGCGTACCGGAAACTTCTCCATGTTCAGCGTAAACGCACAAAGACAAAGAAAAAACTTGGTGTAAAATAGAGACTTAATAAAGGAGACTGACATGCTAGTACTAGGAACAGCTTCATCAAGTTCACAGGTACCAACCACTTGGGAAAAGGTTTCACCTTCATTGCAATGGGGACAGGTGCCTTCATCGGCTACATGGTCTTCAACCGTTAAAATTTAACCATAAGGAATAGATAACCATGGCAACAACTACCAACTTCGGCTGGTCCACGCCGGACGATTCATCAGCCGTTAAAGATGGCGCCTCCGCCATCCGCTCCTTAGGCACAGCCATTGACACTTCTCTATTAGACCTTAAAGGTGGCACGACAGGTCAAGTCTTATCAAAGGCTACAAATACAGACATGGATTTTTCATGGACTACCTCATCTAGCGGTGGTATGACTTTATTAGCAAGTTCTATCAACACAAGCGGTACAAACACTATTACTTTTAATAATATAAATCAAACTTATGTTGATTTGTACATATATATAAATGGACTACAAAATCTAACCACTAATATGTCTGTCACAATGTCATTAAATAATAGTCAAACTAATACTAATTATTATAGTAATCAATGGTTAAACAGTGGCGGTACATTATCAGCAGGTAATACTGGAGTAGGGCTTCCACTACTTACTGTAGGAGGAAATATTTTAAATCCTAGTGGTAGAAATGCTTTTACAAGTGTTATTAAAGTATACAGATACGCATCAACATCATCACAATCAACTCAGTTCTATGTTGAATCAAGAGCTAATACAATTGCCCATATTAATAATGGAGCCTTTAGTGCAAATGGTTCTGACACTCCGTCAAATACTGCAATTACTAGGATTGACTTTGTTACAACTCAGACTTTAACTGCTGGAAACTTTTTTCTATATGGAGTAAAATAAGGAGAATATAAATGACTAGGCCAAATACACGTATTATAAATGTAGAAACTGGAGAATTCATTCAAAGAGAAATGAATGATGAAGAATTTGCTCAATACGAGTTGCATCAAGCAGCATTAGCTACACGTATTACAGAAGAACAGGCTAAAGCTGAACAAAAACAATTGTTGCTAGACCGCCTAGGAATTACTCAAGAAGAAGCACAACTACTGTTAGGTGGTAACTAATAATGGCAACGACCAGTAATTTTGGGTGGACAACACCGGATGATTCATCAGCCGTTAAGGACGGAGCAGCGGCGATACGTTCACTGGGAACCGCCATTGATACTTCTTTATTAGATCTCAAGGGTGGCACAACAGGCCAGACACTAACTAAGGCAACTAACACTGACATGGATTTTGCGTGGGCTACTCCTTCTTCTGCTCCTTTTTCTCTTATTGCATCAACAACAGTAACATCAGGTGCAATAACATTTTCAAGCATTCCAACACATAAGTCGTTACGTGCTGTAATTTACGGAACAGCAAGTGCTCAACAACCTGGTCTTGGAGTTACATTTAACGGAATTACTGCTGCTTCTTACATAACTCTTCTTCTTGGATATAATGCATCAAGTCCTTTTGTTCTTTTACAAAACCCTGCTGGCGGAGCATTACACACCCAACCAAATAGTTTTTGGTACGTAAATAGATTCCTTGGAAGTGGAGCAGTTTTTAATGCCATAGTAGATTTTCCAAGTTCAGGTATGGTTAAAACACAAAAAGCCATGATGGGTTGGTCAAACTATGATGGAAATGCTGGTGTAACAACACCTACCTGGTCAACTGGAACGCATACACTAGGAAGTGCTGCAGCAATAACCTCGCTAACTTTCTTTCCTGCTGGTGCTGCAGGCTCTGGCAACTCTTCAACTATTGATCTTTACGCTTACCTATAGGAGATATGATGACTGATATAGTAGAAACTATTTATAACTGCGAGACAGGCGAAGTAACATACGTAACCACTAACCCAGAGTCTGCATCAATTGCAGCAATACATCAGGCTTCACTTGAAGAAGCACAAGAACGTATTGCTCAAGAAGAAGCTGCAAAAGCAGAAATTAAGGCTTCAGCAACAGCAAAACTTGCAGCTCTTGGTTTAACAGCCGAGGAAATTGCTGCGTTAAGCAAGTAAGTAATTTAGAGATAAACAACAGGAGATAACATGCCAATTCTCGGATCCGTCTCTGGCGGAGGTGGAAAGCCAGGAGCACCGACGATTGGCGCTGTCGCAGCAGCTGGGTCCACCAGTGCGACCGTGGCATTCACCGCTCCTTCATACACAGGCAAAGGTGGCACAGTTACCTATGTTGCAACATCATCTCCTGGTGGAATAACTGGTTCTAACACAACGTCTCCGATTACCGTAACTGGGTTAACTACTGGAACCGCGTATACATTTACAGTTAGCGCTACAACATCCTACGGAGTTAGTTCAAGCGCTTCTTCTGCGTCAAGTTCTGTGTCACCAGTTGGTTACTATGCTGCTGCTATATACGGAAGTTCCGAGGAGGAACAGACAGGTTATGTAACATCAGATTCTTCTGGTAATTCTTATATTGGATACAGCAGTTATACTAACGTTGGTGCTGTAATGGGTATTGGTATAGCAAAATATAATTCTTCAGGAACACTGCAATGGCAGAAAAAACTTACTAATTCTGGTGTCCTCAAATATTATGATGTACAACAAATAGCAGTTTCATCAACTGGTGATGTTTATATTACTGGTCTTGCCTCAACAATTACTCCAGGAACACCTGGCGATAAAGGTTATGTTACAAAACTTAATTCTTCTGGAGTAATGCAGTGGACAAGAACAATTGTTGGAAGTCCTGGAAACTCATCATCTATAATTGGGTTAGCAGTTGACGCTTCAAATAACGTTTATGCTGCTGGTTCATACTACGATGGCTCTTTTAATAGACTAACGTTATATAAAATAGACTCTTCAGGAACAACGTTAGCAAAACAAGGTTACACAACATCGTGGTTTATAAACCCAAATAGACTATTTATAGATAGTTCTGGAAGTATTCTTGTTGCTGGACGTGGTAATAATGGTAATCCTATGAGAGGTTTTCTTGCAAAAATATCTGCTGATTTAACAACTATCTCTTGGTCAAACCTTAGAAGTGACCCAGGAGGAAGTTACTTTGAGTACTATGGGGTATGGGCTGATTCATCAAACAACGTGTATGTTGCTGGACAAGGCGGTGGAGGTCTTTCTTACATTGCAAAGTTTAATTCTTCAGGAACACTACAGTGGGAAAAACTAGTTGATGCTTTAGGTTCTGCAAATGCTAATAGTGACTATCCATACGGCGGTATTTACGGCGATTCTTCAGGAAATATTTATATATCAGGTACAAATACTACAGTTAATGCATCAAAGGGTGTTAGCCAACAATTAGCAGGTTTTGTAACAAAGTATAATTCTTCTGGCACTAATCAGTGGACTCGTAGAATTTCTTCATCGGTATCAGGAAGTGTTTCAAATTACGGTATTGCAATTGATTCAACAGGTCGTATACTTGTAGGAAGTTGGCAAAATCAACTTTCTGGTGGAACAAGTTATGATACTTTACTTTTTGCTCTTCCAACAGACGGAACAAAAACAGGCTCAATTACAGTAGGTGGTCGTGGATTTAATTATGCATCTGCAACTTCAACAGAAACGTCAATAACAACTAATACCACTACACCAACTTTAACTGCAGACGCAGGTTCACCAACTATGACTACTGAAACATTTACTGCTTCAAATGGTGCGGGTTCTGCAGAAACTATAACCCTCTAATAAAATGACTAAACAGTGCGGAACATGCACTAAATGCTGTGAAGGTTATATTCCTGGTAGTATTAACGGTATAAAAATTTTTGCAGGAAATCCTTGTTCTTATATTAAGGATAGTTGTTGTAGTATTTATTTGAATAAACCAAACAACTGTACTGTTTACAAATGTGAATGGCTTACTAATAACGATATTCCAGAATTCATGAAACCAACATCTATAGGATTTATCCTAGACTCTCAGGAAACTAGTTTTAGAATAATTGAAAATATACGAAAAAAGTTCAAATATCTTAGAGTTACACAATGTGAGCCAAGATTTAATAATTCTTCTTTTGAAAATATACTAGAGTACGTTACTATTAACAAATTTAATGCTGTATGGAAAAAAGACAACCAATTAAACTGGGCAGGCTCGGAAGAGTTTTGTAATGCCCTAAACTACACATTTAAAGTTAAAGAATTAAATTTAGAATTATGGTAACAACTACATTATTTTAGTAAAAACTAAAGCGAGCAAAACGCTTACTCAGGCTTAGGCGGCAAAATATCTAAACGGTCATAGACCGCCGTTGCTGCCTCCCAAATTGTGTCACTGTGAACGAAGGCATGGATATCGCATAAAAAGATAATCTTGTTCTGTATCTCAGCCTTGACCGCTGCAAGAGACGGGCACATGTCGCAGTAATCGGTAGAAATTATCGGTGAGATAAGCCCATACGTCATTGCCATTACTCTATTTTATACCTATTACCTAACCCCTATAACTGCCCTCGAGCGCGAAAAAAGACTTTTTGCTCTCTAGGGTGATACTGTTTGAATATGAAGAACAAAAAAGTAAGCGACATAATTACTGACACATCTTTGCGCAACAAAGGTTATATGACCTCCGATGAGTTTGTAGACAGACTTGTTCCTGGACTTAAAGAGTATCTGCAAAGAAATTGGGGAGTTCAGAACAAAAACGAACTTCATAGTCCAGAAGACCTTATTTCAAATGCGACTGTTTACATGGAAGTTGCCTATCATGTTATTGTTGATTTTGGTGTTGTTCCACAAAAAGAAAGAGAATAAGTAGACACAATGACACACACAGAATTATTAGAAAGCATTAGCACTAAAGAAACCTTTCCAATTGAATATAGAAAGACTCTTCAAGAAATAGCAGAACTACACACCTACGTCCTCACAGGTAAAAAGATGCGAGGAAAATCAGGACTAAGCAAAAGATGTACGGAGTGCGGTTTTGCCTACCCTTGCTCAACAATTCAAATCATAGAAAAAGAAATTAAATGACAGAGTGCACAGTCTGCGACCCTAACGCAAAGACCCCCTGCAAACTTGCAAGCACCACCTGTCCCTACCGAGACATCAACACCCTCAACTAACCTCCCCCCAAATTTATTCTTTGCCTCTTCTTCCGTTTACGGACAGAGAGCGCGAAAAAACGCATTTTTTGTTATTTAGTTATATAGTTATGCCTATGACTCAAGCAAGTAACTCGGTAAATCTTGAATTTATCGACAAAAAACTAGGTTTTTTATTATATAAATGTAAAACTTGCGGGGTAGAAAAACCTCATACAAAAGAGTATTTTTATTTATATAACTCATCAAAAGTAAAAAATTCTTTTATAAGACTTCACTGCAAAGTTTGCGATAAAGCAAAGGCAAATTATAGTCGTAATATTCGTCAAACAATTGCCAGAGTAGATAAATACGAAAAAAGACTCATTGCCACTATACAATTATCTGTTGCTATAGAAACTAATAATCTAAAAAAGTACAATAAAAAACTAACAGTAGAGCAGAAAAAACAACTGCATAAATATCTAAAAAATCAACATATAGAGGCTTTACAAGAAAATAAAAAATTTGATAAAAATGCAAAAAAAGAAAAAAATAGAATAAATAGAAATCTTAGAAGAAGAGAGTACGAGAAACAGCGTCGTTTAAATGGTTATCGTAAGTTGCTAACTCCAGAGCAAAAAGAAAAGAAAAGACTTCAAAATAAAAAATGGCGTGAAGAAAACCCTGAACATGCAAAATTTCTTGCAAAAGAATGGAATAGAAAAAACCCTGGAGCAGCCTCCCGCGCAGTCATGAGACAAAGAGCAAAGAAACGATCCAATGGCTATGAAAAATATAATGAAAAAGATGTCATAGAAATGTACGGAATTGTTTGTTATTTATGCAATAAAGAGATTGATATCACTCTTTCAAGAAAAGTTGGCTCGGAGCGTTGGCGAGAAAGTCTTCAAATTGACCATGTAATTCCAGTATCTAAGGGGGGACCTGATTTTTTAAGTAATGTTAGACCTACCCATGCTTTATGTAATAATTTAAAAAACGATAAAATTATATAAATTATGTCTAACAACCACCCTTCCCCCCTCTCCCCCCCCCCTTTTTTTTCTCTTCCGATTCCTCTTACGGAAAGGGAGCGCGAAAAAACGCATTTCTCTGCTACTCTTCAATCAATAACTCCTACGAAGGAAGAATCTACTATGGCAAAGCAAGACATTAAGACAAAAGAAAAAGACTCAACTAAGTGCTACACATATGCAGTAACTATGATTATTCAAGTCATTGCAGAGAGTGAACAATCCGCTAAAGATAAGTTAGATAAAGAAGGCGGATACGTAACAAATAGAGTGATTAATCTTGTTGATAGTGTCTCTTTGTATAGTGGAGAGTCTAAAGAGTAATAGGCTTTAAGAGTTAGTAATTCTTTGAATTAGCCACATCACTACTGAAATCATCAAGGCTCTTAGTAATATTCTTGCAAGGGTAGGACCTGCCCCATCTTCATACAGCCTATCTTTTTTGCCCATGCAGGTAGGGTACAAACACGAATAGCCTTTGTCAAACGCTTAAAAAGTCAGGAAGATAGCTCAGTTTGCACTTTTTGTAAAGCCCCTGATACCCTTTGCCTCTAATAACAAAAGAGAGAGAAAAGGTAGTACATATGAAGACGCCCCAAGGATATACAAAGACGAATGCAAAATTGCCTGAAGAGGTATATGAAAATTTTAAAAAGATTGCATCTGACTTAGAACTTCGTAATGCTTACATTAAAGAGTTAAGAGCAGCGTCTTGGAGTCTTCAAAGTATTGCAGATGCAGCAGGCATCTCTAGTAGAGAACGAGTTCGTCAAATTATTGAAGGACGCTATAAACATTTAAGTTCTTCTAAAGTATCTACTGACTTCTCTGTTCCTGCACTGCCTTTAAAAGAGGTTAAGCAACCAAGAGTTATTACCGAGCCTTCAGAACAAACTCTCTCTAAGTTATTAGAACTCAAGCCTAGTGCTCAAAAGGTACGCTCACACTCTCCTAATTTTAGAAAAGAAGCAGAGCAGTACACCGAGTTAATTAACCATGCCATTACCGTTGAAGGAGTAAGTGTCCGACACTTAGGTAAGCGCTTAGGTGTCTCTCCAAGTGCTCTTCGTTTTCGTATGGCTAGATATGGTTACATTACTAGTCATGATGGAAAGAGTATTTGCTACAAACCAATCTTAGATAAAAACAGATACGTCTTGCAGTCTTGATACAAGAAGATGTAATTGTTTTTCATCCTCATCGCTCAGACGGGTTTAGGATTCAAGGGCAAACAATAAATACGCTGACCAGTTTTATGGGAACAGGTGGGCTCAACATGTCCATGGTTGCCACAGAAAATATTCGAAGAATCACCCCTGAAGAGTGCGAAACTCTGCAGGGGTTTCCTTTAGGATGGACTAGTACCCAAGCAGATACGCACAGGTACAAACAACTAGGTAATGCTGTAACTGTCAATGTTGCAACATGGTTAGGTAATCGAATATGAGCACATTCGTTTCTTTATTCGCTGGCGTTGGTGGTTTCGATCTTGGCTTTGAAAAAGCAGGGCACACTTGTGTTGGTCAAGTAGAGATAGATAAAAATGCTCAGAAGATATTAAAAAAACATTGGCCTGACATTCCATTACATGATGATGTTAAGACAGCAATAGAGTGGGCAAAGGAGAGTGATTTAATTGGAAAAGTTGACATCGTCTGCGGAGGATTCCCTTGCCAAGACGTCAGCGTCGCTGGAAAGCGTGCTGGTATCGCTGGGGCAAGAAGTGGACTCTTCTGGGACGCAATACGATTTGCGCAGGAAGTCAAAGCACACACTATCGTCTTGGAAAATGTGCCAGGACTTTTATCAAGCAACGAAGGACGCGATTTTGGAGTCGTCATCTCTGAAATGGCCAACGCAGGGTATAGCCACATCGAATGGCGAGTTTTGGATTCGCAATTCTTCGGAGTCCCCCAACGTCGTCGTCGAGTCTTCATTGTTGGAAGTGTTGGAGACAGAAGTAAATCCCCGATACTTATTGAGTCCGAAAGCCTGCGAGGGGATAATGCGCCGAGCAACTCGTCGCGGAAAAACTCTTCCACCAGCGCTGGAAAAAGCACTGTTGCAAGGATGCGAGGGTTCGGAGACTACGAAGTAGATACTGTTGCATCCACTTTGAAGGCGAGGGACTATAAAGATGTCACAGACATCGTGGTTCGTCAAAGTAATTAGAAGTGGTGCAAGATATGAAGATGGAACACTTCCGCCAGAAGTATGGCGCGAGAGAGTTATTTGTCCTACTTTGAATGCTTTTGATAATAGTGGAGACTCCAGAGCAGTAGTAACAATTGTTCACTCTATTCAAAATACTGTAATTGGTAGAGCAGATACCGCTGGTCCTCAAGGGAAAGGGTATGGAGAAGTGACTGACCCAATGTTTACTGTAGACACATCTTCTCCTCACGCTGTATCAGTTACACCTATTCAAGATGCAAGAGAAATTGATAAAAAACAAAATGGATTAGGAATAGCAGAGGCTGGCGCTCCTGCATATACCGTTGACACAATCTCACATCAGGCAGTTAATTTTTCAACAATAGTAAGAAGACTCACTCCTAGAGAGTGCGAGAGACTACAAGGTTTTCCAGATGACTGGACTGGCGATCAATCAGACTCTGCTAGATATAAACAAATGGGAAATGCAGTTACAGCAAATGTCGTTGAGTGGATAGGGAGAAGATTATGAATAAATTAGAGCCTAAATACGGCTGGGGATGCAAAGATAATCACGTAGACAAACAAGCGTTGGCTACTCAGATAGAGCAATTAGAAATTGATATCTCTTTGAGCCCTACTGAAGTCCTTGCTTATGTTGCCAAACTTGTAAAAAGACTATAGTATTCTTTTTACCGATAGGGGTTGCGATGAGCCCCGTACTTTAGCAAAAGACTAAAGACGCTGGAAACCTATAACAATGGGCAAGGATATACGTGGGATGCGAGCTATAGCCCATGATTGGACAAGAGGGGAGCCTAACTTACGGTTAGGCTATAAGAAACCCACCTGCGTATATCCGAATTACTTTTATTCATATCCTTGGTTTTTAAAAAATATCAATCCTTCTTCAGTAGCAGAGAACACTGCTTTAAGATCTTCGTTATATTCAATTTTGATAAGACCCATTTCATACAAATCAATTAAATTATCGTTTATTCCATTCATAATTTCATCGTACATTTCAGGAAGTAGAATTTTCATTAACTCAAAGTTATATGTGTAAGTGAGTTCCCCATCTTCATCAAAACCATCTTCTATTAAAATTCCAGCCTCAATCATGCGTTCTACAAAATCATCCGCCTCGTCATCCGAGAGATACTCGAAGTCTTCCATGTCATCCATACTAGAAATCTTAACTGATATACTGGATATATGATTTATTCTAAGTTTGGCGAGTCGGATGTTTATGTTTACTCCATCGCTGGTCGCGGCCTTGTATGCGCAATGTGTTACTTTGGTGACGAGTTAGAAGTTTCCTTTAATGCAGAGTCAACGCAAGAAATGATTGACCACCTTAACGCCCACCAAAAAATTGGTCACTCCCTCCCTCCCAATCTCCTTAACCTCCTCCTTCTCGATAACCTAGTTAATTATCCCGATTCTCTTTCTTAGTACGGAACGAGAGCGCGAAAAAACAGATTTTCAAAGCAAGGTATAATTAACTTCTTTAAGGAGTTTCATGCCAATCCTAGGAACATCTGCGTCGGGATACGTTGATCCTTCGTACACACTTTATCAAACATTTAATGCATCTGGAACATTCACTATGCCTAATACTGCAACGCAGGTGGCAATTTTTATTATTAGTGGCGGAGGTGGCGGAGGTGCTGGCGGAAACGTTGGAAACTTAAATACTAAATTCCAAACTTATAACACTGGTGCATCGGGAGGTGGTGGCGGTGCGTCTGGAATTGTTGCCGCTGCCCAAGATGTGACATTAACTCCTGGAGCAACTTATCCTATAGTCGTTGGTGCAGGTGGCACTGGCGGTACTAAAGGTTTTGTACCATATAACGGTGGTACAGGTGGACAAAGTTCATTTTCTAATAACAGCAGCAGCCTGATAACAGTTAACGGTGGTGGAGGAGGTACTAGTAACTATGCAACTAGAACAGGTGGTCCTTCTGCCGGAGGAACTGTCGGTAGTATCAGCGCAAACGTAGTGTATAACTCCGCTTCACCGCAGGCAGGTGGAGATAGCGCAACAGCACAAGGGAGCGCGGCCATATCAAACAACACCGCAATTAACCTAAGCATGACACTTCCAGGAGCAGGAACAGTCAATAAACAGATAGGCTCCGGCGGAGCGGGTGGAGGGTCAGGTGCTTCTGGTCGTAACGGAGCAGGACTAAATAACGGTGGGTCATCAAGCAACGGTGGCGGAAGCGGAGGTAACGGCGGTAACGCTACTACTAACGCCGGATCGACCGGTAACATCGGAAACGGTGCTAATATTATTGGTGGTGGAGGAGGCGGTGGTGGCGGTGCAGGAACTCCTTCCACTGACGCTGGAAACGTAGGAGACGGAACAAACGCCGGGGCAGGACAAGCTGGACAGGTAATCATCTACGTTAAGTAATAACATAAATCTTTCACCGCAGGTCAGACAAATTCAAATAAAATATTTAAGAACCTGCTACTAAATAAGTAATTTTACTTGTTGTGTTCCTTTGCCATCTCTGCAAGAAAATCAGGGGTGCCTATCCAGTTTTTAGCGCCGTCAACAGCCCACATAAGATTTAACTGCTTACGCAACGCGTACATAAGTATCCACGTCAATGTTCTTGAGTCAAGAGTATTGCCTGCCTCAACGAGAGATAGAAACTCGATATCCGTATCAGGAAGCTTCTTTCGCATAACTATCGCATTAACCTGGTTAGGTTTTAACCACTCGGGAAACTCAGAGTTATCCAGCCACTCGCACTTAAACGAGACGCACGGTTCCTTTGGCCGCTGTGAGTAAATAGTGCATCCTGTTCCAATAGCAATAAAGTGACATGGACGACCTGGATAGAACTCGTGCCCGTGTGCACTTCCTGTCAGATAACCTTCGCAGCACTTCGTGCAATCACCACAACTACGTTGCACTGGTTTTAACTCTAACTTTACTTTATTGCTCATTATGAAATCATACCACCTTCCCCCTCCTTTTTTCATCCTCTTCTTCTTTTTCTTCTCCTTACGGAAAGGGAGCGCGGAAAAACGCATTTTTAATCTAAGGTATAATTAAGCATCTTTAAGGAGTAACATGCCAATTTTAGGAACAGTAAGTTCTGGATATGTGCAACCAGTGTACTCACTTGCGCTAACTGCTAACAACACCCAAAACTGGACCGTACCTGCGGGAGTGAGTAGCATAGTTGTAGTTACAATTGGTGGAGGAGGATCAGGAAGCTCTATAAGTAATAATGGAAGTCTATCTGGTGGTGGAGGCGGAGGTGCAGGTGGAGCAGCAGCAGCAATCATCCCTGTAACAGCAGGACAGACATACTCTGTTACTGTAGCAGGTGCGTCTGGGACATCAAAGATTACATCACCTAACTCTGTTGATTTGGTAACTGCAAACGGAGGAAGTAACGTTGCCACTGTTACGCAGAACGGTGGAAGTGGTGGCAATGGAAGCTCTAATATTGAAAAATCATTTACAGCATCTGGTGGAAGTGGTGGTAACGGTGGTAACTACTCAACCTCAAGTGCGTTAGGAAATAACGGTGATAATGGAGGAGCAAATTCCACTGGAAACTTTGCTATTGACGTAGCAGGACTACCTAACTACGCTGTTTCCTTATATGGTGGAGGCGGTGGCGGAGGCGGAGCTTTTGCCTCTGGAAGCAGACTTGTCTCAGCTAAAAGAAACGGTGGAACTGGCGGAGGAAACGCGGGAAATGGAGGAAGTGGCTTTTACCAAAATAGCACTAACTCACCTGTAAGTGCTAATGCTGGTAACGCAGGAACTGTAGGCGGTGGCGGAGGTGGAGGCGGCGGTGGTTACTTTTTTATTAGCGTAGAACAAGGTAGAGGTGGCGATGGTGGAGCTGGATCAAACGGACAGGTAGTAATATATTCTGCCTAACTAGCATATCATTTATTTTTAGGATATGTAAAGTAAGATTATAATTTTAGCGATAAAATTAACAAGTACGAAAGGAAAAGATATGGGTACATACGCGGTTATTGAGAACACAAAGGTAACAAACGTTATCGTAGCGGAGTCTAGGGATATCGCCGAGGACGTGACAGGACATACGTGCGTCGAGTACACCGAGTCAGATCCTGCAGGAATCGGCTGGGACTATGACGGAGAGATGTTTATCTCACCTCGTCCCTTTGCATCATGGACCTTTGATAGAGCTACAAAGACATGGAACGCTCCAGTTCCTATGCCTAAAGATGGGCTTTATACTTGGAACGAAACAACTGGCTCTTGGGATGTTGTAGCACCAACTGAAGAATAAATGTAATAGTATAGTTTTCTTGCGTAGACTTAGCTCACAATAGAAAAGACGTACTATGACAAACATTGTTTTTACCGATACTTTCGGTGTACCTGAAGAATATATACCTAAGCCTGCAACATCTTTTGTACCTGACTGGTATAAAAATATGGAGTCATATATTACAGGTGAAAAAACTCCTGACGGAAATGGAATGACAACTGGTACGTTAAAACGTTGTATGCCAGTCTTCGACTCTATTACTGCAGGCTATATTTTGACTACGTACGTTGATGTTTATGTATCACAAAAAGATGGAACGTCGATAAGTAAAAGTACAGGTAGAAAGAAAAAGATAAAGGTACCTTGGTACGAGTGGCCATCATATGGGCCAATACAATTTCACCCAGTTGAGCAAGCCCCAGAACACCCTCTTGCAAATGGTTTTTCATACCCTAAATGGATTAATCCATGGAGCATAACTACACCTCCTGGATACTCAGTTATGTTTACAGCGCCAGTTCATCGCAAATCAGTCTTTACAATACTAGATGGGGTAGTAGATACCGACACTTACACCGCCCCTGTTAACTTCCCTTTTGTGCTTAAAGACCACACATACGAAGGGCTAATCCCTGCAGGCACTCCTATGGCACAGGTAATTCCATTTAAACGCGAGTCCTGGGAAATGACAATAGGAAATAACGAAGAGTTACTACAGCAAAACAAAGTAACAACTCTCTTACGCACAAAGTTTTTTGACTCATACAAATCTCAATTTAGAACTGTCAAAGAGTACAAATAACCCCCTCCCCCCTTTTTTACTCTCTGCTGCCTCCTCTAACGGAACGAGAGCGCGAAAAAACGCATTTTTAAACTGCGCTATAATTAGCTATCTAAACAAAGGATTCCCGTGCCACTTTTAGGAACTTCTGCTTCTCAGAATAGCAAATCTTTCTTAAATACCCCTGTCGAGTTACTTGTAGTTGGTGGTGGTGGTTCAGGTGGTGTTTATTGGGCTGGTGGTGGTGGAGCTGGTGGATACAGAACTTTTTCAAATTTAAGTGGAGTAAAGGGAACTACTTACACAATTGTTGTAGGCGGCGGTGCAGCAGCTAGAACAACAGGTCAACAAGGTGGACGTTCAGGCAGCGCTAGTTCTGCATTTACATATAGTTCTGCTGGTGGTGGTGGTGGCGGTGGAGATAACGGCGGCGAAAGAATTGGTCTTGCTGGTGGTTCTGGCGGAGGTGGTGCTGGCAATGTAACTTCCGCTGGTGGTGCTGGTAATACTCCTTCAACTTCTCCTTCACAAGGAAACAATGGTGGTAGCGGTGACGGTAACGCTGGTGGCGGAGGTGGTGGAGCTGGAGCCGTTGGCGCAAGCGGCTCAGGAAACGCAGGTAACGGTGGCAATGGAGCAACTTGGTCAATAAATGGAATAACTTATGCAGGCGGAGGCGGTGGAGCTGCAACCAGTGGTAACCGTGGATTAGGTGGAACAGGTGGTGGTGGAAATGCTGACCCAGCTGCGTTTTCTAATGCAAGTCCAGGAGCTGCAAATACTGGTGGTGGAGGCGGTGCGCAAAGACAAAATGGAATGGGTGACTCAGGAGCAGGTGGCTCTGGTGTTGTCATAGTTGCATTTCTTTCTTCTTACCCTACTGCCGCATCTACAACAGGCTCACCGACAGTTACAACAAGCGGAAGTTATCGTCTATACACTTTTACAGCTAACGGAAGCATCACGTTCTAAAAACAGTATAAAATAGGACTAGCAATCGTTTCAATAAGGAGACAAAATGGCACATTGGGCAGAAATAGACGAGGACGGAATCGTTCTTCGTGTAACCGTCGGATCTAACAATGACGCCGACGAAGGCTATCAGTGGCTCATCGACAACCTAGGTGGAACCTGGGTTAAGACAAGTTACAACACACAAGGCGGAGTTCACACAAACGGTGGAACACCTTTAAGAAAAAACTACGCGGGTATCGGGTATTCATATGACTCCGAGCGCGATGCGTTTATCCCGCCTAAAGCTAGCTGTCATGACGAGGAAACACTAAACGAGGACACATGTCTTTGGGAGTGCGGTAACGAAGAGCACACCGCGCCTCCACAAATAAGTTAGGATAAAATAAGCCTATGCCAATCCTAGGAAACACATCATCTCACGGTAAAGGCTCACGTATGGTTACGCCCAACGTTGAGTATCTTGTAGTCGGAGGTGGTGCAAGTGGCGGCTCTGGAGGTCGCGCTGGTGGAGGTGGCGCAGGTGGTTTTAGAACTGCAACAGGTCTTGCAGTAACTGCTGGAACACCTTTAACTGTAACTGTTGGTGCTGGCGGTGCTGGTTCTACTGGTAACGGAAACAATGGAAATGCATCAGTATTTGGATCTATTTCTTCCGCTGGCGGTGGCCGCGGTGGCGCAGGCATTAATGGACAAGTGGGAGTTGCAGGTGCGGCTGGCGGTTCAGGCGGCGGCGGTGGTTGGACTAACGGCGGTGGTTCTCCTGTTGGAGGTGCTGGTAATACTCCTTCTGTTTCTCCTTCACAGGGGAACAGTGGTGGTAACGGCGCTAATGACAGAGGTGCTGGTGGCGGGGGCGCTGGTGGCTCTGGTGACAGTGGCAATGGAGGTACCGGTGGCACTGGTGGTGCTGGAACTTCATCATCTATAACAGGAAGTTCTGTTGGATACGCAGGCGGTGGTGGTGGTTCAGGTGGCGGAGGTGGCGGAAGCGGTGGTGGAAGCGGAGGCGGTAACGGCGGTAATGCTTTTGGAGGCCTAGGTACTGCTGGCGGAGTAAACACTGGTGGTGGCGGCGGTGGTGGCGGTGCAGAAGGCGGCACTACTTATGCAAGCAGAGCAGGCGGTTCAGGATTTGTAGCAATTAGATATGCAGACAGTTTCCCTCTAGCAACCGCAACAACTGGTTCACCAACTGTTACAACATCAGGCGGATATAGAATTTACCAGTTTACAGCGAACGGGAGTATAACCTTCTAATTGTCAATAGACAGTTTTACCCTCAGATTGAGCGTGTAAAGGTAAGAAATCGTCCAATGTGACACTTAAGAAATCTCCCTAGGGGAGGCTATTAAATGTACAGTTTTAAGTCTAAGTCTGTATGATACAGTCATGAATATGCTCAATAAAATCCATAATGAAGACTGTTTAGCAACAATGGCTCGTATGCCTGATGGTTTTATTGACCTAACAGTCACATCTCCTCCTTATGACAATTTACGCAAGTACAACGGTTACTCTTTTGATTTCGAGACCATAGCCAAAGAACTATATAGAGTTACAGCAGATAACGGAATGCTTGTGTGGGTTGTTGGTGATGCAGTCATCGCTGGCTCCGAAACTGGGACAAGTTTCCGACAAGCACTCTTTTTCAAGGACATTGGTTTCAAACTCCACGACACAATGATTTACGAAAAGAACAGCCCTGCCTACCCAGCAAGTTCAATAAGTAACCGTTATACGCAAATCTTTGAGTATATGTTTGTCTTTGCCAAAGGTCAGGTTCCTAAACACCTTATCTGCGATAAACCAAATAAGTGGGCTGGCTTTAAGGATTTCTCTGGAAAACTTAAAAACCCAGTTCCAGATTTTTCACCTAGAAACAATATCTGGAAGTACACAACATCTTTTAACGGAGTGAAGCACCCTGCCCCATTCCCTGAATCTTTAGCGCAAGACCACATCCTTAGTTGGAGTGACGAGGGAGCCACTGTCTATGACCCATTTATGGGAAGCGGAACGACAGCAAAAATGGCTGCTTTATTCAATAGAAATTTCGTTGGTAGCGAAGTAAGCAGTGAATACTGCGAACTAGCCAATGAAAGACTAAACAAAACACATGACGAGAGAAGGAAATAATGAATCTAGATAACTGGACACAACCTTTCGAGATTGCCTTTAAGTTGGCTATGTTCTCTTTAGGTTGGCTACTTGTATTGCTAATTGGGTTTTTTGTACTTGCACTTTCAGTTGCACTTCTAAAATCTGTCCCTGCATTATTTAAGGGCAAAAAGAAATTAAAAAAGGCTACCTTAGAAGACACCTATAACGATGCTATGAATCGATTTGCTAAGGCAAAGAACTTCAAGGTTGTAAAAGACGAAGAATAGTCTTGTATACCGATTCTATATTAATAGCATATAAAGCATATCTAGAGAAGGGTTGTTTTTTCTATGACAGAAAATAAAAAGATAGCTTATTGCTATGCAAGAGTATCTACTCAAATGCAGGTTGACGACGGGGTCAGTCTAGATGCTCAGGAAAAACAACTTAAGTATGCAGCAGAGTCTCAGGGGTATGAGGTAGAGATGCTTCGTGAAGAAGGTCGTTCAGGAAAAAATATCACTGGGCGACCTGTATTAACTGCTGCATTAGAGAGTCTTGATAAAGGTGAAGCAGAGGCTTTGTTTGTTACACGTCTCGACAGACTTGCTCGTTCTACTAGAGACTTTCTTAGCATTGTCGATCGTTCACATAAGTACGGCTGGCGTCTAGCACTTCTTGATCTTGGTTTAGATACTGCTACGTACCAAGGTCGTTTTGTTGTAACCATTATGTCTGCAATGGCAGAGATGGAACGTGGAATGATTTCACTTCGGCAAAAAGATGTTCATCAAGATAGACGTGATAATAAAAAAGTATGGGGTGTTGATTTAGGACCACTACCTTTAGTAGATAAATCAATTTCAGATAGAATATCTTCTGATAGAGATTTAGGTCTTTCTTATAAATCAATTGCAGAAAAACTTAATAGCGATGGGGTAAAGACAGTTTTAGGTGGAGTTAAGTGGTATGCATCAACTGTACGACATATTTATTTAAGGAAATAAATAACGTAAAGTATAATTAGGGAGTAATTTAGTAAAAAACTAAATTAATAAGACATAAAACCCTACCCCTGGGGGACTCTGATTGACTAACTTTAAACGCAAAGTTTTCTTGTTTATTGGTATAAGTCTATGTATTACAGTTTTTTCAATAATGTCGCCAGATAATGCCAAGGCTACAGATAACCAAGAGCAAGTTATTGTAAGCCCTGCTCAACAAGCAGTTAACTCTGCCCTTTCAACTGCCACTATAGAGGTTCAGCAGGCTATCACAGCCACAGATAGCGCGGCAGTAGAAGTGGCACAAGCACAAACAGAATACTCTCAAGCACAATCTATCACCTCAGAATTAGCATCAAAAATATCTTTGGCTAATGCAGAAATAAATAATGTTCAAACTGCAATTAATACTATTAATAATGTTGACTTATCTGTTACTCCGATAAATCAAAGTTCTCAAGTAGTTCAAGATGCAAAGGCTACAATAACTGTTGCAACTACAGCTATAAGTAATGTAACAACACAAATAACAGAGGCTCAGACAGCAATATCTGAAGCTGTTGCAGCAAAAACAGAAGCGTCTACAGCTCAAGCAACTGCTCAAACCGAATTAACTCAGGCAAACCTTGCTATTGATGCTGCTCAAACAGCAGTCAATAATTTACAAGCCACTATTGGAACTAGCACAAATGTTTTGGCTGGAGTAGATGATGCTGGTGTTCAAATGAATCTTCCGTTCGGAATGCAAATGGGTGGAACTGTTTACAACAATGTATTCGTTGGATCAAATGCAACAATAACATTTGGAACAAATGAAGGATGGGTTTACCATACAACTCCAGGCGCACCGTCAGTATCTATTGCTGGATGGGACTGGACTACTTGGAGCACAGGAACTGGAATTACTTATGCAACAACTGGTACAAGTTTAGATATTGCCTGGGACCTTAGACCTTTTCCTCAACAAGATGCTTCTACGCAGATGGTTCAAATAAGATTTAATGCTGATGTGAATCCAAATGATGGTGCATGGATAGCAAATGTAACTGCTAATGGACCAATACCAAATCAAGCGAGATTTAATGTTAGAGAAACAACCAACGGTGCACTCATTCCAATTACAGATACTAATGCTGGAGCAGGCTTTGCTGGACAAATAAGTCAAGGTGCAGCATTTACTCCGTATGTGGATCCAAACACAGAAACAGTTCAGGCAGCGGTTGACGCAGCAAATGTAACGATTGCACAATTAAACTCAAGCCTTACCCCAGTCGTTGCCCAGAACACTACAAACACGTCAGCAATAAATGCTATTAACACAACATCTTTAACTAATACCGTAAACTCAGCGGTATCAACAAAGACATCTCTTGAGTCATCATTAAACACTAAATCAAGTCAATTAGTTACTGCAATTAATAACAACATTCCAACCCCTGCCCCAATAATTTTAACTCCAATTGTTGCAGGAACTACTGCAACTATTACACCGTCTTTACCTGAAGGATACACAGCAAACACTTGGTTTTATCAAGTAGTAACAGATGATCCAGATGCAGAAAATCCATACGAAGGTGGAACATATAATACAGATGGTGCACCAGCATCTATTCAATTAACTGGTTTGACAGAAGGCGCTACCTATACAGTTAGAGTTGCTAATTGGTCTGGACCTGTAAGTCAATATACTGAGACTGTTATTTCTGTACCCGCACCACAAGGCTCCAATTTAACTACTGGTGGAAATAGTTCCCCAATAGATACAACTCCAATAGATACAACTCCTGTTGACACAACCCCTGTAGATACAGAACCAGTAGACACAGAACCAGTAGACACAGAACCAGTTGATACAGAACCAGTAGACACAGAACCAGTAGACACAGAACCAGTTGATACAGAACCAGTAGACACAGAACCAGTAGACACAGAACCAGTAGACACAGAACCAGTAGATACTCCTGCAGAAGAAGTAGAGGCTGTATTTGAAGAAAGCGAAGTATCTATTGAAGAAATATCAGAAAGTAATGCAAACCTTTCTGTAGAAGATGTTCAAGAAATTATTACTGATTTAATTAGTGATAGTGGTTTAGACGCGTCTGAAGTTTCTGCAGTACTAGAAGCAATTGCTGAAGGTGGAGAAGTGTCTGCAGAGATTGCCGCTGAGGTCTCATCTACATTATCAGAGGGCGGAATAACAGAAGCGGAAGCAGAATTTATTACAGAAATGCTTTCTGCAGATGGAGAAATAACAACTTCTGAAGTTGTTAATCTATCAGAAGCATTAAACGAAGACGGTAAATTTACTTTAGTAGAAAAAGATTTAGTTGCAGATGTATTAATCTCATCAGCAGAGGGGGAACCAGTAACTGCTGCCAACATAGAAGCAGCAGGGCTTGAGTATCGCGACCTTCCTCCAACAATTCCAGTAGAGGTAAGAGAAGATGCAAATGGTAATCCAGTAGTTATTCAAGCAGAGGTGGCATCTGCACTGCTTGTATTAGAAAGTCCAGCAGCACTAGCAGGTGCAATTGCTGCTTGTTTTAATCCAGATGAAGCAATTGAAGGATTAACAGAAGAAGAAAAATGTGAATTAGGCAAGGCACTACTTAACATGGGTGCTGACATGTCTATACCAGAACGTGAAAAAGCAGAAGACATCGTAGTTGTAACCGTAATTGCTGGCCAGATAATTCTTGGTACAGCATATAGAAGAAAGGTATAATAGGAATATGAAATCGCTAAAGAAATGGGGCTTTGCAGCTCTAAATGAAAACTTTACATTTCTTGGTTTTTTTGTCGCCTGGGTTGTACTAGAGGGCAGTGCAAAAACAGTTGTAGGGTATGTAACAATAGCCTCAGTCGCCCTGTGGTTTGCCACTATAGGAATTAGAGAAAAAGCTGAAAAAGAAGAATAATAGCTTTTATACTAAAAATATATTGCCTAGCGAGTCGTAAAACCCGTAGCCTAAAATCTCTAGTATGCTATAGATACAATAAGCATAATGGAGAATAATGAGTTCAGAGCTAGTAGCCGAATATAAGGTTAAAATTGAAGCACTTTTTCCACTGGCAAAAAAGGCTTACGGCTCAAGAAAACAAGACACTCCTGCTCATAGAGCAAGTAGAGAGTACACAAGACTTTTAGTTGAGTTTTCTTCTTTAGACGGGAATCTTCCTGAACTAGCAAAAGCACTCAAAGTTGCATACCCTGGAATTAGACGAAGAATTATCATGGAAAAAGTCTCTATCTCAAGCATTAAACAAGAGAGAAAAGCAGATATATCAGAATTGCCTAATGCAATAGAGAGAATAAAAAAAGCAAAAGAAGATGGTGGATCTGTTTTTTATCATAATCAACTTACAAAAGAATATATAAATGGATTTTCTTTACAAGATTTAGCAAAGGGATTAGGGCTCAATTCCGCGGCTCCTTTATATTATGGAGTACAAAGAAGTCTTAGTAGAGCGAGTAGAGTTTAAGTATGGGACAAAGTTTTATGGAGAAGATATCTCTTCTTTCTCCAGAAGAAAAAGCTGCAATACTTGCTGACTTAGACCCAGAAGTTCTTCTCTGGGATTGGCACTCTTGGGCACGTCCAGAACAACAATCCCCTGAAGGTGATTGGAATATTTGGATTTATCTTGCTGGTCGTGGTGCTGGAAAAACAAGAGCAGCAGCTGAGTGGGTAAGAGAGACAGCAAAGTACACAAACACTGGTCAAAGACGTTTTGCACTTGTTGCTCGTACTGCAGCAGATGTGCGTGACGTTCTTGTTGAAGGTGAATCAGGAATTATGAATGTGACTCCACCAAGTGAGCGTCCATTGTATGAACCATCTAAACGTCGATTGACTTGGCCTAACGGAAATACTGCAACCTGTTTTACTGCTGATGAACCAGACTCACTTCGTGGACCCCAATTTACACATGCTTGGGGGGACGAAGTAGCCGCATGGAGACAGACTCCAGATGCTGCTGGTATGACTGCTTTTGATAACTTACGTGTGGGAACTCGTTTAGGTGCTAACCCACAAATTATGATTACAACAACTCCTAAGCGTGTACCGCTTCTTTACTCTTTGTTAGAAGAAGAAAAGAAAGGTAAGAAAGTTGTTGTTACTAGAGGCTCTACTATGGATAACTCTGGAAACTTGAGCTCTGCATATCTAGACACAATTATGGGAGTTTACGAAGGCACACGGCTAGCAAAGCAGGAACTCTATGGAGAAATGCTTGACTCCATTGAAGGTGCATTGTGGACAATAGAGATGATAAGTAAGGCTAGACAAAATGTTTTACCACCTCACACTCCTTTAAGAGTTATTGGCGTTGACCCCTCCGTTGCAGAAAATCCTCGGGACTCCTGTGGAATTGTTGTAGTTGCATCTACTGCTGATAGAGATTTATATAAACGTCACGCTTGGGTTTTAGAGGATGCAACCATCCACGGTTCCCCAGAAGTGTGGGCAAATAAAGTTGTAGAGATGGCTAGACGCTGGGGGGCACCAGTTGTAGCAGAAGTAAATCAAGGTGGAGCACTAGTTACTAATGCTATTAATGCTATTGACCCCAACGTAAAAGTATTTGAAGTTCACTCTAAGCATGGAAAACAACTTAGAGCAGAGCCAGTAGTTCTTGCATATGAACAAGAAAGAGTTCATCATATTGGATACATTGCAGAGTTAGAAGACCAAATGACTGCATGGATTCCTGGTGAAGGAAAGTCTCCAGATAGAGTAGACGCTTTAGTCCATGCTTTAACGGCTTTACTTATTAAACCACCTAAAGGATTTATTGGTGGAAAGTTAACCGCAAAATCTCCAGCCGCCAGAAGACTCCCAAGTTTTAGAGGCGGTTCAGGTGGAAGAAGTGGTGGGTCTAGGGTTTTTAAGGCTAATTAAAATTTATTTAGCATTAAAAGTTATCTAGCAAATCTAGATGCAACAGACCAATCTACTTCTCCAGAAGGAACTGCTCTCGGAATGAGAGAACGTCCACCAACTGTTGCTTGAGAACCAGAACCAACAATAGTTAAGTTTCTATCCATAAGTTTTCTGTGGAATGCAATCTGAGTAAGTGGCTTTTCTCCACGTTCTTCACTCCATGCTCTGTAAACAGTGTAAAGCGTTTTTACAGATAAAGTAGAGCCCGCATTTTCATTAGTCTCTTCATTTAAGAACAAACCAATTCTGTCTTCATTCTTTCTATATATCTCGGCCGCTTCGCTAACAACTCGACACCAACCAAGACCATCTTTAGAGCCAGAGCCTAAAACTTTAATTGCTCCTTCTACTGCCCAAGCAAGAACAGCACTGAGTGCACCATCTGGGTCAAATATGTATTCTTTTAACTCTGGGTCAGGACTTTCTGGCACATGCAAAAATGGAACTGGTCTAATACGTCTCCACATAGCATCATCAGTAATTACTGGTCTGTGATTAGTACTTACCCATAGTTTTGCACGAGAACTAAAAGTAAAAGGTTTTTCACCAGGAGAACGAGCAGAGATTTCAGAAGAACCAGTTAATTTCTTAACTGAGTTTTCTTTTAGTCTTTCAGACTCAGGTAACTCATCTACCCACACCATTCGACGTCCACGCAACTCAGCCCAGTGGTAAAGGTCTTGGCTATTTGCTCTACCATCATTTTGCGCAAGAATACTTGAGTCCAAAGGCCAAGCATATTGCTGGGTACCTAAACACTTAACTAGTGCTTCAACAAAAGTATTCTTACCAGAACCAGCAGGACCGTAAACTAGAAACATAACATCATATTTTCTAGAACCAGTGAGAGAGTAACCAGCAGCACGTTGTAACCACTCTTGGAACTCTTTATCTCCATTAGTAGCAAAGTCTAAGAATTGTTCCCAACGGACATTTCTTTGACCAACAATGTATCCAACTGGTGCTCTTCTAGTTATAAATAGGTCAGGACGATTCTTTAACAACTCTCCTGTTTTAAGGTCAATAACACCATTCATTACACCTAATAAATTTTCATCCTTGTCCCACTCTTCTACATATCTATTAATTCTAGGGTCAGAGTTTCCTGCTTCAATTGCAGAGCGAAGACGACCAATTGATTTTGTTTGCTGAGCCCACTTAATAACTTCGCCTTGTTTATCTGGGTCATCATATTTAACAATCTCGCTGGCAATAAGAGTAGGAATCATTTTTGATAACTCTTTAACTTCTAAGCCTTCGGCATCTGGTTTCCAGTAACCATTATTCCAATGAAACCAGCCTAAACCAGGTGTATACCTAACTACATCTCTAAAAGTATCTACTAATCTACGACCATTTCCAATATCTGTAAGACTTCGCTTACCTTCTTCTCCACCATCTTCAACAGATATCGCATCCGTATCTTGAGGGATGTCTAAATTCTTAGCAGATAAAACTTGGTCGTTTGTGTAGCCACTTTCAATAGAACTAGTTATTGCACTATTTCTAGTGCTAGGAGTAGGAGGATGAACAACTCCCAAAACTGGTGTTATTTTTTCTACAGATGTTCCCTTTGAAGACGCTCTAGATTCTTCTTGAGAACGTACAGACCATTCTTGAAGCCCAGGCCATACTCTATTTGATTTAGGATTTTTTATAACAAAATCAATTGCACGTCGAGTGTGCATCATTACGCTGTTAGTTCCCTCAAGTGGCATAGGAGGCTTAACTTTTTCAGCATTGAATCGAATCATCAAAGACTCAACAGCAAGACGACCTGCTTCAGTATTTACAGGAAACTTATTTGCAAGTGCACAAGCAAGTTCATAAAGACCGACTGCACGGTTACCTTCTTCAATACCTTCTTCAAGAACTTTATCAATATCAACTTTTTTACCTGAGTACTCTAAATCTTCAAATATTGAAGACCAATCTCCAGTACCAACATCAGTACCGCTAGACCTCTTTGTTCTTTTTCTTAAAACACTTAGTAGCTCTTCTGGCGCTTGAGCCATTTCCATTTCATGAGGGCCCTTGCCCTTTACCCACTCATAACAGTGACCTGAAAAGTGTCTAGAAGGTGCAATAAGAACATAACCATTGTGCTTAATATCAACGCCTTTTAAGCCTTGTTTATTTAAGTTTCCAACTAAATCTTCTGACTCACTGCACTTGTAAAATAAGTGACGACCACGCATGGCTTTTCCGCCACCAATTGTGTATTCACCAGTTATCGCTTCTACAGTTGGTGGAAGTGCTCCTTCAATCAGCTCTTCAAACTTTTCAAATGATTCTGGGCCACCAGCACGTGGGTCAATATCAATTACTAAAAATCCACTAGGACGACAGAAAACACCAATGTTGTAATCAGGTTGAGACGCCCACCATTCAGAAACTTTATTTACATCAGATGTAGCAGATGTGTTCCATTGATTTATTGCTGGGTGTTTACCAGTATCTTTTGGTTCTGCGTGTGAAGAGTTACAACTACATCTTCCATTTGCTATTCCATAACATGGAAGAATTTTCCAACCTTGTTCTGCATACCATTGCGCCCCTGGTGCAAGTCTGTTATTTGCGTACTCCCATGTACTCATTTTGACCCACTTACATAAGCAGTTTCTAGAGTAATTGGTAGTGAAGAAAACCAGTTATCCGCATCTTGAATAAGAATATAAACTCTTTCTCTTCCAGTTTCAGTAGTTGTTTTAATTGCACTTAATTCTCCGAGCCATACCGCTCTGGCAACAACTCTAGATGGTATTCCGTATCTTAGAGCAGTGGCTCTTATGCTTAGTCTTTTTTGTCCTTGTATCAAAGCCACGGCCCCTTCCTTACACAAATCGTTGACGAACTATAGACCAGGTTTTGATAAATTTGAACCATTTACGCAATATTAAAACTATAGAGCTTTTAAAACAAAAAGGGAAGAGACTCGCCAATATAAAAAAATAAGATACCCAAATATATGTCAAAATTAGACCATTAGTCAAAAGTCACTATAACAATAGTCAGATAGGTGCTCCCACTTCATGTTCAATGGTACTCAAGTTTGGTATGAAATAGTAGGTATAACAGGAGCAATCTCAGCCCTTTGTATTTTTATGTATTCAGTTTACAAAATAGCAAAAAGGATAGATGGCTCCATTGGGGTAGATGGAGAAGGTAGAACTCTATCAGAGAGAATGGATAAAGTCGAATACCAACTTTGGCCTAATGGCGGTCAGTCTATGGCTGACAGGGTTAACTCCATAGACAAAACCAATAATCAAATGATGACAGAAGTTAAGATTATCAAAGAACTTGTCCTCGGGATGATAGATACAAATCATCAAGCATCTGTAGAGGCAAAAAAGAACAACTTAGCATAAAAAGGACACGCCGAAAAAAAGTTTGCTTAGGTGCTATGAAAAAGTAGCACTTACCGTTAAAGTACCCGTATGAAAACAGTGTTTACTTACACGAACACTTACTTACATATGAAAGGGGTACTTTAAAATGAGCCTATCGGAGAAGCTAAAAACAGCAACTAGGTCTGAACCAGGCCTTCCTTGTGGGGTATCTAGATTATTACTTACAGTAAGTGATGAAGATCGTGAGGCTTTAGAAGCAATCTTTTCTACTAAAGCTGGTAACGGGTCTGTATCCAATTTAAAGATTCATGAGATTATATCTAGTGAAGGCCATAACATTGCATTTGCTTCAGTAAGACTTCACAGAGCAAGAGCCTGTAGATGTTTTATAGGGAAAACTAATCAATTAAAAAAACATTTAAACGATAAGTTAGAAAAAAATAATGACTGAGTCTATGGCTGAAAGGTTAGCCGCACTTATATCTCCTGGAGAGTCGGGCTCGGATATAAGAAAAAATAATACTCCAGAAGCGTGGCGTCCCCGCATGGAGATAGATGAGGCTGGCGGATACCTAGTATCTATTCCTAGATCAGAAGGAAACTTGCCAGATGCAATAGAAATTTTAAAAGAATTTAATTTAGACCCAAAGGACTGGATTGTTCGCTCGGTTCGTAGATCTAGATGGCAAAGATATGACGGTGAGTGGTTAGAGTCGGCAAGAATAAATGTAGTTGCAGCCGAGATGATAAGAAAAGAAAATGATTTAGATTTAGAAAAACTTATAGAGGACATAAAAAAATGGAGACCTGCCGCTAGAGAAACAAAAGTAGCGGGAGAGTTTGCTTTTGTCTTTGCTCCCAGTGACCAACAAATTGGTAAAAAAGGTAGCGGCGGGGGGACTTTAGAATCAGTAGCAAGAATTCATCAAACTACTGAGGGTGGAGTCCATAGATTAAAAGAGTTACGCAAGATAGGTAGAAGCCTAGGAACAACTGTGATTGCATTATTAGGAGACCATGTAGAAGGAAATGTTTCTCAGCATGGAAAACTACAAGGTCAGGCTTCATCAGATTTAGGGCTCACAGAGCAAACAAGAGTTGCCCGTAGACTATTAATGTCTCAGATAAAAGCATTTGCTGAGATATCAGACAGAGTAGTTGTCCCAGTAGTTAACGGAAACCATGACGAGGTAACTAGGCAAGTAGTGGCTAATCCAGCAGATGGTTGGAACACAGAAATTGCTAGCGCTGTGCAAGATGCTTGCGCAGAGAATCCAAATTTAGCCCACGTTGAGTTTAGATATCCAGAAAGTGACCATCAAACTTTAGCAATAAATATAAATGGAACTATGCTCGGCTTATTCCATGGTCATCAATCTAGAGACCCAATTAAATATCTTTCAGGTCAAGCGGCGGGACAAACAGCGCTAGGCAACTGCGATGTTTGGTTATCTGGCCACTACCACCACTTTAAAAGTATGGACATTGGTCCTCGCTTCTGGGCGCAGTGCCCGACTCTAGATCCTGGCTCTGCTTGGTTTAGAGATAGAACAGGGCTCGAATCTCCTGCTGGAGTTTTAACAATGGTTATCGGTGAAGGGTATGACCCTCGCAGAGATATAAGCATTATCCCAGCTAGCAGGTAGAAAAGTGCTCTATAATAAAGGTAGATTTATAAACACTTTTTTATAAAATAAAAAGTAAGAGTACTAAAAATCTTGTAGAATAGGCAAAGACCTGCTTAGTTTTATCTCGTTCAGACGTGTTCGAGTGAGAGTATTTTGGAGATTTAATGCCATATCCAGAGGATGTATCCACTAGAACGATTGTAGGTAGTTTTACATCTACAGACGGTAGTCCTGCCTCGGGAACAGTAACTTTTACTCCATCTGGAAGAATTTTAGATGCTGATGACACACAAATTATTTCTGGTCCTATAGGGGAAACTTTAGATGGTTCGGGTGAATTCTCAATTGAACTACCATGTACAGATGATAGAGATTTATCTCCAATCGGTTGGTATTACACAGCGACAGTAAGAATTTCAGGGGCTAGGGCTTATAGTTTTAAATTTTATTTATTAACTGGTGCAAATGAAGTTGATTTTTCTAATTTAGATAGAGTAACTCCAGTATCAAATTCTCAAGGAGCATTTGCTTCATCTAGAGGTCCAGTTGGTCCTCAAGGTAGTACAGGTCCAACAGGTGTAACAGGAAGAACTGGTTCTACTGGTGCTACTGGTGCAGGAAATACTGGTGCTACAGGACCGACGGGTCCAGCGGGTGCACCAACAGGTGCTACTGGTGCTACTGGTCCAACTGGAAGTACAGGTTCTACAGGAAGTACTGGTGCAACTGGATCTCCTGGAACATCTATAAATGTTCGTGGAAGTGTTGCAGCAGTTGTTAACTTACCATCAAGTGGTAACGCAACTAATGATGCATATATTGTTGATGCTGATGGTGATTTATATGTTTGGGGTGGATCTAGTTGGAGCAGTGTAGGACAAATTGTTGGTCCTGCTGGTGCAACTGGTAATACAGGTGCAGGTCAAACTGGAGCAACTGGTCCAACAGGTTTAGTTGGTGCAACAGGTGCAACAGGTGCAGGTGAAACTGGAGCAACAGGTAATACAGGAAGTACAGGTTCAACTGGACCAACTGGTACTGGTAACACTGGTGCAACTGGTGCCACTGGTGCTGGCTCAACTGGTGCAACAGGTGCTACTGGAAGTAATGGAGCAACTGGTAGTACAGGTGCAGTTGGTGAGACTGGGGCACAAGGAAATACAGGTGCAACTGGAAATACAGGAGCAGATTCAACTGTTGCAGGGCCCACAGGTTTAGTTGGGGCAACTGGTGCAACAGGTGCAAGTATTACTGGAAATACAGGAGCAACTGGTAATACAGGTGCACAAGGAAATACTGGTGCACAAGGTGAAACAGGTGTAACTGGAAATACAGGAGTAGGGGTAACTGGAAATACAGGTGCGCAAGGTGAAACTGGAGCACAAGGAAATACAGGTGTAACAGGTCAAACTGGAGCAAGTATTACTGGTAATACTGGTCCTACAGGAGCAGATTCAACTGTTGCAGGACCCACAGGAGCACAAGGTAATACAGGTGTAACTGGTGCAAGTGTAACTGGGCAAACTGGTGCAACAGGAAATACAGGTGCACAAGGTGAGACTGGTGCACAGGGTAATACAGGTGTAACAGGAAATACTGGAGCAACTGGTGCTGACTCAACTGTTGCTGGTAATACAGGTGCAACAGGTGCAACTGGTGTTACAGGTGCAAGTATTACAGGACCAACTGGAGCAACTGGCGCTGACTCAACTGTTGCAGGACCTACTGGACCTACTGGTTTAACAGGTGAAACTGGTGCAACAGGTGCAAGTATTACAGGACCAACTGGAGCAACTGGTGTAACTGGCGCTGGGGTAACAGGTGCTACAGGACCTACGGGTCCAGCGGGTGCAGGCTCATCTGTTTATATTGAAAAATACCAAGTACAAAGTACTTCTGGTGAAGAATTTTATTTACACTCATATGATGTTGATCAAAAATCAGCACTTACATGGAGTCGCTCTACTACAACATTAACAATTACATCTGCATCACACGGACTAACAACTGGAGATAGAGTAATTATTAGAAATACAAACGTTGCTGGTGCTCAATCTTTAACAGTAACAGTTTCAGACTCTAATACATTTACCGTGACTGTAGCCAACACAGGAAGTAGTAATGGTGTCTCTGGAAGTTACTCAAGAGGCTTTAATATGTCTAGAGTTACATCAACAGTGACTTTATATGCTCCTTCTGGAACAAACACTGTTACTCTTTTAGGAGGCTCTATGAGACTTCCTTCTAGCGTAACATCTCCACTTATTTTTAACTATGCAGCGGTGGGAATGAATTCCAGTGCAGCAGATAGATATCCTCCACAGATATTTGCATGGCGTGATGATACATATGCTCAAGTAACTCCCAACTCAAGTCTATATAGTTTAATGAGTTCTTCAACATATGACCAAGTTCAACTGGGAATGCCAGCAGCTAACAGACTTATTAGATTTAGTTTTGCGTAAAAGGAGCTGTTAAAAAATGAAACCCTTATCAGGTAGATTTTCAATAGTTTCCGTAACGGAAACCTCAGCTGGGATTTACGACTTAGTAGGTTCTTTTGTCGATGAATCAGGTTTATATGGGCCTTCAGATGTTGCCTTAGGACAACGTGTATATGTCTATGATAATAATGCAGGAGCAATTCGTTATGAAATTACTGCGTTAAATGATGTTTCTTCAAACCCTATAGAAATAGAAGTCACCTGGGATTCTGCTGGAACTGCTATAGAGCCAGGGGCTACTAACGGAGTAATTTTAGATGTAACTGATAATTTATTACTTCCAGAACAACCTTCTTTTACTCAGCAAAACATAGAAGAACTTTTAACAGCTGGAATTATCGCTGAGACATATAGAGAGCAACTAGATTCTATACAAGGAGTAACTGGTTCTTTAGCGGATTATGTCCCTCTTACTCAAAAAGGTACTGCAAGTGGTGTTGCAGAACTAGATGCTGATGCAAAAATTAAAATTTCTCAACTACCAGGGTTATCAATATCTGACTCATACCCCGTTGCTAGTGAGACTGCAATGCTCGAGTTGGTTGTCGAGCGTGGCGACCTTGCAATTCGTTCAGATATAAATAAGACATTTGTATTTGCTTATGACCCATTTTCAATAACAAATAAATTATTATCAGGCAATGTTGCAACACTAACATCTTCAGCAAACCACAATTTAACAGTGGGAGATACAGTAGTTATTAGTGGCGTAGATGCCACATTTGATGGAACTTATGCAGTAACTGCTACCCCCACTGACACTACTTTTAGTTATGCAAAAACAGCGTCAAATGTTTCTACATTAGCAGTATCCCCAGCGGGATTGATGGTTCAAAAAGACAACTGGCTTGAACTTCTTAGTCCTACAGCAGGTGGAGCAACGGGTGCTACAGGTGCAACTGGTGCTACAGGTGTTACAGGACAAACTGGCGCTACAGGTTTAACTGGTAATACAGGAGCAACAGGATTAACTGGTGTTACAGGAAACACTGGAGCAAACGGTGAAACAGGTGCAAACGGTAATACAGGTGCAACTGGCGCTACAGGATTAACTGGTGCTACTGGTGCTACTGGTGATGCATTTGGAATTTATTATTTAGGAAACTACAACCCATCATCTGGTTACGTCCCAGACATTGCGGTAGTAAGAGGCTCTGATGGACAACTCTATCTTGCTAAAGCGAGTGGTCAACTAGGCGACCCGATTAATTATTTAAGCAATGGCCAGTGGGAAATTTGGATACCTAAAGGAACTGATGGTGCAACAGGTGCAACTGGTACAAGTGTAACTGGTAATACAGGTGCAACAGGAAATACTGGAGCAACTGGTGTTACAGGTATCACCGGAGCAACTGGCTCTGGTGAAACTGGTGCAACAGGAGCAATTGGAAATACGGGTGCTACTGGTTCAACAGGAGCAACTGGTAACACAGGTGCACAGGGAAATACTGGAGCAACTGGAGAGAGTGGAGTATTTTCTACAGCAGAAGATGTAGCACCTACAGGAGCAGTTACAGGTGATGTTTGGTTTGACCCAGCAAATGGAATGATGTTTGTTTATTATGATAATTTTTGGTTACAAGCATCTAGCAATGCTATTGGAGATGTAGGTGCTACTGGTGCTACTGGTGTTACTGGTGCAACTGGAAATACAGGTGCACAAGGTAGTACTGGTGTAACTGGAAATACAGGTGCAACAGGGAATACAGGAGCAACTGGTGCTACTGGTAATACTGGTGCCTCAGCATCTGACCTAACTGAATGGTCAGCTTACACACCAACAATCACATCTGACAGTGGCACATTCACTCTAGGTAATGGCACATTAACTGGACGATATAAGCAAATAGGAAAAACTGTTTTCTTCCATGTAAAACTTATCTACGGCTCGACATCATCTCCAGGCACTGGTCACTGGAACTTTAGTCTTCCAGTTACAGCACAAAACTCAAACTTTACGTTTTCAGCGGCAATTCTTGATGATGCAGCTTCTTGGTACGGTGGCATAGGAAATGGTAACTACACAGGTTCAACCACAAGCTTTGCAGTAATTATCCCTGGCACAAATGCTGCTGTCACAACGTGGGCAGTAGTCGGTAACGGTGGTCCGTTTGAGTGGGGAACTGCAGATAACATCACAATTTCAGGAAGCTACGAAGCAGTCTAATTTAATAAGAATTTAGAGTTTAATTTTATTTTAATCACCTTTTTTATTTAGGGTAAAATTGGCTTTGGGAATCATCCCACTCGAGTGAAATGAGAAAAATCTATGCCAATTAATTTCCCAGATACGCCGTCGTTAAATCAGACGTTCACATCTGGAACAACAACTTGGCGTTGGAATGGCACAGTATGGCTAGTAGTTCGTGACTTCGCACCAACAGGTGCTACAGGTCCTACAGGTCAAACAGGTGCTAACGGACAGACTGGTGCTACAGGCGCTACTGGTTTAACAGGTGCAACAGGTCTTACAGGTGTGACTGGTGAGACTGGTGCAGTTGGTAACACTGGTGCAACTGGTGAAACTGGTGCAAACGGTAATACAGGTGCAACAGGTGAAACTGGCGCAGTTGGTAATACTGGAGCAACTGGATTAACAGGTGTAACTGGTGCAACAGGTGAAACTGGAGCAGTTGGTAACACAGGAGCAACTGGTCTTACTGGTGTAACTGGACAAACTGGTGCAACTGGTGAAACTGGAGCGCAAGGAAATACTGGTGCAACTGGTGATGCTGGAGCAACTGGTGCAACTGGTGCACAAGGTAACTTCGGTGGTATTACTGTTGAATACAACTTTAGTACTAACACCACTGTTTCCGACCCAGGTTCTGGAAATGTAAAATTCAACAACGCTGACTTAACATCTGCATCAAAGATGTCTATTGATGATGAAGATGCAAATGCAGTAGATATTCAATCAATGCTGCGTACAATTGATGACTCAACAAGCACAATTAAGGGTCACTTACGTATATCAAATAAAGCAGATTCTACAGATTTTGCTTTACTTACAATTAGCGCAATTGCAGAGCAGACAGGCTACTTTGAAGTAGATGTTGCTTATGTATCTGGCTCATCAACATCATTCTCAAATAGTGAAGATGTAATTATCACTTTTGCAAGAACAGGTGATGCTGGTGCTCAAGGAAATACTGGAGCGCAAGGTAATACTGGTGCTACAGGTATCACTGGAGCAACTGGTCTTACTGGTGTAACTGGACAAACTGGTGCAACTGGTGAAACTGGAGCAACTGGTGAAACTGGTGCAAACGGTAATACAGGTGCAACAGGTGAAACTGGCGCAGTTGGTAATACTGGAGCAACTGGATTAACAGGTGTAACGGGGCAGACTGGTGCTACAGGTGAAACTGGTGCAATCGGTAACACAGGTGCAAACGGTAATACAGGTGCAACTGGTCTTACTGGTGTAACTGGAGCAACTGGTAACACAGGTGCTGATGGACAGTTCTCAACAACTGAATCAACACCTCCAACAAGCCCAGCTCCTGAAACTGGAGATGCATGGTTTGATCCTTCAAACGGTATCGTATTTATTTACTACGACGGTTACTGGGTTGAAGCAGTCGGTGGAAACGTTGGTCCTACAGGTATCACAGGTCCTACAGGTGTTACTGGACAGACAGGTGCACAAGGAAGCTTTGGTGGCGCAACCTTCGAGTATGCGTTTGACACAAACGTAGCAGACTCAGATCCAGGTGCTGGTGAACTTAAGTTCAACAACGCAGATTTAAGTGCTGCAGCATTAATGTACATCAACGAAGCCGATGCAGATGCAGTTAACATCGGATCATTCCTTACAACTATCGATGACTCTACAAATCCTATTAAGGGTCATCTAAAGGTAACTAACAAGACAAACGCTGCTGACTATGCGTTGTTTACAATTGTAAACAACACTATTACAGGTTCAGGCTATTACAAGGTATCCGTTACACACATCGCTGGAGCTACATCATTTAGCAACGCCGAGGAAGTAACAGTTACTTTCGCCCGAACAGGTGACGTTGGTGCTAATGGTGCTACAGGAGCAACTGGTCAAACTGGTGCAACTGGTCCAACAGGATCAAATGCGGTTCTAACACTAGTTCAGAACGCACAGACTGGAACATCTTATACACTCGTAACATCGGACGTTAACAAGCTCGTAGAGCTTAGCAACGCTTCGGCAATTACGTTGACTGTTCCTACAAACTCTGCAACACCAGGGTTTAACGTTGGAGACCAAGTTAACCTTCTTCAAACTGGAGCAGGTCAGGTCACAGTCGGAGGAGCTGGAGTTACCATCAACGGTACGCCAGGTCTTAAGCTTCGTGCACAATGGTCATCGGCTACGCTGATTAAGCGTGCAACCGATACATGGGTACTTGTTGGAGATCTCTCCGCATAACCTAAATATTAGGTAGAAACTGCCCATCTTTTCACGAAGGTGGGCAGTTTTTTTATATAGAAAGTTCAAATTTGTAGTATAGTAGTGCCATCCTTTTGCTGAAGTAAGAGAGTAATATGCCTATTGATTTTCCTAACAGTCCAGACGTAAATGAACCATTTACATCGGGATCCACTACATGGAAGTGGGACGGAACCGCCTGGAAGGTCGTTCGCGACTTTGCGCCTACAGGCGCTACAGGTCAAACTGGACCAACAGGTGTAACAGGCGCAGTTGGTAATACTGGTGCTACAGGTATAACAGGTATTAATTGGCGAGCAGCCTTTGATTTTATTGAATATAACGTTCGTGATGTAGTTCAATACAACGGAAGTACATATTTTTGTAATACATTTATTGCAAGCGGGGATGCTATTTCACACATCCCTGGTGCATCTGCAAGGTGGGATTTACTTTCTGGTAAAGGAAATACTGGTGTAACAGGGCAGACTGGTGAAACAGGTGCAACAGGTTTAACTGGTGTAACTGGTGATACAGGCGCTGTCGGTAACACAGGTGCAAACGGTAATACTGGTGCTACAGGTGAAACTGGAGCGCAAGGAAATACTGGTGCAACTGGTGAAATAGGACCTCAAGGATCCGCAGGTCCTCAAGGTGTTGGTGGTAACACTGGTGCAACTGGTGCTACAGGTGTAAGTATTACTGGAAATACTGGTGCAACAGGTGAGACTGGTGCTACTGGTGCAACAGGTGTAGGCGAGACTGGTGCACAAGGAAATACTGGTGTTACGGGTGTTACGGGTGCTACGGGTGCTACGGGGGTAACTGGACCTGAAGGCTCATTCGGCGGCGCGACGTTTAAGTATGATTATGATGGTGCATCGGTTGTGGATGCTGATCCAGGTCCAGGAAAGATTCGTCTTAGCAGCCTTACCCTTTCATCGGCAAATGCTCTTTATATCGACGACGTCGACCTAGACTCCGTCAACGTTAGTTCGTTTTTACAAACGATTGACGACTCTACCTCGACCATCAAGGGTCACTTTAAAATATCAAAGCAGTCAAATCCTGCTGTCTTTTTTCTTTATGAAATTGATTCGGTAATAGATGAGACCGATCACTTTAATGTTAACTGTTCATACCTTGCGGGAAGTGGAACTCTTACTGACGGAGATGACGTATACATTACCTTTGCTCGCACTGGAGATGCAGGTGACCAGGGACCTACTGGTCAAACAGGGGCAACTGGTGCAACTGGTGAAACTGGTGCAACTGGTGAAACTGGTGCAGGCGAAACTGGTGCTACTGGTCCAACTGGAGCAACTGGTGTAACAGGCGCTGGAGTAACTGGTGCTACAGGACCGACTGGCATCGGAGATTTACTTTACCTAGCGGCAACTTACCGTTAAACTAACAGAAAAGGAAAAATAAAAAATGGCAGCAGCACCAAATTTTGCCGCGACTGTTCGCGTCTCGGCAGCTAATATTGCAACAGCCGACACTTCGCGTACCTCACCTACCAACGTAGGTACCGTGTTCACCGCAGGAGCAAGCGGCTCACGCATCGACGAGATCAACATCGTCTCGACGGGAACTACAACCGCGGGAGTAGTACGTCTATGGGTATACACTGGTTCAACATACTATTTACTTCAAGAAGTTATGGTGACTGCTGTTACTCCATCTACTACTCAAGCTGTGTTTTCATCCACATCTACCTATAATAATTTTATGTTACCTTCTGGGCATTCACTTAGAGCAACAACTAATAATTCAGAATCTTTTAACGTTATAGCTTTTGGTGGAGACTTTTAATCTATAAAGGAGTCTTTTAATGAATTATGGTAGGGAAGATGGATTTAATAATAACACCGAAATAGTTAACGGTGAGTATAACCCTACAACTTTACAGAATGAAAGACAAGGTTATTTACGCTTTTTTCTTAAAGGATTTGAACCCGAGGATTTTTCATTGTCTTCTGTTGATGAGTCATATACTTTTAGTAAAAGATCAAGTAAGTCTTCTGTAGCAACAGGCCAGCTTTGGGCTAGAGAAACAATAAGTAAGACTCAAGTACTATCTTCTGTTACATATGGAAACGGAGTGTGGGTAGCTGGTGGGGGACAAGGAAGTTTATTCATATCAACTAACGGTGGGACAGTATGGAATGTTCCATCATCTTATACTTCTACCGCTAATAACATTAATACACTTTCATATGGAAATGGCGTTTTTGTAGCGGCAGGTGCTTCTGGATTCTTTAGAGTATCAACTGTAGAGACTACATGGAGTGCAATTGGAACTAATACTTCTTCAGGTATTCATGCAGTCGCGTATGGAAATGGTGTGTGGGTAGCGACAGGTGTACTTGGAATACTGTTACGCTCAGATAATTTATACACATGGAGTCAACCAACTACTTCAAATACAAGTACTTTAAACTCTATTTTTTACGGTAATGGTATCTGGGTTGCAGGAGGTAATAGTGGAGCAGTAAGAACATCTACTGATAGTGGTGTGACGTGGAGAGGATACGGATCTAACTTTGGCACAACTGCCATAACTTCAATTGCATACGGAAACGGCACGTGGGTCGCGGTGGGTGCAAGTGGAACGTTAAGAACGTCTACTGATGCACTAACATGGAACACGCAAACTTCACAGTTTGGTTCAACTACTATTTTCTCGGTTGCATATGGAAATGGAATTTTTGCTGCGGTAGGAAGCGCAGGAACGTTAAGAACGTCTACTGATGCAATAAACTGGAACACGCAAACGTCACAGTTTGGTTCAACTTTAATTCAATCCATTGCATATGGAAATGGAATTTTTGCTGCGGTAGGAAGCGCAGGAACGTTAAGAACGTCTACTGATGCACTAACATGGAACACGCAAACTTCACAGTTTGGTGCAACTGCTATTGCAGCCGTTGCGTACGGCAACGGTGTCTGGGTTGCAGGAGGAAGCGCAGGAACGTTAAGAACGTCTACTGATGCAATAAACTGGAACACGCAAACGTCACAGTTTGGTTCAAGCGGTATCATTTCAATTGCGTATGGTAATGGAATTTTTGTTGCGGCGGGAGACGGAGGTACAATTTCATCATCAACTAACCCAGGCGTAGTGTGGGTTTCATCTAACTCTTTTTCTACAACTACTTTTACATCTATTACGTATGGAAATGGAACTTTTGCTGTGCTAGGAGGCTCCGCTCCATCTATGCGCACATCTACAAACGCTGTTACCTGGGTTTCAACGATGCCTCCGATAAAACTTTCAGGTTCAAGTGGTTTACAATCAATTGCATATGGAAATGGACTGTGGGTTGTAGGTGGAACTTCAGGTGTTATGGCTATATCAACTGGAAATCTTGTAAAATGGAAAGAACTTGGTTCTGGCTCATCTACTATTCATTCAGTTGCGTATGGAAATGGCGTGTGGATAGCAGGGTACAGTGCCGGAGCTCTGCGGACCTCAACAGATAGTGCACAAAACTGGAATTTAGTTGGAGTAGATAGAACAGGTATATGTAGTATTGCATATGGAAATGGAGTTTGGCTAGTTTCACATGCAGGCACAGGTGATAGACAATACGTTATATCAACAGACAACGGTGCTACTTGGACTGATACGCAAAGTGCTGGATTAAATGGGCAGCAAGCTATTCAATTAAGTTTTGGTAATGGAACTTTTGTTGCTGCAATTACGGGTGGAGTGATACAAGCGTCAACTGATGATGGTACTACTTGGAGAAATAACGGAACCATAGACTTAGGCTCGTCTGCAGCTTTATCCGCTGTTGCATACGGTAGCGGCACGTGGGTAGCTGGAACTTCAAGTGCCTTAATATCGTCAAGTGATTCAATTTACTGGCAAAGAAGACATAATCCAAGTGGAGTAACATATTCTGCCTTTGGAAACAGCGTCTGGGTGGCAACTTCAGGAACTTCAATAAGAACCTCTGTTGATGGAATTTCATGGACACTGCAGACCTCTAACTTTGGTTCAAGTACTATATGTGCGGTTGCGTATGGGAATGGCACGTGGACAGCGGTAGGCGCAGGTGGAACACTGCGGACCTCAACGGATAACGGTGTGATCTGGAATACACAAACTTCACAGTTTGGAACAACTGGAATCAACGCTATTGCATATGGAAACGGCACTTGGGTAGCTGGAGGACAAGCAGGAACGTTAAGAACTTCAACAAACGGCGGTGTGACCTGGAACACGCAGACGTCAACGTTTGGAACCAGTGCGATTAGCTCGGTTGCATATGGAAATGGTGTCTTTATAGCAGGAGGAGCAGGAGGAGCGATAAGAACTTCACCTGATGGTGTTACGTGGACCACGCGTACTTCTAATACTACAACTGCAATCCAGTCAGTCGCGTACGGCAACGGCACGTGGGCAGCTGGAGGAAATGGAGGAATGATAAGAACATCAACGGATAACGGTGTGACGTGGACAACACAGACTGGTTTTGGTACAAGTGTGATTAGCTCTATCGGATATGGTAACGGTTTATTCGTAGCTGCTGGACCTAGTGGTATGATGAGAACGTCAACGGATAACGGTGTGACGTGGTATCAATATGGACCTAACTTTGGCACATCAGCTGTCCAGTCAGTCGCGTACGGCAACGGTGTCTGGGTAGCTGGAGGTGCGAGTGGAACGTTAAGAACTTCAACTGACGCGCTTAACTGGAATACGCAAACGTCACAATTTGGTTCAAGTGGGATTAGCTCGGTTGCATATGGAAATGGAATTTTTGTTGCGGTGGGTATAGGTGGAGCGATAAGAACTTCACCTGATGGTGTTACGTGGACCACGCGTACTTCTAATACTACAAGTAGTTTGGATAAAGTTGCCTATGGTAATAACACATGGGTAGCAGGAGGATTTACCAGTGGTGGAACTAACAGCATAAGAACATCAACGGATAACGGTGTTACGTGGACTACGCAGGCATCTAACTACGGTGCTAACAATATTAACTCTTTACTTTATGGTAATGGAATATTTTTTCTTGCTGCGTCTAGTGGAAATTATAGAACTTCTACTGATGGACTAACATGGGTTACCAGAACATCTCCATTAGGTAGTAGCACCATAACAGCATCTGCTTATGGAAATGGTATATTTATAATTTCTGCTAACTTTGCAACGCGAATTTCAAGTAACGCTATAGACTGGTACACTCATGGTTCAAATTTTTCTTCTTCTCCTAGTACATGCGTTGTATCTTATGGTAATGGAATATTTTTAGCTGGTAACAGCTCTGGTCAACTTTTTTCTTCTACTGACTCAATTTTTTGGACCACACGAACTTCTAACTTTGGATCAAGTGGAATTAGTGCTGTTGCGTATGCAAACGGAACGTGGGTCTTGGGAGGCGCGGGGGGAACGCTGCGGACCTCAACTGATAATGCGATAACATGGAATACGCAAACTTCACAGTTTGGTGGAGCTGTAATCCAGTCAATTACTTATAGTAATGGAATTTGGGTTGCTGGAGGTGCGAGTGGAACGTTAAGAACTTCAACTGACGCGCTTAACTGGAATACGCAAACTTCACAGTTTGGAACCAGTGCGATTAGCTCGGTTGCATATGGAAATGGAATTTTTGCTGCAGCAGGTGCGGGTGGAGCGTTAAGAACATCTACTGATGCACTCAATTGGTATGCTTATGGAATTCAATTTGGATCTTCTACTATTCAGTCTTCTGCCTACGGCAATGGAGTGTACGTAGCAGCTGGTGATGGTGGAACTTTAAAAACTTCAACTGATCTAATAGTCTGGACGCAACAAACATCACAGTTTGGATCTAGTATAATTCGCTCTGTTGCATATGGTAACGGCACGTGGACAGCGGTAGGCGCAGGTGGAACACTGCGGACCTCAACGAATAACGGTGTGACGTGGAATACGCAGACGTCAACGTTTGGAACCAGTGATATTCGCTCTATTGCATATGGAAATGGCGTGTGGATAGCAGGAGGAGATACATTTGGTACAATTAGTATTTCAAGTGATGCAGTTAATTGGACAACTAGAGAATCAGGATTTAAAAATGGTAAAGTTCAATCAGTTGCCTATGGAGATGGCTTATGGACAATTGTAAGTAGTGCTGAGCCTGTCAATAAGATAAGAACATCAACGGATAACGGTGTGACATGGAATACACAACATTATACTGGCTCAAGCAGCTTTAACGCAGTTGCCTATGGAAATAATACATGGGTAGCACTTACTCAAGGGCACTTGTACAGATCTGACTTATTAGTGGGCTATAATCAACCTATAGACCCAAATCTATCTATTGTTGGATGGACACAATGAATAAAAATATAAGAAAAAACTACTATGATACAGGTGAAATAGTATTTGGTATTGACTCACCAGGAAGTTCATGGGTAAAACTTGATGGAAGCGTAGTTAAAGTTGATAGTAATTTTTCTAATAAACTTTCTAATTCTTCTTTAGCAAATTTAAAATTTTTAAATGATGGAAGTGGACTAAATATATGTGCGGTTGCGTACGGCAACGGTGTCTGGGTAGCTGGAGGTGCATCAGGAGTACTGCGTACGTCAACAGATGAACTTAACTGGAATACGCAAACTTCACAGTTTGGTTCAAGTACTATTTTTTCAATTGCTTATGGAAATGGAACTTTCGTTGCTGTAGGCGCGGGTACAGCTTTAAGAACATCAGAAAATGGTATTACATGGACTACGCGAACTTCTACATTTTTTACAGCCATATGTGCTGTTGCGTATGGTAATGGCGCGTGGATTGCTGTCGGTAGTTCAGCAAGTGTAAGAACATCAACGGATAACGGTGTGACGTGGACAACACAGACATCTAATTACAGCGCAACTATATGCTCTGTTGCCTACGGAAACGGCACGTGGGTTTTTGGAGGTGTAGGTGGAGGATTACGTACCTCAACTGATAACGGTGTGACGTGGAACACGCAAACAACTTTAAACTATTTAGTAACAGGAATTTCTAAAATAGCGTATGGAAATGGAATTTGGGCAGTAGCTTCAATTAACGCAGATGATACTATACAAACTTCTACTAACCTTATAAACTGGTCTATCCCAAAAACGTATACATCAGGACAAATAGCCAGTTATGCTTTAACATACGCAGATAATAAGTGGTTATTAGGAGGAATAAACAGTCAAGGAATTATGATTTCTACGGATGCACTTAACTGGAATACGCAGATATCATTAAATAATATAAATTCGATAGTTTACGATGCAGCTTATGGTAATAATGCATGGGTTGTAGTTGGACTGGGCGTAATTGCAACAACAAAAATATTAACTACTTTTAAAACACCTAATACATATCTCGGTAATGGTGTATATGGATGGATGAAAATAAAATGAATAATCAAGATTCTAAAAAAGAAGTAGTGTACAAGACTGGTAGTGTTATATATAGAAAAAGTTCATTAGGTTCACCAGGACCAGGCTGGTTAAATTTAAGTACTACTCAAACTATTAACTCAAATTCTAGACTTGGTAAAATAATTCCTTATTACTCTACTTGGTCTTCAGTTAATCATACTATTGGCTTAAGTATTATTAATTCTGTTGCTTATGGTAATGGGACATATATAGCAGCAGGTGCAGGAGGAGCGCTAAGGACCTCAACGGATAACGGTGTGACGTGGAATACGCAAACTTCACAGTTCGGTGCAAATGGAATTTGTTCTGCTGCATATGGTAATGGAGCTTGGCTTTTGGTGGGAGACGGAGGAAATGCAAAAACATCACTAGATAATGCGGTAAACTGGATTAATTACGGAGTTAATTTTGGTTCAAGTACTATTTTTTCAACTGCCTATGGTAATGGAATTTATGTTGCGGTAGGCGCAGGAGGAGCGCTAAGGACCTCAACGGATAACGGTGTGACGTGGAATACGCAAACTTCACAGTTCGGTGGAACTTCAATTTCTTCAGTTGCCTATGGTAATGGAGTTTTTGTAGTGGGAGGAGACTCGGCGGTATTAAGAACGTCTACTGATGCAATAAACTGGAACACGCAAACGTCACAGTTTGGAACAACTGGAATTCGTGCTATCACGTATGGAAACGGCACGTGGGTAGCTGGAGGACAAGCAGGAACGTTAAGAACTTCAACAAACATAACTGTTTGGAACGCTCATGGAAATCAGTTTGGTGCAACTGCCATATCTGCGGTTGCGTACGGCAACGGTGTCTGGGTAGCTGGAGGTGCGAGTGGAACGTTAAGAACTTCAACTGACGCGCTTAACTGGAATACGCAGACGTCACAATTTGGTTCAAGTATTATTTATGCAGTCGCGTATGGAAATGGAGTATGGGTTGTAGGAGGCGCAGGGGGAACGCTGCGGACCTCAACTGACACGCTTAACTGGAATACGCAAACTTCACAGTTTGGAACTAGTATAATTAGTGCAATTGCGTATGGCAACGGCACGTGGGTAGCGGTGGGTGCGGGTGGAGCGTTAAGAAATTCAACGAATAACGGTGTGACGTGGAATACGCAGACGTCAACGTTTGGAACCAGTGATATTCGCTCTGTTGCATATGGTAATGGTGTCTTTGTAGTGGGAGGAGCAGGAGGAGCGATAAGAACTTCAACGAATAACGGTGTTACGTGGACCACGCGTACTTCTAATACTACAAGTAGTTTAAACGCCGTTTCTTATGGTAATGGTGTCTTTATAGCGACAGGAGCAGGAGGAGCGATAAGAACTTCACCTGATGGTGTTACGTGGACCACGCGTACTTCTAATACTACAAGTAGTTTAAACGCCGTTTCTTATGGTAATGGTGTGTGGACTGCAGCGTCTTTTTCTGGAGGACTACGGACCTCAACTGATAACGGTGTAACATGGAATACTCAGACTCCTAACTTTGGTACAAGTGATATTCTTGGTGTTGCGTACGGAAATGGAACTTGGTTACTTGGAGGAAGTGGTGGAACTACAAGAACATCAACTAACAATGCTATAACTTGGATAGGATACGGTACTAATTTTGGAAGTACTCTTACTATCGATGCAGTTGGGTATGGAGGTGGTGTGTGGGTAGCGACAGGATTTGCAGGAACACTGCGGACCTCAACTGACACGCTTAACTGGAATACGCAAACTTCAGAGTTTGGCGGTTCAAGTGGAATTAGTGCTGTTGCGTATGGTAACGGCACGTGGGTTGCGGGAGGAAGCGCAGGAACGTTAAGAACTTCAACAAACGGCGGTGTGACCTGGAACACGCAAACGTCACAGTTTGGAACAAGTTCGATCGTAGCCGTTGCGTATGCAAACGGAACGTGGGTCTTGGGAGGCGCGGGGGGAACGCTGCGGACCTCAACTGACACTATAAACTGGAATACACAAACTTCAGAGTTTGGAACAAGTGGGATTAACTCGGTTGCATATGGAAATGGAATTTTTGTTGCGGCAGGTGCGAGTGGAAAACTGCGCTCCTCAACTGACACTATAAACTGGAGATCTTATGGACCTAACTTTGGCACATCAGCTGTCCAGTCAGTCGCGTATGGAAATGGAGTATGGGTTGCTGTAGGAATACAAGGTATGCTGCACTCCTCGACTGACGCGCTTAACTGGAATACGCAGACGTCACAATTTGGTTCAAGTACTATATGTGCAGTTGCTTATGGAAATGGAACTTTCATTGCGGTGGGTGCTAGTGGAACGTTAAGAACTTCAACTGACGCGCTTAACTGGAATACGCAAACTTCACAGTTTGGAACCAGTGCGATTAGCTCGGTTGCATATGGAAATGGTGTGTGGGCCGCAGGAGGTGCAGGAGGAGCGCTAAGGACCTCAACGGATAACGGTGTGACGTGGAACACGCAAAACTCTAACATTCCTATAACGTTAGGTATTTCTTCAATAGCCTACGGAGATGGAATATTTATTTTGGTAAGCTTAAATGGAGGAGTAAGAACGTCTTTAGATGGAATAAACTGGACAACACAGGTATACTCGTACGCAGGCGCGGACACACTTGAGCCTGTTTCTAGGGTAGCGTATGGGAATAACTCTTGGATTATCGCAGGAGGATCAAACCAGTCACTTTACATGGCTAAAAACAGCAAATCTATCCCTAAAACTTACCATGTACTTACTCCTATAGAGGCTCCAGTAGGATACACTCCTTGGATTAAAACCTAATATTATGATATTTAGCATAGTTTATGATACTATATCTACATGCTAAAATTGGACACTATACGTAGTACAACTTTGTTTGTCGCGACACCGTGCTACGGTGGACTAGTAAATGAAAAATACGTACAGTCCTTACTTCAACTAGTTTCTAAGTCAGCACAGTATGGAATGAAGTTAGGATACTTTACACGCTCTAATGAAAGTTTAATCACAAGAGCAAGAAATGATCTTGTTTTTACTTTTCTACAAACTCCAGCAACCCACCTAATGTTTATTGATGCTGATATAAACTTTAATCCAGACGATGTATTTAAGATGATTAGCATGAATAAAGACGTTATTACTGGAGCGTATCCTACAAAAATGATAGATTGGCAAAAAATGGCTAGCTCTGCGTCAAATGATGTTAAAACGCTACAGTCTAATGCAATTCGCTATTCTTCAGGTGTAAATAAGTTAACTAGTACTTCTAGCACAACTGAAAATGGATTATTAGAAATATATGATGGTGCTACTGGTTTTATGCTTATTAAAAGACCAGTTATAGAAAAACTTATAAAAAGTTATCCTGAAACACGCTATATTCCAGAGGTTTATGATGAAGAGTCTCAGAAAGGAATGTCAAAATACGCTATTTTTGATACCATGATTGATAATGGAAGGTATCTCAGCGAGGACTACACGTTTTGTCGTCGTTGGCAAAATATTGGTGGAAAAGTATACGTTGACCCAACAATAGTCTTAGACCATGTAGGAACTTACACTTTTAAAGGTGGAAATATATCGGAGGATAACTAAATTTATGGACACACAAATACCTCATTTTAATGTACTTATAGCCACACCTGGGCACTCAATGCAACAAGCTTATGTGCGTAGTCTTGCAAAAACTATTTACTTTTTTGATCAAAACCAAATTACTTGGAATTTTTTAACTGAGTACTCATCTTTAGTTGCTGACGCAAGAGAGAAAACTATCGGAGGACTAGGGTATCAAGATCCTAATGACTCTCGTCCAGGCCATGGATTATATAGTTACGATCGAATACTTTGGATCGACTCCGACATCGAGTGGGAACCAGAGGACGTACATAAGTTACTTAGTAATGACGTTGAAGTTGTTTCTGGCTGTTACATGCTTGCAAATGAAGAAGTGACAGTGTACCCAAAGGTTTTACGTGGAGGGATGACAAAAGAAGAAATAATGTCAAGAAAAAAACCTTTTGCTGTAAGAGGAGTTGGTTTTGGATTTTTAGCTGTAAAACAAGGTATATTTGAAAAAATAAAGCGTCCTTGGTTTTCACAAACGGAAGTAGAAGTAATAAATGAAGAAACTGGTGCTGTAGAGTATAAATTTCCTTTAATGGGAGAAGATCTTTCCTGGTGTGAAAAAGTTCACAGGATGGGAGTTACTATATGGGTAGATCCACTTGTTAGAGTAAATCATCACAAGCAAGTTAAAATTGAGTGGCCAAAGTAGCACTAAAGTTATTTTAAGTAAATAATAAATACTAAAGTTTAGAGAGGAAACTAGATGATTGACCCTAAAGGTGGAGAAGATATTATGCTAGAAAACCTAGCAAAATATGTTGATCTTGATAAGTATAATGTAAACATCATTAATTCTAAGTGTTATAGAGATTTAGTTGATATGGATAAGCGCAATATCTTATGGCAGCATATCCCCGCGAATCAAAGTGTTGTTCAAGGAATTAAAGATAAATATTTTAATAGATTAATAGATGCATATGTGTATGTCTCACACTGGCAGCATGAAAAATTTCGTTATATTCATCAAATTCATCTAGAAAATGCGTATGTAGTTAGAAATGCAATAGAATCAATTAGTTATGTAGAAAAGCCAAAAGAAAAAATAAAACTTATATATACTTCTATGCCATATCGTGGTTTAGATGTTTTACTTGACTCTTTTGAGCTTTTAAACAGAGATGATATAGAATTAGATATTTATTCTTCTACTCAGATATATGGCCAAGAATATGTAGAGTATGAAGGTAATAAATATGAGCAACTTTTTGATCGCGCTCGCAGTATGAAAAATGTTAACTATATCGGATATGCTCCACATAAAGATGTTATCTTAGCTCTTCAAAAAGCTCATATCTTTGCTTATCCTTGTATTTTTGAAGAGACAGCCTGTCTTTCCATGATAGAAGCAGGCGCAGCTGGATGTAACTTAGTTACAACAAACATTGGAGGATTACCAGAAACAGGTTCTATATATGCAAAGCTAGTTCCAATTCAAGCAGATGCCAAAATTCTTATTGCAAATTACGCCAAGGCACTAGAAGAGACTATAAATAATTATTGGTCACTTGAAAATCAAGAATTTATTAAAGAGCAATCTGATTTTTTTAATAAACACTATAGCTGGGAAACTAGAAAATATGAGTGGATTAAGATATTAGAATCTCTTCCAGATCAGGTTAAATAATGCCTTCTTCACACCCAGAAAATAAAAGTTGGCTGCTTAAGAAAATTAAGCAGATTAAACCTAAAAATATTTTAGACGTTGGTGCTGGAGAAGGAACTTATGGAGAATTTATAAAATCATTTATAAATTCTAACATTGTTATTGATGCAATAGAAGTTTGGCAACCATATATAGATCATTTTAATTTAAAATCAATATATGATAATGTTTATCAAAAAGACGTAAGAGTATACGATAATTTTGATTATGATATAGTAATTTTTGGTGATGTTTTAGAGCACATGTCAGCAAATGATGCTATTCAACTTTGGAATAGATGTTCTAAACAAGCAAAGTACGCGATAATATCTATACCTATAACTCATATGCCACAAGGGGCTTTCAATAATAATCCATATGAGATTCATGTGGAAGAAGACTGGAACTCTGAGCTAGTCTTAGAAAAGTTTCATAGTATTATTGACTATAAACTTTTTCAATTTACAGGAGCATTTATCGCAAAGTTTACTGGTAATTAGTTCTATGTTATTAACTAATAGTTTAGGTAAAATACATGAAAAAACACATTAATGTTCTTATTGCAACTCCAGGAAGATCAATGGAGGCAGAGTATGTAAAAAGTTTAATTTCAACAATAACTTATCTTAAAGACGTTGGAATTAGCTATTTATTTTTAAATGAGTACTCTTCTGCTGTAAGTACTGCTAGAGAAGCTACAGCAATGGGTTCTAAATTTTTAGACGCATTTAATCAATCTCCAGTTAGAGGAGAAGTTACATATGATAAATTCTTTTGGATAGATTCTGATATATCTTGGACTATAGCTGATTTTATGAATATGTATAGTTCAGATAAAGATATAGTTTCAGGAATATATATAGATCAATTTGGTACTCCTATGTTTGCAATAGACACTCCTGCAGGACAAGAAATTTCTGCTTATAAAATTATTACAGAACAAGAATATCGTGAGATATCATCTGCTGGATTTGGGTTTATTTGTGTAAAACAAGGTGTTTTTGAAAATATAAAAAGACCTTGGTTTGAGACTCATTTTTCAAAAATACATGGTAGTAACGGAGAAGAGTTTTTAGTCCCACTTGCTGAAGATTTTTCTTGGTGCAGAAAGGCTCAAGAAGCTGGATATAAAATATTTTTAGATCCTAGAGTTCAAGTTGCTCATCATAAGAAAGTAATGATATTCCCAAAAGATCTTATACGCAATCCAGAATTATAGACATTTATAAATTTATCATGATAAATTAGGCTTATGATTAAAGTTGCCGCATACGCTATTGCCCTGAACGAGGAGAAGCACGCTCAGCGTTGGGCAGACACCACTAAAGATGCAGACTTTAGATTAGTCTGTGACACAGGCTCTACAGATAAAACAGTAGAGATATTAAGAAGCAATGGGATTATTGTCTATGAAATAAGTGTAAAGCCTTGGAGATTTGATGTTGCAAGAAATACTGCTCAGAGTTTATTACCAGCAGATATAGATGTGTGTCTAAGTTTAGATTTAGATGAAACAGTAGATAAAGACTTTTTTAAAAAAGTAAAAGAGCACTGGGCGCCAGGGGCTAACAAAGGTTGGTGTGATTTTGACACTGGTCATACTTGGCTAGGTGCTCGCTTGCACGCTAGAGATGGTGTGTATTGGAAATATCCTATTCATGAAGTATTTGTTCCTTCCCTTGATACACCTTTGATGAGTTGCACTATTCCTACCAAGATGTACCACAAACCAGATAATACAAAATCTCGCGGGCAATATATGACAATGTTAATTGCTGCAAGTAAAGAGTTTGGTGAAGACCATCGAATTTGGGTATATCTGTGTCGTGAATATTACTATTACAAGATGTGGGATTTAGTAATTAGTAGCGCTCAAAAAGTTAGTGATTTTAGTAAAGACTGGTTCGTGGAACGTGCAGCAGTATGTAGATTTGCATCTGAAGCATGCAGAAATTTAGGAAGACTTGAAGAAGCACACACGTGGGCAGATAAAGCAATTTCTATCGACCCATGCGGTGAGGCGTATTATGAAAAAGTACGTTGCTACTATGAACAAAGTGATTGGGGTGGGGTGTGGGAAACTTGCAAACTAGTTGCTACATGCCAACCAACTAATCACTACCTATCATCTGAAGCTCTATGGAATTGGATGCTAGATGATATGAGAGCGCTATCTGCTCATTACCTAGGTGATAAAGCAAAGGCAGTAGAGTATGGAGAAAAAGCACTTATAGGAAATCCAACGGATGCCAGATTAATAAATAATATGGTTTTTTATAAGCAAGGTATCTAATGACTCAGCCAAATGTATTTTTAGCCCTTCTTGTAAAACAAAAAGAAGCCGTTCTTCCATTATTTCTAGAAAGTCTCAACAACTGGGACTACCCTAAAGAAAACATATTTATCTACATCAGAACTAATAACAACACAGATAACACAAAAGGGCTTTTAGAAGAGTGGATAGAAGAGTACGGTGATAAATATAAAGGGCTAATCTACAACAGCGAAGATGTTCCACAAAAAGTAGAGCAGTACGATGTTCATTTCTGGAATGGTGAAAGGTTTAGAGTCTTAGGAAAAATTCGTCAAGAGAGTATGAACCAAGCCTTACTCACAGATTGTGAATACTACTTTGTAGTAGATATAGATAACTTTTTGTTCCCAGAAACACTCAAAGAATTAGTCAAACTAGACCTACCTATAGTTGCCCCATTTTTAAGATACGCGGTTGCTTTCGGTGAAAATGCTGATACTCCTGTAGAGGCTGCTAAGCGAGAAGGTCACATGAGTATGTATTACTCAAACTATCATGACAAGGTAGATGACTTTGGTTCAATTATTGCAGAAGATGTTTACTACAAAATTTTAAATCAAGAGGTAAAAGGACTAATTGAGTGCATGTGCGTTCACTGCACCTACCTAATTAAAAGAGAGCATCTCTCTGAACTTACTTACCTAGAGGAGTCAGACCGCTGGGAGTACATGGTTTTTTCTAACTCTGCCAGAGACAAAGGGATACCTCAGTACATAGACAATAGAACTATATATGGCGTACTCACATTAAGTGAAAATCTTGGGGCCTCTAGATGGTGGTTTAACTATCTAAAAGATGAAAAAAATAGAACAGAAAAATATAAATCTATTATTAATTTTAGTTAAGAGTTACAGTACGTTTTGGTTTCCAACCAACCCTTTCAAACTCTAAAAGAGTAGTTACATCTAAATTAAATGGGCTCAGCGACAAATCTAGGCATCTATAGTCACCATTATTAATATCTCTATTAACTAAATCTGCCGAGGCAAAATCATTAGTTACTAAAGAAAATTTTGAAGACTTAATAATTTTTACAAGTATGTCAATCACATCTTTATTACATAAATGCTGCAGAACATCTTTGCATATTATTAAATCTACTTTTGGTATTTCATAAGTAGTTATGTCATGACTAATAAACTCTACGTTAGAAGCAGAGTAAGAATTATTGTTAGACTCTATGACAGACTCTACAACATCTACACCTAGGTATGAAACAGATGATAAATCAAGAAACTTAGAGAACTGCCAGTCCCCACATCCAAGGTCAAGCACAGTTTTTATTTCAGGTTTATTAATATATTTTTGTAAAACATCTACATACTCTTTTACATTTTCTATCTTAGAGCCAGCTCCAGAGCCCCCATGCCAGAGGTCTTCTTTGTAAATTTTAGAAAATACCTCTTTGTTATTCATTTTACATAAGCCTATCTGTCCATGTTTTCGGGGTTTTGTCGGTAACAAACTCTAGAGGCAGGTGATAATTAAACTCCCTAGCGCCTTTAGACTTAATCCAATTTACTAATTCTACTAACCCAGAGTCTAACGAAGTAGTAGTTTTGTAATTTAAAAGCTCTCTTGCAAGATTGGCTGAACAATTAGCGTGAAAGACTTCTTGAGGCCTTCCTGGCATATAAATTGACTCTAACTTAAAATCAAGAATTATTGATAGTTTATAGGCCAACTCATTTATAGTAATAAACTCTTCATCTGGACCTATATTAATAGTTCTCCCATGAGCAACATCGGTCTCACATGCAATCATTAGAGGGTCAATGACATCTTGCATAAATGAAAAGCATCTTTTTTGCTCGCCATTTCCATAGATAATAGGTTGCTTGCCTTGAAGCATTCTATTTATCATAATCGAGGCTACGTTTCTGTAAGGGTCATCAAATTTTTGCCTAGGGCCAATAATGTTGTGTGGAACCAGTATTACGTAATTAAGCCCGTGAGTATCTGCAATATTTTTTATCATAAGTTCAGCCGCATATTTTGCAATCCCATACGGATCCTGAGGCTTAGGAGTCATTGACTCAACGAATGGAACTACATCTTGAGTCCCATATCTTGCCATAGAAGATAGGTGAACAATTTTTTTAACATTTGCCTTTACACAAGCACTCATTATGTTTGTAGTTATCTGCATAGTGTTTCTGACAACTAGAGAGGGGGAAAATACGGAAAGTCCTTCATAGGCAGTACACGCACTGTGCACTACCAAATCTACATCTTTAAAAAGTGGCTGAATCAGTTCTAAATTATCTAAATCTAAATTATTAAAGTCAACACCTGATGGAACGTTTTCTTTATAGCCACCTAATAAATTATCTATTCCTACAACCTCGTAGCCTTTAGCAAGAAAAGAATCTGCTAAGTGACTTCCCATAAATCCTGCTACACCAGTTATTAGAACCTTCATTTATTAATCGCCTCTTTTAATTTTGTAATATCACTTTGAAAATTTGTCATTTTATATCTAGCCAAAGCGTTTCTATCTCGCTCATACATCCAAGGAGAGTTTATTGCATCATATAAATCATCAACAGGTGCTTTACGAACAGCGTAGTGGTGATGCTCTAAAATAACTTCAGGGCAATACCTTAATGTTCCCATAAAATCACCTAATAGTTTCCAAAAATTATCTATATATAAGTGTAGTAACTCGGGAGGGGCTAAATATCCAAGAGTTTTTACAATATTTGAATCAAAACAAGTTCCATTGCTAGGCAAACGAGCACTCTGAGCCAAATCATCTGGGTACGAAATACCCATAGGCACATCTTTTATTGCATTAATAAGGTTTTCATCCCACTTAGGTGTCATCACAGTTGTGTCATCGGCTGCCCAGAGAATGTAGTCATAATCATTCATATATTTATTTGCCATACGATTTAGTTTTTCGTTTACACCTAATTGCTCTGGTTTAGGTCCTATCTCGTACTGAACACCACTCATTCTTGGGTATAAAGCATGATCGTCTTCATCTAAACAAGCAATTATGTCCGAGACCGTTGAGTGCTGTCTTAAAGACTCCACTGCTCTAACAAACCTTTTAGGGCGAGTTCTAGATGGAACTAGTATCACCGAGCGAGTCATGTATAAATTTTAACACGGAATACATAAAAATAGGGACTACTCTCTATAAGTAGTCCCTATCTTTAGAGTAAATTACTTAGATATGCCCTCACCCTTAATGACTGTTTCTTGTCCTGTAGCAAGATCACGGACTACAAGCGAAACGGTGTAATCACGACCTTCTCCAAGAGATCCAACATTTAGAGTCTGAGCAGAGCCATCTGTTCCAATTGCAGTAGTTGAGCCAGATTTATTATCACGAACAATAAGAGTTGCCCAAGATTTACTTGCATCAAAGTTTGGAACTGCAGGCATTGCAATAGCCACAGATAAAGCACCTGAAGAATCTACAACTCGAGAAGAGATAGATGGAGCAGTAATGGTTGCTCTATCTGTGGTGTCACTTCTGGCTGGAGTTGGTGCTGGAGCAGTTGAAGCAACAGTTGCAACTACAGGGTTTGATATTACAGTTTCAGTATTTGTCAAAGTATCTCGGATTACAGTTTTTACTGTGACATTTTGGTCTTGAGGCAGGTCATTAATAGTTACGGTGTTTTGCCCCTGCATTAGACCAACAGAGGTAGTTGAGCGACCATCTGTAACTGTGTAAACAGAAACAACTGATGTAGATGGCAAGTCTTGGATACCAGCAACATCAACAGTCATTGAGACCGAGTTGTCCGCATTAAGTACCTGAGTTGTAACTACAGGTGAGTTTGCTTGCGCTACAGCAGGACCAGTTGGCTCCGTAGGCAGTGTTACAGGAGATAGTTGGGTAATTCCATATGTAGGGGTAACCTTTACATCAGGTGCAACATAAACAGAAACAATCGACCCCTGAGTAATTGGCTTAAGTCTGGTCACACCATTTGAATCAACATACTTAACGCCAGCACTAGCAGGAAGTTTTACAATAATTCCGTATGAGTCGATAACTCTATTTGGTGAGTAGCCATCCCATGTCACAATGCGGTCAACAACGCCATCGACAATAACTGCATACTTTGCCTTAGGAGTTGGACCATCTGTAAGACCAGACATCTGCGGTGTTGATGTGATTGCATCTAAAGTAATTGCAAAGTAACCATCTGCTCTTGTCTGAAGCAAATCTTCTGAGTTCATTCGAGATACTGTGCTTTGCGCATCTGTATCTGCTACCCAGCCAGCAAATGCTGGACTACCAATAAGTGTTAGCGCTACCGCTAAACCTAATATACGTACTTTATTCTTTAACACACTATCTCCTAGTCATTTTGTCTCTTGAGAGGCAATACTAGTAGGTGTGTCAAAAAATAGCAAGTGGGCTATGAAACTGCTTTTTTACGCTTGTTTTTCTTCTTTAGTTTCTCTTTTTTCTTCTCTAATTTGGCTGCTTTATCGATTTTTTCAGCCTTGTACGCCTCTACCGCGTTGGCGCTAGTTCTACTTCTCCAAGCAAAGCCACACTCGGTACAGGTAACAATTTTTGCTGTAGTCCATCTTCCAGTTGTTGATAGTTTTTCTACAGATGTTTCTAGTTTGCTAGGTCTTGCAGTACAAAATGGACAATTAGGGTATCTACGACGTCGAGTCTCTTCCCCAAGATATGAGACGGAAAGAGTTCTGCGAATTTCAATTTCATCTTTGCCTCCCCATATTCCCCAGATTTGTCTGTGTTCTAAAGCCCACTGTAAACAATCTTTTCTTACAGGACAAGAAAAACATAAATTTTTAGCGTCATATTTTTCAGAGAAATCTTTAGAGAAGAACCAATCTAAATATTTTTTATTGGCTGGTTTAGCGCATAAAGACTCGCTTTGCCATTTAAGGCTTTCTGCTGGTTTCCACATATACTCTATTTTAAACTAAAGTACTATAAATCTACTGACTAAAACACTATATTTACTATATTTCTATCCAAGTAGTTAATTCAATATTTTCGACTATATCACCATACTCAGTCTCAGAATTTTCGTCGCAGACAACGTACTCAAACTCTTCCTCTAGAATGCCACACCAGCCCCTAGTAATTTGACAATTTTCAATTAACTTAAAACTATCTCCTAAAGAATCAGCAACTCCATCTCTTTGAATAGCAGATGCTAGTGCTCTAGAAACAAGATCGTTATCCATATCTACGTGATCTAGTGTGTAGTAAACGGTGGCTTCTGAGTTTTTTTTATCATAGCCAGAACCATTCCACTCACACCAAAGCTCTTCCCCAGGTCTTGTGTCTTTTTTCATTAGTTTTTCTAGGCTCTATTCCTCTTCTGTAGAGTAGAAATTAAACTCAAAGTCTTTGGAAAACTCATCGTTAGTAAAATACACCTCTTCTTGCTTTTTTAACTCGTATATCCCAGCGATAGTTACCGACCCACACATACAGCAGACATCTACAGAGCCAGTGTTTATTATCTCTGGGATATCTACACCAACAAGTTTTACAAGGATGTTGCCATCCTCATTCACACTCTGAGGCTCCCATTTGGAGTGCTCTTCCATCCAGCACAGTTCGCAAAGAGCCATAGGGCTAAGCATTGAACCGTCTTCCATATATAGCCTCTCTCTAGGCATATCTAGTAGGACAATTCTAGTTGTATTTCCCATTCTAGATTTATTTTAAATCTATATTTACAGAAATTTTTTGATGCTTCCTTATATTAGTTCTGTCCTTGGGGCTTAGCCCTCCCCAAAAACCAAATAATTCATTTTTAATGGCCCAGTCAGCGCACTCGGCTTTATGAGTACATCTTTTACATATGGAGTTTGCCATAACATATGTACTCATTGAGTCCACTTTCTTTTCATCTTTATCTTCAGTGTAAAATATCTCTACACCCACTTCTGCGCATAACGGTTCTTCAAATTCCCATGGTCCACGAGACACTTGGCTCTCCTTTTAAAGTTTGGTTATATGGTTATTAACTTACTAACTAATTTTTCTTGCTCTCCAAACTTCCTACTTCATAACCACATGCAGCATAACCAGCAATATCAACCCAAGTGTCAGGTTGGAATCCAGACTTAGAAGCGTACCTAGCCACTTTAAGCCCAACCATCATCATTGCAACATCTTCATTGGTAATATTAATACCTAGAGTTACAGACCAAATTTTTGCTGTTCGTTCAAAATTATCTTCAGGGTCTCCGTACTGTTTGTTTCTTTCCCCCGAAATAATTCTGGCAGCCTCTCGCAACGCTTCAACACGTAAGGTAGTAGTTTCACTAGTTGTCGTTGTTTCTTCTTCATTACCTGATGTCATCTTTTATCCTCGCTATAACTAGAGCATTGTATTTTTTGGGAAGATTTTTATCAGCGGTGCTTTCAACACTTACTTCATAATTAACGTATTTTAGTGGGTCATCAGAGTTTATTGCAAGGTAAGAAGATATCTCTTCTTTAATGTTGTCAATAATTTCTTGGTGGTTATCCCCAGGTACGCAAAACTTATATGTAACTGTTTTCAAGTTACAAGCGCTTTTCTAATTGTTCTGCTCTCAAATGGACTCCGTCTAGAAGAGGAGTTTTATTGTCATCACTTTTAACAATAATATCTCCATAGCGAATGCCTACAACGCGACCTCTTCTTCCATTAAAGTCTTTACCGCTCTTATTATCAAAAGCATCAAACTTTATTCGAACGTAATCTGCCAAGACAATTGAGCCAGGAGTTACTTGAACCCAAGTTTCGCCCTTTTCTTCTTTTACAAGAGCGTGACCTAATGACAACTTAGCAAAGATAGCAATAATATCTTTAGAGTAGTCAACTTTTTCTTCTTTATTTTTTTCTTTTACATCTTCCCATGACTTGAGAAGAGTTAAAACAGAGTCACCAACAATTCTTCTGGTCTTATTTTTTGTCAGTTGCTCTTTCACCCAAGCGATATCTACATCAGCCATTTTTTGTTCCTTTCTTAGTTAGTTTGTTTATTACTTTTGTAACAGTATGTTTCCGATATTCTCTTTTACACTCTCCCACGAGGGTATATTTTGAATATAAGACTCTTTTTGCTTTTTAGATAGTTCAACTCTTTCTATAGGGCTCATCTCCTCTATAGAGTTTGGAAGCATCGACCACTCTGGACCCATACTTGTGGTCAGTCTCCAGTCGGTAATTGCTGGTACCCCAACATATAGTGCCTGAGACAGAGTGGGGAACCACCAAGGGTTTCCAGACTTATAGACTGAAACTAGTGCACCCATAGAGTTAGTTAATCTAGTGAGTATGTCTTTATTGCCTTCCCACTTAGTCGCTCTGTAGTTGACCTGAGGATTAGACAGGGATACAGACACTTTACGATACCAATCAGTCTTAGGGTTATCGATACACCAATAATTTCCATCGGCATAGTTTTGAATCGGGTTATTAATTTCTAAAAGAGCGGCGTCTGGGGACACTAAAAATAATTTTGTTCTATCTACATTAGGTATGTATTTAGTAACTACTTCTTCTTTCGACCAAGGATATGATGGAATAATTGTTTTAGGCCAAGCATTTCCATAAAGTTTCTTAGCGCCCTCTATAACATTTTCATAGTTTTTAGGCTCCTGAGCCAACTTATACTCTCGCTTTTTAGAGTAAAAACTTCCAAAGAAGGATTCAGGTTTTCTGTATATATCTCCTAAACTAAAGTAAAGTTTGTGGGGGTCAATGGTGTCCATAAATAGGGATAGAGTCCCTAAATCACTAGCGTGATTAATTACAGACAGCGCCCCGTATGCCCTATGAGATGCAATACCTGTTGGTTTAGAGATACCTACCAAGACAGAATCATATTGAGATAAATAATCTTTACTCATAGTTACTGAAGGATCTTCCCAAGTAACATCAAAACCTAATTCAGTTAAAGCAATATTAATAATTCCAGCAAATGAAGGATTCTTTTCGTTTGTATTTTTGGACGCGTGGGAAGCAGTGCATCCTGTAATTAATACCTTCATAGAAACCTCTTATATCTAAGATGATTACTAGATGTTGTTGTTAATTCCCCTGAACAACAACAACACCTAGTAAACTCTATCTTTTATTTAGAACGGGGCAGCAGGAGCGGCAGCAGGTGCTGGCGCTGGAGCAGGTGCTGGTGCAGGTGCTGGTGCTGCTGCAGTTGTAGGTGCTGCAGAAGTTTGTGCGGCGATTGGGTAGTAGTTCTTGATTTCATTCTTCTTAGAACCATTCCAAGTACGTGTGCCAACCTGAGCACGGAAACGCTTACCATTAATTATTTGCTCGATTTGAGCATTGGTTGGCGCTGGTTGCTGTAGGAAGTAATCACGAGGAACACCAAGAGCATGCATCTTTTTGAAAAAGATACCAAGAGCAGCAGGGCTATCTGGAGAAACAACTAAGTTGTCCCAGACAAGACGCTTGTTATGAGCGCCACCCTCAACCTGCGCTTTTACAGAGAACATTGTTTTGCCACTCTGTGTCATTTTGTGTGTAGCTTCTACAACTACAACATCATAATCGCCATCTGGAAGCGGATCATAGTTTCCTGATTCGCCTGCTTCTTTGATGAGGTCACCCCAGTTTAGAGTACTCATTTGTTATACCTCTTTCTTTTCTTTAGTGGTTTTTTCTTGAGCAGTTTGCTTAACTCCAAAAATAGTATTAAGCATTACTTCGATTGATAACTTATCTTGTTCGACTATAGAACCTAGGCGACCTTGTACTCGCTCGCCAGCCTCATAATCATTTGTTCTTTCCACATACATACGCCTTACTTTGTAGGGAGGCTGCAGCGGATCTGGGTTTGCCATTTGCTCCACTGTCAACGCACCAAGAATGTCGTAAAAATATGGTGCTTGAATTGCTAGTTGACCTTGTAGATATGGACGGTGTCTTCCATCCTGACTTGTTCTTGACATAGCAGTTAGTACAACTGCTTCAAGAGGATTTGTAGCATGCATAGTTAAATCGCGAAGGTCACGAAGAAGACCGCCCATGTGACGAAGTAGTTCTCCCCATTGCTGCATCTTCATTTGTTCTGTGCCAGCGATACTATCCATACACTTCACTTGTAGTTCAGAGATTGAATCGATAATCAAACTCTTAAAGTGGTGCTTTCCAAGTTGTAACCACTGATACACCTTAATAACAGTGTCATAGTCACGAACAGTAACTACAACAGTGTCCCAAGTTCCATCAGCAATTGGTGGTTCCTCGCGAAGAGGATCCCAATACTTAACAACGATAGGTAGGAATCGGTGCCCACCCTCGACGTCAAGCATGAGTCGTGGGTATGGAGCAGTTACAGCAAAAGTAGATTTACCTACCTTGCTTTCTCCGTACACCATAACCGTAAGAGAGCGTTGAATCTCACTCATACGTCACTCGCCTCCTTTTTTCTCTGTTTCATAGTATGCATAAGGATTAGTCTCCTCATACATTTCACTAAGTGCTTGTTCAGCGGCGCTTCCGTCGTCAAACATTGGGCAGATAGTAAAAAATTGGCATTTCCATTTGCAGTCACGACTTGCTTTTGGATAAGCATTAAATGCGTGGCTTTCACCAGAATCTAAAGCATGTCTTACTCTCATCAAGTCTGTGATTGTTCCGTGAATTCTATTCCAGAAAGAACGCATAGTAAAGATGTTATGACGAATTTCTATTTGGTCGTAGAAAGGAGGTTTAGCGGCCGCAGTTCTGCGAACTTTTTTAAGAAGAGTAAATATTCCGCCTTCACTTCTTTCCGATTCATCTCTTTTTGTAGACTCTAAAAGCATGTATGTCATAACCTGTTCATTCATATGAGCCATATTTGCAAACTCAGATAAAGAACCTCCTACAGTTTTAAAGTCTCTAAACATTCTTACGCCATCGCCTTTACGACGAACACGCATATCAAGTTTTCCTTGAAGTTCTACTTCACCATTAAACAAGGGTGCAATAATTGTTTCTTCGGTAGATATCATCTCTAACTCGGCGTCAATACCGTTTTCTTCTACCCATTGCTCGTACCCCTCAAGCATAATGCGACCTAACTCACCTTCTGTTTCAAGGTTAGATACATCTCTAAAATCTTGGAGTAAAAGTTGTTTGTCTTGTTCAATTAATTCTGCGTGTGCAGTAAGCAAAGGAACGCCTTGCGTATAGTGAGCATCTAAAGCGGCGTGAATTCTACTTCCCATAGCCAATGGACCAGTCATGTCTTGGTGTTTAGGTTTTAATCCACGGTAATAAGTTAGCCACCATCTACGGCGACAATCTTTAAATGTCTGTATTTCTGAGTTAGATAATCTAACAACTCCACTCATAGGTTTCCTGTCTTATCATCTTGTAGTAGTTTGAGAAGCTGGTCTTTATCTTTAACAATTTGTTCAAAGTTATCGGCTTTAGTTTCTAAAACTTGAATAACTCTTTCTTCTATAGTTCCCTCTGTAACATAGTCGGTAATTACTATAGAGTCGTGTATTTCGCTTCCGATTCTATGTACGCGGTCTAGAACCTGCTTGTAATCAACTAAAGACCAAGGTCTTTGAAGCATTATCAAGCGACGAGCAGCAGTGAGTGTAATTCCAACTCCTCCCGCTTGGGCTGTAAAGAGAATCCATTTTATTGCTCCAGATTGGAAATCGTCAATAGCCTTCTGACGCTCATCTTCATCTTGGTCGCCTGTGATTAGACCGTGAGCAATTTTTTTCTTTGTCAACTCTGCGCTGAGAAGATTAATAAGTTGTTTAGAGACAGCGCTTACTGCTACAGAGTCATCCCCAAAGTCCCCGTTGCCAATGTCATCCATCAGAGCATCAATTTTGCAAGAAGGAGAGTCTAATACTGCTTTAGGCTCACCAGTCTCTTCATTGACAACAATAGTTGCGTAAGAACTAGCAAACTGAAGAAGTCGTATCGTCTGAGTCAGAACGCTAGGTGCTGCAAGGGTGTCCCCAGATTCGAGTTCAGATATCATCAAATCTCTCATCTGTTCGTAAGCCTTTTTCTGCTTAGTAGACATCTCTACATCTCTACGCTCTTTTAGAACTGGAGGCAGGTTAGGTAGTACAACTTTTTTAAGCATGCGTCTCATGTAAGGGTTTACGCTGCTGTAAAACTCCTCTTGCATCTGAGGTTTGACCCCTAGAACCATCATTCCACCAAAAGCGTTAAGCATCACATCAACCATTCGGTCAATCCACTTTGTTTTGCTAGGCCAATCTTTTGGGGAAATCCAGTGAAGTATTGACCAAAGGTCTACAACATTGTTAGCAATAGGTGTTCCAGTTAGTGCAAAGCGAATCTCAGCGGTACCAGAGGCAGACCAGAGAGCACGGGATTGTTTTGATTTAGGATCTTTACTTCTGTGAATCTCATCTGCAATCACTGCTTTAAATTTAAAATTGTTTAGTTCTCTTAAGTGGACTTCGCAACGGTTCTCGCTAATCTTTTCATCTTGACCTCCGCAAGCCTTGCACCTTGTTAAAGAGATAGAGCCGTAAGGAGAGAGTCTTGAGTGAGAGCGTAAGGACTCCCAGTTAATAATAAATACTTGCGCTGGTTGGTCAAATTGTTTTTTGCGTTGAAGAGCAGAGCCTTTAATAACCTGCGTACTTACATCTGGCCACCATGTAACAAACTCTCTTGCCCAGTTATTTTTTAAAGTATTAGGGCAGACAATTAAAATAGGGAAAACATCTTCTCCTCTATCGTGTAACTCTTTTAAGGCTCTAATTGCCTGAGCAGTCTTACCTAAGCCAGGCTCGTCGGCTAGAAGAGCTCTTTTGGCAGTTGCTAGGAAGGCAACCCCTGCTCTTTGATGAGGAAATAGGACTTCATCGCCTTCGTAGGTCTCTAACTCTCTTAAATTATTGGCTGGGGTGATTCTTGTTGCTAATTGATTGGCTGCCCAAGCGCCTAAAGTAGGCTTTATCTCTAAATCATTGCGGAATGTTGAGCGTAAGGCTAGACAGGTTGTCCAACTTAGGGGAACCCTCCAAACCTGCTCAGAAGCGCTCCAGGAGGCTCCTGGGAGGCTTTTACAGAGTTCTTTATAGCGCCAATCAGCACTTATAAGGATATGCTCCCCTTGAGCATCTATATCTACAGATACTGCCACCCTGACTCCTTACCTATATATGGACTGAAATATTTTTTAGTTTATTTTTTTCTGTCCATATCTATTTTAGCAGAACTACTGGCTTCCAACCGCTTTTAACCAACTTTAAAAGGGCGTGTCGTATGGCATCGTTTGCATGCCCTTCCCCGCCTTTATGCCACGTACCCAACTTTTTTAAAGCCTCGTTAGGGAACATAGTCTTAGCATCAACAGGAGATTGAAAAACGATTTTTTCAGGGTCATATTCCTTCACTCGACACATATGCTTTAGAACCCCTATCTGCTCAAGGCTAAATGGTGCCTGTGAATTTCTCACCGTCTGAGCAGTAATAACAAATCGCTCACAAACCACCAAAACATTATCGTAGGACTGAGTGGAAGAAGAAGCAATAGACATAGCCGTGTCCATCCAAGAAGCAAATGTCTCTGGGTCAACCTCTGCTGACATTTTAACTACTGGAGTCTCTTCTGGCACACCAGACCACTCAACTAAACACACCCCTGTTGCTTTACCAGGGTCTACAGACACTATGTACTTCATTTAATACTTCTCTCCCCAGTTTTCAAGTGGACCATCTATTCCAGCAGTTAGTGGAACATCCCAGCCTTCAGTAGTTGTCATACATTCTTGAACTATTTTCTTAAACTCTTCTGCTTGCTCTCTTGGTGCCTGTAAAACAATTTCATCGTGAACAGGGACAATAAGATATTCGGTCAAATCTGCTTGGTCAAGTTTTATTAGATTACTTTTAAATATTTCAGCAGCTCCGCCTTGAATTAAGTAGTTAATCAGCGTGTAAACACGTCCTTCGTCGCAAGGAATCTTACGACCAGTCCAAGTGTAAATGTAACCTTGACCTTCATCCCTCTCCCTACGAACACCAAGATTTTCAATATCTTTTTGAAACTTAATCATTCCTGGGTAACGCTTATCAAAAGCATCCGACACAGATTTCATCTGAGACTCTAGAACTCCAGCAGTAATTGCTTGTTTAGCAACTCCAGCACCATAGAGACGACCATAAACCATTCCCTTAATCAAAGTACGTCTTTTATCTGAACGAGTCATATCTGGTTCTTGATACACCTCTCGACCAATTTCAGTAAAGGGGTCTGAGCCAGTTGCGTCAGCGCGATTAAAAAGATTAATTAAATTAGGATCTTTAGATAAAGATGCAAACATACGGAACTCAACTTGGTCTAAGTCGGAGGTAATAATTACGTGGTCTTTGTCTTTAGGTATAAAAGCTCTACGAACAGTGTCATCTCCCTTTGGAAGGGTTTGTAGCGCTGGGTCAGTAATAGACATACGAGAAGTACGAGCACCTAGTGTTTTTACGGAAGGGTGAACAATTCCGTCAATTGACTTGTTTAAAAAGTTTAGGAAGTAGGTATTTGCCAGTTTATCTGCTTTACGTTGTTTTAAAATTGTCTCGGCAAGATTTTTAACCTCATCATTGCCTTGGATAGTCAGCAGGTGAAGTTGGTCTTTACTTGCAGATTTTTGACCAGAAGGGGTAGTTTCAGTTATCTCTGCACCAAGTTTTTCAAATAATCTCACTAGTTGAATATTGCTGGTGATACTAGTTCCAGCATAGGTTTTTTCAGCCCACTCTTTTACAGACTCGGTGTAATTAATAAGTTCTTCATACTTACGTTTCGAGTACTCTAAATCAACTCTTGCACCATTTATCTCCATACGAGTAACTATTTTTCTAGCAGCCATCTCGATTTCATAGGCTTTGTGGTAAGGCTTGTTAGGACCGCATTTTTCGTAAAACTTTTCCCATAAACGCATCGTTAAAATAGTATCGAGTGCGCCATAAGACCAATAAGGTTCAAAGTTTGTCGGGACAGTCCCCCATGTCCATCCATTTTTTGATAAATCAATATCTAACTTATCTTGAAGGTGCGCAGCATGACCATCTACAAGTCTTGCTGATAAAGGTTTTAGTCCACCAGGACCTAGTGGGTCGATAAGGTGAGCCATAATCATTGTGTCATGTGCACGATGCCAAGGTATTTCCCAATTAGATTTAACTGCAAACCATCTTGCTTCAAATGCAATATTGTGACAAACAATAGGTCCATCAAATTTACTCATTGCTTCATAAAAAACACCAGACCACTCTGCCCAAGGGATAGCCCAGCCATGCATACCGTCACCAACTTGAACTAAACGAATATCTCCATGCCAAGGAGATAGAGCATGGTCTCTAGGAGAACCTAGTTTTTCTCCAGTTTCGATATCTACAGCGATTGCATCGTGAGGACGTCGTTGCCCCAGCCAAGAGATAAATTCATTTGCTTTTTCTACAGAGTCAACAAGGCTTACTTGAATTCCATCTAGTCCGTTTGTCATTTATCCTTCTGTCGTTTTGTTCTAGTTTAGTTCTTTTTTAAGGAATTGTCTCTATCCTATAGATAGTATCTATATTTTCATCATTCTTGGCAGCAACCTCTAAAAGTTCTCTAGCAACGTAGGTAAGGTATCTTGCCCCACTTTCGTTATATTTGTAAAGTGCATCTAGTACAGGCTGAGGATTATCGCTCACCTGAGCCCAGTAGCGATATCTTTCTGGGAAAACAATAGGCAATGACCTATTAGGGTAGCACTCTTCACAAGGAATAGCGTCTTTTTCAAGTTTGTCAGTAAACTCGTCGATTAGGTTATATCTCTCTACTTTTTCACAGGTTGCTCCGTGATAAATTAAAGATACCCCGATGCGAGAAAGCACGTAAGAACCATTTTCAGTTTTATAAAGAGCAAACTCAATCCAGCGCACAGAGCCTTTACGCCAAGAAGAAGATTTACTCAATAGTTTCCCGTTAAACTGTAGGGTTCTAGAACTATCTTTTACTTCAAACATAATCTCTACTTATCTTGATCTTCAACAATTTTTGTTACATCCATTAATTGGGTTAGATCGGCACGAAGAGAGGCTATCTGACCTTCATAATTTGCAGTAATTTCGCCAATACGTTGCTGTAGAGCAATAATCATTAGTTCGTTTTTTGTCTTTGGTGTCTCCATAGGTTTATATTACTCTACATTTACAGCATCGTACTGAGCCTGAAGTGCGGCGATTTGTGCTTCGGCTGTGTCGATCATCTTGTTTGATGAAGCAATAATACTTGCCTCTGGAGCGTCAGTCGCGTTTTGCTCAATGATGTTGAGTTCGGCGCTGTACTTGTTAATTTTTACACCGCGTATGCGAGAGGCAATGAGGTTTAGCTTCTCTTCCTTTGTGATATCTGTACTTGACATTATTTTTCCTTTTCTTTTATCTTTTTATTCTTGGTTTTCCAAGAAATCTTTATTCAATATTTAATTGTACTTTAACATTATTTAAAGCTCTTAAAATATTTTCTATATTGTTAATTGCAGATACCAAAACTTCCTCATCTCCAGGCTGAAGAAGGTGAAGTTCTTCATTTAATATTCTATTATGCTCTTCTAGGTTAATATTATGAAGGTCTATTCTAGAGTTAAGTATTAGCATTTTATCGTTTATGTCCATATTAAACCCATACTGAAAAGTCACTTCTATAAGTTGTTCCGTCTGTTCCAACAACAACAGCTCTATATCTTAGGTATCTAGGATTGGTATTAAATGTAACTGGCTCAGTTGCGCTAGCTATGTTACCAGGGCTACTATAGTCACCAGATAAGGTACTAACTCTGTTATCAAATGAAGAATTTCCAACAACTAAGCCTCCACCAGTTCTTCTCGGTCTTGTTCCCGATGTAATAAGTCCAGCCGGGTTACTTCCTTGACCAGTGGCTGTGTTTGCTGTAGAGTACTGCCACTCCCAAGTAATATTTGAGGCAGTGTAATCTCCAGATGTTGGAAGCTGATTGTTCCAACCCCATCTTAATCTAGAAGATGAATTTAATCTGTTAAATGCTGGAGCTGTCATTGTTCCCCAGACGACAGGGTTAAGTGGTGCCGCAGTGGTAGCGATAGAACTTGAAAACGCAGTCGTAAATTCCTGCACATCAGAACTTGTTGACGAAACCTTAACCTTTGCATAGTACGTCGTACTTGCAGCTCCTCCAGTCCAAACATAAGACCAGTCACCAGTGGTAAGAGCGGGAGTTGGTAGACCAGTACTTATAGTAGAGATTAAAGTTTGAGAAGAGTTGTATATGTAGATTTCGCTTATTACTACATAGCGTGCTCCTGATGTAACGGGTCCAGCAGTGCCCGAGATAGTAAAACCTGTTGAAGTAGCTGTTCCAACTGATATGGAGGTAGTAGGAACTATGTATGCCCTACTAGAAACAACGCCGTATGCTATAGCACTATCCCCTGTCTGACTTGCTCCGTCATATCCAGTTACTTTAGCTCTAAAATAGTAGGATGGAGCTGTAGCATCACTAAGCGTAATTGTGTACTGTTTGCTTGCGTTTGCAGTATATGCTGGACTATCTGTAGGCACTGCTGGATTGGATGAGTAAAGAATTTCATATTTATACGAACTTGCCCCTGTCCAAGTTCCTTCAGAGACCGTAATAACTGAACCACTGCTAAAATTATTAGTGTCTGTTGATAAAGTTGGTACCACTGTGTTTACTGGACCTGCTGTAGTAGTAAATGTAACACTTCCGTAGTTTGTTCCAGTAAAGTAGTAGTTGTTTGCTCTAACTAAAACCGTATATGAAGTACTTGCTGTAAGCCCGGTAAGATTTACCGACGTGTTTGTTGACGTCGATGTCCAACTTCCTCCGCCATTTAAAGAGTAATCATAACTTTGAATGTCTGACATGCCTTTACTTTCTCTAAGTGGGGCTGTCCAAGATATAGTGGCAGAGGTTTTTCTAACGTTAGACTCCGTTACTGAAGTTGGCGCCTGTGAAGATGAACCTTGATTTGCAACTATGGTGAAATACCCATCATCATTTGACCCAGAGGTTACAGAGGACGAAGCAAGCCATACAGGGTGTGTTGAAGAGCCAAACTCTGTAAATGAAGTGGCAAAGGCTGAAGTTGTTCCGAAGTAAACTCTGTACTCTCCTCCTACGGTTCTACCAGAAGTAATGGCACTATAACCTGTGCGTGACCCATCAACGTAGTACGCAGTGTTGGAATAAGTGGATGTAGGGAATGCAACAAGTTTAATAAGTGCGTAGTCCTGACCGTTAGTAAAGTGCACCTCATACTCTATTTCAAAATTAGTTCCACCAAATCTTTTTCCACGCCAAAAAATATAAAATTTAGAACTGTCTGCGGCCCAACGTACCGAGCTCATTTCGAGGTCTGCTGGAAGTATGCCTAACACTCTATCGACGGTACTGGATATGTTTATAGCAGACTGTCCTCCGTCAAAAGAAATGTAGCCGTTTGTTCCGATGTGCACTGTGTTTCCGAAAGAAAAAGTATAAGTACGTGAAGTTGAAAAAAATTGGCGCCAAGTCCCAGATACGTTTATCCATCCTTGCGAAACGCTTCTCCAAGTAGATGAAACTTTTATCCAGATCTGAGACGCGGACCTCCAGGTAGAACTTGTTTTTATATATGCAGGCATGGGATTATGTGTACACCACTACTATATCTCCGTCAGATCCACCTGAAGGAGTTCCTGCAGTTGCAGTTGGGTATATATTTCTAAGACCTGCTGTTCCGTATGAAGCAGACGATGAGGCAGATGGCATCTTAATTGTATAAAGAGAATGCACTTCAGAAGCTTGAAGCTCGATTCGCACTCCTGCGTTAATAAACAAATATCCATCGCCTGACTGGCCATCGGCGTTAATTACTGTTGCAGTGCCTCCACCGAACTGATAAATCTCAAAATATGGGGAGGCTGTTGGACCCCAAGTTAGGCTAGGGCTGTTGTATAGCAAGGTATTTGTAAGTGTAAACTGACCGCCTGCACTTCCAGCAGCAAGTTGAATAGTAGAGCCTGAAATTGTTCCGCCACTAATAAAGTTTCCACTTATAGTCCCTGATGTTATCTGTGATGCAACAATATCTCCTGTATAAATTGTTCCTGCTCTAAGTGTTCCAGCCTGTAAAACACTTACATCAAGACTATTTGCTGCAATACGTGCGGCATTAAGAGTGCCAACCGAAATTGTTCCAGCATCAATGCTAGATATTGCTTGATAACCAAGACCGTACTGAACCCAAGCACTTCCTGACCACCTAGAGATACGATCTCCGTTTGCAGTATCAAACCACAAATCACCTGTTGCAAATGTCCCCGTTGGGGTTGAATTTTGACGATATACCTTATTTTTTCCATCTGCCGTGGTTTGTGCAGCGCTTGCAGCGGCGGCGGCGGCAGCAATTGCTGTATCCTGAATATTTACCCAAGCAGTGCCATTCCATACATAAAGTTTGTTTCCATCATCTGTGTCATACCAGATATCGTTTATCTTTAAAGAACCAGAAGAAGGTGCAGTTGTTTGCGAGTAGATGGTGTTTTTTCCATCTGCTGTTGCCCGAGCAGTGGCATCTGTTATCTCTACATAATCTCCCTCTTCTTCACTATACAGTTGACCTCCGCCTGTATCAGGGTCTACAACTAATAATCCGTCTTTTGGATTATCAATTACATCTGCAGGATTTTCTGTAGTTATTACAGTAGTACCAAAATCAACTTCATCTGCGGTAATACTACTAGGGGCTATAGCAGCAGCATTAATAACTCTTTTTTGCAGTTTTGTTCTAATAGGCTTGCGTTCTAAGTACTTAAGTCTACGTCTAACATCAGAGATACTATTACCTAAATTTTTATTACTGTTTCTTCTTCTACTTGTCATTTTTTCTGTCCTCCTTCCATTCGTCTATAAGTTCTAATGTTACTGTCTCTGGAAATGCTGGTGTCTCTGGGACGCTGACGCTGTAACTAATAATTTTTCTAACAATAACATCGCCTCTAGGCTCTAAATCATTTGCTAAACGCATTCTAACAAACTCGTCATCAATTATTATTGAACACCAGTCTCCTGGCAGATAACTTCCAACTACAGGATCTATAGAACCATTTACAGAAATAGTAAAGATAGCCTCTGGCGGTCTAGATTCCCCAAGAAAGTCCTGAGCATATGAATACAAAGCTTCTTTACCAGCAGCAACAGTATTGACATCATTTTTTTCTTCTATTTGGTCTAAAATAGGCCACCCTTGTTTTAGCAAGGATGTATCAGTAGCTGCTGCATATGGTTGACTTGCTGTTCCATCTAAACTATCTGCATTTCCTCCTACCCACATGCGGGTAGCGGAGTTTTCTGCATTTTCATTTAAAGTAAATTCAAATACATTACCTGGATACTCAAAAACGTTTTGGTCAGCACCGAGAGCACTTAGCGGTAGAACTATGCCAATATATCCTTCGCAAGCGGTGGAAGGTACATTATTATTGTATGAATAGAAAGTAAAAGTAGTAGTTGTGGGCACACTGACCACTACAACAGTCCCATCGAAAGATAGTCCTACATCCGTAAGAACTACTTCATCCCCGACAGATAGATTATGGATAGTCTCTGTAGTTACTGTAGCAATATTAGATGTTAATTGTTTATTAGTTACTGCTATTTTTTCTGGAGGAGTCTTAAAGGGAACAAAAGCAAAACTTCTTGTAAATTGATTATTCTGAAAATCACAATCTATTCTGTACTCGAAACCATCTAATTCTTTAGCAAAATCTTCTAAGATTTCTCCAAACATTCTTAAGTCAGACCCTCTAAAAACACTTTGAGTAGAGCCTAAATACTTACCACTCAAGTCCGCTGTAGAAGTAATAGCAATATCAGAGTTTGAGGAGTATGACCCGTAGGTTCCAGCAACTGCTCTTGCTCCCCAAGAAACAGTTCCACCGTATACTGCTGAAGTCGCATAATTTAAAACGGAATATTTATTATATCTAAGTGTTCGTGTATCTGGAACTACTGTAACTATGCTTACTCCATCATAATCAGACCCAACATTTTCAACAACAATGCTTTTTCCAGCAGTTAAATTGTGAACAGAACTAGTAGTTAATGTCACTGTTTTGTAAGAAGCCTCCCCTACTACCACCGCGGTGATTGCTGTGTCAGGGTTGTCTACTGGATAACTAAAAGAAGAGTTAGTTGGAACATCAACTACTATATGAGTACCGTTTAGCACTGCTTGAACTGTAAAAGTAACTGATTCAGATGAGATTGCTGCCAAAGTAGGTTTGTTTAGAGTCACTGTTGTGCCAACTACTTTTTGAACAATAGTATTTGCACTTAACTTTCCAGTAATCGAGACCAACATGCCTGGGCTTATGTTCGAGGCATCTGTAACTGTCATACTTGTAGAGCCTGAAGAAGCAGTGGCAGTTTTGTTATAAGAAACTATATTATCTAACTTAGAAACGCTTACATAATCTCCTACTGCAAGCCCATGCTCAGTAGAAGTTGTTAATGTAGCAATATTGTCTGTAACTTGTTTGTTAGAGATAGATAAAGTAATAGTAGATATTGTTTTGGAAGTAACATCATAGGACGTATAGGGTGTTACAGCAGCAGAAGATATATTTCCAGCGCCTGTAACAACAAAACTAAAGCTAGTAGTAGTTGGAATAGCAGTTATTGTCCTAAATCCATCTAAAACACCGTCAACTGCAACTATTTCTACTAGTTGACCTTCAATTAAATCGTGAACTTCAGACGTAGTTAATGTAGCAGTGTCAGAAACGCACACTTTATTAGTTACTGTGTACTCTAAATCTGTTGCAGGGGTTACCTCGTCGTTGATAAACTCATTTGCACTAAAATCATCATTTAACCATCCTAAAATATCTCTAGCAACATCGTAAGAGTCAACTACAGAACGAGCCTGACCTATGTCTGACCTACTAAGAGATAAAGTAGCACTACTTGCAAATGAAAAACTTGCCAAAGATGGAACTGCAGTGATGGTATGAACACCGTTTAATGCAGAATTTAGTGCGTAAACTTCTACAGTGTCTCCCACTGCAAATTCATGGGCTGTATTTGTATAAATTGTTGCAGTTCCAGCCGATGCTTCATACTCGGTGCAGTAATAAGGCTCGCTGCCATAATAAAGAGTTTGCCACACTGCTCTGTGGTACAAATAACTTATAAACTCAGCGCCATCTACAGTTAAAGTTTTATTTTGAGGAGAATAACTTCTACTCCATATAATCCCACCCCAGACGCAAACACCATTTCTAAGAATGTATAT